TAAAGCTATTCGTATGTTTTAATACATCCCCTCGGAGACCTTTCGGTCTCCTTGGTAGATGTAAATCCCGTTAGGGATAAGTCAGGATTTCTCCTGTAAGTACCCATCGCCAATGTTATAAGAGGTTTTATATAATGGCAACACTGTTTCGTCAAATACACTACTCCTGTTTAATCACCATCCTTAGAGCTACAGACTTGGGTAAACATCCGTAGGTAACTATCTATTCTCAAATAACGTAGTGTTTGTTTCAACACTTAGGCTAATAACCCGATCTCTGAAAGAGATGTATTAAACTTTTATAATAGAATTATATCAGGTTAATACTATTTGGGGTTATAATCTGTAACAAAAAAAAATCGGATGGATTTTTGGGGATATCCATCCGATTTGTGTCTTTTTGCAGATAATCCCCAAAACCCCGTTACAGATGATGAAGAACAAGAATCAACAAAAAACGAAACACTTAATATTTTATATTTTCGTTTCTTATTTTATCTTATTTCTACATCTGTAACGTGCTACAAATGTAGAAATAAAATTCAAGAATCAAACAATAAGAGCTTATTTTTTTAATGTCACAGTGCAAATATCGGGACAAATCCTGAATCCATTGTAATAAAATACGTTAATTTTAAATTTATAAATCTTTAATCCTTATCTTTGAACCAAAACGATAATCTCATGAAAGAAAGTGATAATAAAGATGCTAGTAATAGAGCTTATAGGCTTTTAGTGCCTTATTCCAATACGGTAGATATGGCCAAGAAGATACTTCTGTTTTATAACGGATACCTAATGGCTTCAGGCAATGAGAAGAATGTCATAGATGCGAGGCACTTAAATCTTCTTGCCTATTATTTTGTGTTTGGATATTCGTATGAGACGAAGAAGAAGTTTTCTCATTGTTTCAGTACCGATCTTCAATATGTATCGGTTTTGGATACGGAGATGAAGAAGCGTGGTATTTTGATCGACCGTGAAGGTAATTACAGGACAAGGTGTTTGTGCCCGGATATAGAGAACATGCGCCGTCTTTTTGTATTGGAGGGTTCAAGAGATCAATGTGCGTTGGTTTCTTTATTTTACAGAAAGAAAACTTTTGAAGCCGATGGTGAAGAATAATTTCCCTATATCATTTGAGTCACATATTATAGATGATGTGATGGATAAGACCGGGGGCGTTTACGACCGAAACCAAATACGTGACGTTTTCAGAGCCAGTATTTCTTATGCCAATAACTTATGTACGTACACAGATAACGTGTCTGTATCGTTCCCGTATGTAGGTGATATGGTTTGTAACCTTCATGAGATGGAGAGGCGCAAACACAATCTTGAGCGTCTTAAATCCAAGGTAGAAAAATTATCTAAGTATCAGGAAAAAGAACTTCAGTGCCTTGATATTAAGATAAGGATGATAAAGGATGCTTATGACTCAGGTGAGATAAAGGGTGGGGATATGTTGATAAAACACAACAAATTATCTATCTTTAAATCTCGTAAGGGTCATAGTTTTAGTGAAATACAAAATATTCAAGAACAGGAATTTAACAGATAAGTCATGAAAAAGATTTTGCAAGCGGAAGTTATATACGATGCTTTTATGGATACGATATTAAAAAAACTTCCAAGAAAAAAAGAAGATTATCCTGATTGGTACAAAGAACGTCTTGAAAAGTGTGAAGGATGTAAATTCAATACCAAGAACGTCCCTAACTCTATGCTTCCTCTTTCTTTGTACGTAAGCAAGAAAATAGGTAAAAATCGTTGTTCGGTATGTACGTGCTTCATCAAGCAGAAGGCCTGGAGCAAGACAGAGGAGTGTGCGCTTGGGGAGGGGCTTCCCCGTCCTTCGTGGATGGATCGTCAGTATTCTATTGATTTTTATGATGAGAAGTCAAGATGGAACAGGTTAGAACTTATTACAATGGATTCTGATGAATTTAATGTTATTTCTACAGATGACAAGCAATACAATATTGACCTCTCTAAAGACGGTAAATCATTTGAAATCATTTTCGAACCGGTAGAAAAAGGGAACAGTATAAGGTTTTCATTCGTTCTTGAGTCGAAGCATGATATGAAGATAACAGCATCAGAGACATCTTGTGGTTGTACGTCATCTAATTTGAATATCATTGACTCACGTCACTTTAAGTTCAATATAGAGATACATACAGCAGGATTTGGAATAGGAAGATTCGTAAAACATATGACTGTTCACTATCAAAAAGATGGATCTCAAAAAGAGGAAAAGATTCCGTTTAATTTCGAAGGTATTATAATCCAAAAAAGTTAAGTATTATGAGCGGCTGTGGTAAAGCAAGGCATTTACAATGCGAAGATAAAAGGAAATCCTTATTTTCTATGTTGCAGGCATCTTGTGACGATCTCCCTGATTATTCTGCCGGGGACATTCTCTATGCCGTACTTAGATCTTTTGCCAAGAAAAGAGGATTATCTGTTTCTTTTTTAAGGATGTTGACAGACAGCGAGCTTTTTGAAGTGGCTGATTATAATTTGTCAATGGAGTTGATGGACGTTATTATTCATGATAAAAAGGTTCTTGATAATGAAGAAGATTGATTTTGATTCAGATATAAAACATCTTATTTCTTATTACAACCATCTACTGTCTGCGCAAGATAAGGTGGGAGAGGAGATGGAAGAGATAACTAAGGATATTATTAGGAAGAAGGATGAGGAAAACAACATAGAGTTAGAAGACTTTATTGATTTGGAGGAAAAGTCGTTTATGACCAACTTGTATCAACAAGAGATGCTGAAAGTATCTTCTTCTATAAAGGCCGTTTACAGGTTATCTATTAACGCCGGTCATGATCTCAATGTAGATGATGACAGTAAGAAGGTTCTTGATAGGATAGTAAATGACGGAGAATCAGATTTTATTATGTACGTTGATAATAATACTGGTTCTGTTGTATTCAAAGACGAATCTGTTGAGGAAGGAATAAAAAACATGTGTAAGTATCGTGTTGATCCATCTTCTCTTGAAGACAGGTTTAATATGCTTAAGTCTCAGTATGAGGATTTTTTAAAAATTATTAATAATGAAGGTAAGAAAGCCGACTAACGATGATGTCTCTTACGTAGATCGGAAACTTCTTGTGCTAAGGGATCAGATAGATAAGGCTGAACGTTATCTATCTGAAAACCCTTGGGATAAAATAGAAGATTCCGATAAGAGAGAGAAAGAATTTAGGTTTCAAAAAAGCCTGTCTGATAGCTTAATGCAATGGACTGAATCTTATATTAAGATGTGTGGGATAATGGATGTCTATAATCAGCTTGAGGCTGCCAAAAACAAGAAAAGTCTAAAAGGAGGACAAACAGTATCAGGTATTCAGTCTTTTGTCAAGAATGAAGCTAAGAACAAGCTCGATAAATAGTTTTGTCATGAATTTTAACAGTAAAGAACTTTATATAAATATGGGTAACGATATTCCGTTATGGAATAACCTTTATTCTTATGAAGAGCAAGACGATGATGTCAAGCAATTCTGGGAAAATGAGGCTATGAAACTCCTTAACGGTGTTACCATAAATGGTGTATTTATCCATCCTTGGCTATACTGGCATATCAATTTTTGGAAGATGATGATTGACGTAGGAGATGATCGTATTCCTGGAAATTCTCAGCTTCGTGATAATGAATGGATGTTTGTCGAATTTCTAAAGCAGGCTGAAGAAGAGAATAAAGGAATATTCATGTTCGGGTGCCGTCGTTTTGGAAAAGCCCTTCTTGACTCTGAGATACTTTATCTTGAGGACCGGGAAAAGATGATAGGAAATATCGTTGTAGGGGATAAGATATATGACGATAAAGGTAATTTGGTAGAAGTCGTAGGTGTCTATCCTCAAGGAAAAGTAACTACCTACAGAGTCGTGTTTGAAGACGGTCGTAACGTTATTTGTTGCGGAAATCACCAATGGCGTGTCAATCATGGCGGAAAATGGCATGTTAGGAGTCTTAGATCCATAGCTGGATTAGATTATAAGAGTATGTCTATTCCAGTAGGTGGGGCCCTGAACTACCCTACGGCAAAGCTGCCGGTTCCGCCGTCGGCCTACGCCTCGATGCTGGCGGCTTATCTCGGTGGCTATGGAGGGGATATGTTTTTTGATAAATACGTTTGTAAGAAGTTTTTAAGATCGTCCATAGATCAAAAGAAAGATTTTATAGAAAACTTCATTCGTTCTTTCAGAAACGTAGTAACCGGAGAAGAAGAGCTTACGTTGTCTCATATTGACATGGATGTCATAAATTTTGTACAACGTATGTTTTGGGCTTCAGGTTGGTATGCTAAATTGGAGGGGAACAAACTTATACTATCAAGGAATCGTAAGGAATTAAAAATAAGATCCATATCGATATACGGAAAGGAGCATGCCACTTGTATAACCGTTGATAATGACTCTCATTTATTTTTGACCACCAATTACATCGTTACTCATAATACGGCCATAATGAGCTCGTTTTTGGCTCGTAATGCTACAATGACGTACAATTTGACGCATAATGTTATTGGGTCAAGTAAGGAGGACCTTATGAGTCTTGGTGAGTATCTTGAGTTTGGTCTTGATAATATACATCCTTATCTAAGAATAAATAGAACAGGTAATGATTGGTTTAAAGAGGTTATTATGGGTACTAAGACGGTGAACAATATTCGTGACGTTCACGCTCGTATTCGTATTACCAATATTGATAGCGGTAAAGCCGGTGCCTCTCTTAAGACCGCATCTGGAACACCATATACATCTATTTATGATGAGGTAGGTAAATTTCCATTTTTAGCAGCATACTTACAAGGTCGTCCTGCCCATATGATGCACGGTAGAATGAGGGGGATGATGATATGCTCCGGTACGGGCGGCAACGTTGAAAAGTCTCAAGATGCTCAAAAAGTGATGAATAACCCTGCTGAATACGGGTTTATTGTCATGAATTATGATCTGCTTAATAAACGTTGTTTAAAACCAACTTGGCGTATTAGTCAATCCGGTTGTTTTGTTCCTGCTCAGATGTCTCATGCTTATGATAAGGAAACAACAACCTTAGATAAGTACCTTGGAGTAGAGAAAGCTACAGGTCTTAAGAAAATAGATATTCAGGTATCAAAATTTGATGATAATACTAAGAAGATAAAATCTCGTCTTGATGAACTTGTCAAAAAGGATAGAGCTTTATACGTTCAGGAACGAATGGCATTTCCTTTGTCTATAGATGATTGTTTTCTTAATACGAATGTAAATAGGTTTCCTGTAGAAGATGCTTTGAAGCACAAAAGCCGTCTTCTTGAAGAAGGTAGGCCTGGTAAAACAGTGGATATTTATCAGATAGACGGCATGAAAATGGGGTATAATTTTAGTGATAAGCAGCTTGCTGATTATCCGTTCCAAGGTGGTAACATAGATGCTCCTGTTGTTATATATGAGGATCCACCAGAAGAAGGAGGTGTTTTTGATTACACTTATGTCTCATCGCTTGACCCCTATAAATCTGACAAGGCTGATACTGATTCTGTTGGTTCGTTTTATGTACTTAAAAGATATGTAAAAATCAACGATCCATTTGCTTATTGCATAGTAGCATCATACGCATCACGTCCTCCATCTTCTGATGATTTTTGTAGGAATTGTGAAATACTTCAAGAAGCGTATGGGGCCAAGTGTCTTATGGAGAATGCTGACCGAATGTATGAATTTTATCTTACGAGACGAAATAAGCAGCTTATGTTGCTGGAAGATGGCGAACGTCTTGCCGGTAAGATTATCCGTGCCGGAGCCCGTCAGAACAACAAGCTCGGTTTGGCTCCTACGGTTCCCAATCAGCGCATGCTTTTCAATACCGTTATTCAATATTGTTGGGAGGATGTTGTTGTTGGGTATGATGATGATGGTAATGAAATAACACAGAAAGGTATTTACCGTATCCCTGATATAGAACTTCTTGATGAGATCATAGCCTTCGGCCCTGGGGCCAACACCGACCGTATCATAGCCTTCGGCCACGCTCTTCTCCTGGCTAAGTATTATGATGATATGGGTTACATGCCTGAAAGTACGACTCAGAAGGAGAATCAAAAGAAGAGAGAACGTAAAAAGATGGAACAGGTCAAAGGATTTACGGTAAGAAGACATAACCCTTACAAAATGAGATAGGTAGAACAATTTACCTATCTTTGTGAAAAAACATATAGCTCATGGAGTATTTTAACAGAGATCAGGCTTTTCCGGCCAGAGGAGTATTTTCAGGGTTGCCGGTGCAGGCTATACCTACCAAGAGAAAAACCAAGGAGTGGTTTAAAGCCACTATGGATTCTCTTGAATTGATTGGTTTGAAGCAGCTTGATGAGAACCAAAAGTTCAAAGATTTTTACAGGATGATGGAAGGGAAGCTGTCATTTATGGAGCTGAAAGATGTAATTCCTTATCTTAAGGATGTTCAGTCTATAAGGGACAATGTAAATATTCCATCATTCTTACGTCATTATGATATAATAGGTACGATCGTAAACGCTTTTGTGGGATGGTTGGGCAACCTTTCTGACAAATATAATGTAGTTGGACTGGATGAATCTGAAGTGAATCAGTATTCTTCCACGAAGGAGAATCTTCTTTATAATTACATTAGAGAGGAATTGGACAGAAGGGTTAGGCAAGAGTTATTAAATAGAGGATTGGATCCGGATTATAATAATTTTGCCAGCGAAGAAGAAAAGCAGGCTTATGCTCAGCAGATACAAGAGGTGAAAGCATCTATGACCCCTCCTGAGATAGAGAACTTCATGAATACAAAATGGAAGACTGCTGAGGTTATATGGGGTTCTCATACGCTTGAAGCAGACAGGGGGCGTTTTTACATGGATGAGATAGACACCGAGAATTTCATTGACTATCTTCTTACCGGTCGTTGCTTTAGAAATTATCATGTAGGATACGACTATTATAAGCCGGAGAGGTGGTCTCCGTTGAATACGTTTTATTCTAAGACATTAGATAGCAAGTATCCTCAATATGGGGATTATATTGGTCGTGTTCATTATTATACTGCCAATGATATTATAGTAAGGTGGGGGCATCTTCTTACGGCAAAAGACAAGCAAAAGCTTATAGGAGGTGCTGATAATTTCAATGGCACTTATAACAATGGTGATAATGGAAGCTATGTAAGTTTATCCAAATCGGCGAGTGTAGGGATGTTATATCAGAATAAGGTAATACCTTGGAAAGGATATAATGATTATGCTTCTATAAAAGCTTATGAGGATTATTACGGTATTCCAGCCGGCACATATACCGGATATGATAGTAATGGCAACGAATATCACAGAACCAGATTCATGCCAAATTTAGAGCATGGTAATTATTATAACCGTGCCCAGAGTTTGAGCGACGAGCATGTTCGTAGTGATTTGTATCAGGTAACTGAATCATATTGGGTATCCCCGGCTCAGGTGTATGTAATTACCTACCAAACTGAAACCGGATTAGTAACTACTGAAATGGTAACAGACGAGCTTCTTCAAGACTTTTTACAGGAAAATGGTATTAAGAAAATTACCAGGACCATGAGTAAGGGAATGGAGAACCCGGAGATTAATACCTATTTCGTAGATTACGTTCCACAGGTAAGGTACGGGGTTAAGATTAGTGGCGGGGCTCTCGCTCAGGACAACCTGTATCTGGATGGAGAACCTATCGATCACCAGATAAAAGGGGATAGCAATATCTATGACTTTGTTCTACCCGTTGCCGGATATATCGGTACTTCTATGGCTAACAGGATTCAGCCATATCAAATATTTTATAATTTCTCCATAAATCAGATAAACAATATTCTTGAAAAGGAGATCGGTAAATTCTTCTTAGGAGATATAAATCTGGTTCCAAGTGAATATAAGGATTTGGGTGAAGATGTGGCTGATATATGGGCAAACCTTCTTGATGTAGCTAAGTCTGTAGGTGCTCTTACATTAGATACCTCATCTCAAAACACGAAAGGTGGTGTTCCTTTCAACCAGTTTGCTGTCTATGATTTGTCGCAGACAGAGCAGCTTAAAACAAGGATGGAGCTTGCTGAATGGTCGAGGATGAAGTGTTTTGAAATGGTTGGTATCACGCCTCAAGTAATTAACGGCCCCAACAGGTATGAGACTGCCACTGGGGTCCAGCAGGGCGTTACAGCATCTATGTTACAAACACAGATATACTTTGATAACTTCGGTTACTTCAAGAAACGCGCTCTTGATCTTCATCTGGCTGTCGCTCAACAATGCCAGGAAGAAGGAAAGGATATTTCTGTAATGTACACAAAAAGTGATTTAACCAGAGCATTCTTATCTATAGGAACCGACGGTCTTAGTCTAAGGCATCTTGGTGTTCAGGCATTATCTAATTCCAAGAAAAGGGATGAGCTTGAGAAATTTAAAACTTTCATGTTGCAGCTAAATACAGCCGGGGGCGATATTTACGATCTTGCATCTATCTTCACATCAGATTCTATGGTAGAACTTATACAGAATGCAAGGAATACTCGCGCATACAACGAGCGTCAGATGCAGCAGCAACAACAGAATCAGATGCAGCTTAACCAGCAACAGATACAAGCTGAAGCTGCTGAGAAGGATAAGCAACGTCAGCATGAACTTGCTTTGGAAGACAAGAAAGGTCAATACCGGATACTTCAAGAGAAGATCCAGGCGGCAGGCAGGGCGGCAGACGCCAAGAGCGACGCCACCTCCCTCAACTTCCTGGCTTCTGTTTCAGATCAGACCGTAAGGCAAGCTGATATAGAAAGCAAGGAAAGGATAGAGGATAAGAAGCTCGAAAACGATTCCAAACTTCATGATGATGAAATGAGAATAAAAATGGAAGAGTTAAAATTAAAATCCAAAGAACTTGCCCAACGAGCGAGGGAAGACGCCACCAAAAGGTATGTAGCCGGAATCAATAAGAATTAAGGATTAAATATCCCCAAATTTCATTAGAAAATCTCTAATAAAATTTGGGGATATTTAATTTTTAGTGAAGATTAAACACTTATAAGTTTTTTGTCTGAAATATAGGTATTTAAATATTTTTGCAGTATGGGAAAATTAGAAAAAAATGGAATAGTAGAATTGGACGATATTTTTAGTATCGGTCCGGTCGATGATGTTTATAATAGGGAAGAAGATATTCTGCCTATTAATGGTAATGAACCGGCTAAAAAAGATGAGAAGCCTGTAGAAGAAGGTTCTCAAATTAAAGAAGAGCTGGTTGTTGATCCTACTCCTGATCCTAAAGAGGATAAAAAAGGAGAAGAGAATGTAGTTGACGTTAATCAGGATCAGGTAGAGACCCCGGTTGTCAATTACAGAAAAGTATTGGATGCCCTTTCTTCAAGGGGAATCATTCCCGATTTGAAAGATGTGGTATTTAGCGGTGAAAACGGCGAAGAGATTACTATCAATGATCTTGATTTTAGTAAAGAAGATTCGTTGTGTGATATACTATCTACAGTCCTTGAAAGCCAGAAAGAGGACATTGTTAAGGATAAGATAGATGTTACCTCTGTTTCTGATATTACTAAGAAGCTTATCCAGGCTGATAAGGCCGGCGCGAATATCGTTGATATTCTTAAGCAATATGATACGAATGTCGCTCCTATAGAAAAGCTTGACATTGAAAACAAAGCAGATCAGATAAAGATCGTTCGCCATTATGTTGATCTTCTTGGGTTGCCTAAAGATGAAGCTGATGAGTTTTTCAAAGGCATTATCAATAAAGGTGAAGAGTATGTTGAAGCAAAGGCTATAAAGTATAAGGCTGAGCTTGATAAGAGAATGGATGATATTATCCAGCAACGTACTAAAGAGGCTGCCGACAAGAAGGCGAAGGATGCAGAAGATTTTAGAAGGTATAAGAAAGACCTTAAGTCTTCTATCCAGGCAAAGTATCAGCTAAATGACACTATGGTATCTAAAGCTCTTGATTTTGCTCTAAAACCTTCTGAATCGAATCCCGGAATTACCAAAGCATTTAATAGGGTAAGGGAGATGATGATGAATCCGGAAGAAGCGCCAGATTTGATTATGTTTCTTATGAACCCAGGAGAGTTCATAAAACAGAAGTCGAATCAAGCTGTAGTTGATGAGAAAAAGAAAATTTATAAGCTCATCAGCCATACAAATAAAGACAAGAGGGTGGCTCCGGTAGATGATAAAGGTGATCAAGTTCAAGGTGTGAAGTTCGAAGAAATTAGTATAGATTAGTAATTAAAAAAAGTTTTTCGTTCATGGCTAATGTGTTATTGACAAAAAATTTCCCGGCCACTATGAATGGTGACACGGTGATTGGATATACCGACGCTAAAGTCGTTAAGCAAAGTATCGCAGAACACGATCTTAGCTCTTTAGAAGATTGGTACTACGAAGATCCGGATAAGAACCATCTGGGTATGCTTGAGTTGTTTTCTAACATTACAAACTATCCTCTGCCTATGTATATGGGTATGATCAAACAGGATGCTACTATTACCGTAAATGGTATCAATGGTTCATTCCGTTATGATCTTCCGGTATCAGAAACGTATGAGGTGGTTACAGTAGAAGACACGTCTTTGAAATATGCAAAACCTGGTATTGATGAAAGCTTCTTCGAAATTGTGTTGAATGCACAATTTAAACAAGGAGATGTTATTACTTACGATGTGATTAACGGTTGCCAGGCTCTTATCTCTACAGAGCGTCCTCCTAAACAAGAAGGTGAAAACTGGAGATACTGGTGTAAGCTGTGGGGTCGTTCTCGTGCTAAATACTTCCCGAAAGACATGCTTCGTGCCGGTATTAAATACTGGAAGGTAACAAACGTTCTTGGTGAGTTCTCTACTCAGTTCTCTGGTGTAGGAGGTGCTTCTAAGGCCGGTTCTATGACTTGTGAATTTACGCTTGGTGGACACCGTGGTGTTGAGGGTGAAACGACTATGTACGCTGGTATTAAGTCTTTGGCTTATGCGGACGAACGTACACAGAATTTCATCGACAAAGCTTACCAGAAAGTTCGTCAGCTTTCTGAAATCAGAGGAGGTGATGCGAGTTATGCTATCATCGGTTCTCGTCTTGGTGACGGAAGCATTGATATGCGTACAGCACGTGTAGCCAATACAGTGTCTTTGTTCTGCTTGGCTGAGTTGGCTAAGATGGAAGCATACGAACTTATGTTCATGCGTGGAGGTAGAGTCAAGGGTCATAATGGTGTTTTGATGAAAAACGAAGGTTTGTACCATCAACTTCGCCGTGGTTTCGTTATCTCATATGCACGTCCGGGCGGTATCAAGCGTGAACACTTCCTGGCTGCTGCTGACTATATTTTCCGTGGTCGTAGCGGTATGTCGATTGAAAATCGTGTAATGAAATTCAAGGTAGGTGCTATGGCTTATAAGAACATCGTTGAAATCTTCCGTGATGAGTTCTTCGCTCAATTAGGTGCTTTGGCTCCTCTTATGGGTACAGAACGTATCATCAATAACCCGGTAACAGGATCAAACGATGCTCTTGAATTAGGACCTGTAAAGATCAAGGGTGTTACTATTCCGGGTATTGGTAAGGTCATTGTAGAACACGAACCTTCTTTGGATTACGTTGATATGGTAGATAGAAGCCAGCTTGTAGACGGTATGACTCCTATCACATCATATTCATGTATTATGGAAGATTTGACCGCTCCTGAATGTTCCAATGCATTCGCCGGTATTCCTGCTTCAGCCGAAGCTCGTATTGGTAATATCAACAGCAACGCATTCTACGTTAAGCCTGATATTGGTTCTATGTGGTGGGGTTACGAACAAGGTAGATGGTCATCCAGGGTATCGGCTCAAGAAATTATATCCAGCCATCCTCGTATGTCAGAACAATTCTGGTGCCACTCTGTATCGGCTTGTTGGGTAAAAGATACCAGCCGGTTCGTAACAATTGAATTGTTACCAAGCTCTTTGTAATCATAACTTTTAATATTAACTTGCGGTCGGCTTTAAAACCGGCCGCAAATTTTGTTTTCATAGGATATATAAAAAGATGGGAAAAAAGATTTTTGAAGAAAGCCATGAGTCTAAGAAACTGCTGGCTACCGTAGGAGGAATGAAGATATATTCCGACTCTATTTATGTTATAACAGGTAAGATGGATGAAGAAGCTCCTTCCGGATATCAGGAAAGAGGTATTTCCAAGACTCCTTTCCCTGGGAACAAGACAGTATCTTGTTGTGGATGGGATAAGGATCTTAGGGTGTATGATACCGGTTTCTTCATTAATTCAGCATGTTATAAAGGTTATTCACTTGAAGACAAGAAGAATGAAATGGATATGCGTATTAAGAATATTCGGTATCCGTTTGAAGAAACTGTCAATGAGGACCTGGACCAAAAGAATTTCGATTTCTGGGATTCTTACAGAATTGATTTGTATGATGGTCGTTTGTTCTACACTAATGACGTTCGTGATTTATTTGAGCTGTATATAGCTATTTTGTCCAAGTCTCTTACTCCTAAAGAGGAAGATGGTAATCCGATGTATGTCGAATCTTATTATTGTGTAGAAGATAAGACTACGGCCGTAGATATCAGGAAACAACGTCAGATTGACAAGGCTGATATTTTATACGAATTTATGAACAAGCTGAAAGGGTCAGAGGCTGAAAGGAAAAGCATCTACGATCTGCTTTTGTATCTTGACATCATATATAGCGTAGAGCTTGATCAGAGCATGGTTCAATACATATTCACTAATTGGATTGATGCCAAGAATACGAACGTTGATATGTATAAAGAAGCAAGCTCAAGGTTCTTGTCTGACGACGAATCTTCTGAGGGAATGCAGGTGATCAAATTCCATCGTATGATCAGGGAAATGATCGAAGGGCTGGCTGTCACCGTCAACACCGACGGACTGTATCTGAATGGCGAGCTCCTGGGCGCCGACGCCATCTCTGCATCTATGGCTATTGCTTCCAATAAGTCGATGTTAGAAACCAAGTCACGTGTTCTGGAAGCGTATAATGCTTTAAAGAACAAGCATAAAAAAATAGAAGGAGCTAAGTCTGATAAGAAGAAAAAGAAAGATGAGAAAGATTTCGATATTGACCAATATGCTGACAAAAAAGAGAATTTATGAAAATCGTTGATTGTTATCTCCGGGCCTTACAGAAGGCTGAAGAAAACATGACCAACGGTGGTATAAAACTTGACAAGGCACGTTTTGTTCAGCTTTTTAATGACGAACAAAACCGCCTTGTTCGTTATATCCTTGATAAGAAAAACGAAGAGGATATACGTTATATACAAAAGTTGGTTGTGTACTCAAAAGAACTTGATAAAAAAGAAGATAAAGATAATCCGGAAAGTACTTTATTTTCATTGCCTTCTGATTTCTTTTCTTTTTCAAACATATCAGGCGTATTTACCGAAGGTGAATGCACGGTTACTGATTTTAATATGTGGGAGGCTAAGAACGAAAACCCGCATGAGCTTCTTGCTGACTTTTTTAACAAACCCGATTTTGATTTTAGGGAAACATTTTACACCATAGGAGAAGATTCGGTAAGGGTGTATAAGTCTGGTTTTGATGTAGACACCGTTTATCTTACGTATTATCGTTATCCGAAGGAAGTTGACATCGAAGGATATATTAAATCCGATGGTTCTAATTCAACTGATATAGATCCTGAATTAGATGACAAATTAATCGGTATTATTCTTAACATGATTGAAAAGCAATTTGCTTTGAATGAAAGCGAATACGGACGTTATCAAATAGACTCAAACAACGTCCAATCTCCTTTGTGACAAATAAGAGGCACATTCTAAATTAAAGATTATCAAAAAGCATTAAGAATTAATTAATTCCTAATGCTTTTTGTTGCTTATATGACTATCGCTATTTTTGAGACAGATAACAGAATACTAATTTTTAAAATATTATAAGGCTATGGCTATCCATAAACCGTATGACAGACACATTATCTGTCCTCCGCACGCTAAGTTGGCGGACGTAGATTCTTTGTTGCTTCAAGAAGGTCAGATCGCTATCTATGATTTGGATGGTGAGCAGACTAAAGATGGTTTGAAAGCGTTGAAAGACTTGAAAGGATATCGTAAGGACGAACAACGTTTCCAGATCAGAATCGGACGTAATGAGATGGTGAACGACCGTGTATCTGATGATAAATCATTCTCTACACCTACGTTTGCTATTGATGAAATTATAGAAGTGTATGCTTCTGCTCCGAAGAGTAAAGAAATTAAAGTAGATGAGGTTATTTTCGGTTATAACGGAATTGACGACAGTACCGCTATTACAGCAAGAAAAGGCGATCGTATTCCTATCCATATTAAGTTAACAGGACGTTTGTTTGAGCTTCGTGGTTATCCTATGGGTGAGGTAAATATCGATGATTACATCATTTTCGAAAACTGTCCTGGTCGTGAGGATATATGCTCAGAATGTGATCCTTGCGAAGATGTTGATATTTTGGCTGCTATTCTGAAAACAATCGAACGTATCAAGAATCAGCCGATTGCAGGTGGTGGAAAGGTAGGTGATTTTGTAGAAATCCATCCTATCCATTCTTGTAATGAAATGGAAAAAACTCCGGTGGAAACCGACATGAATTTCTATTGCATGGAAATGTGTGATACCGGTGATGCTTATGCCCTGGCTCAGCTTAAGGCTGCTTATCCTGGTTTGGATATCAAGAGAGTCGGACGTCATCTTTCTACATCTAAATATCAGGTGATGAAAGAAGGTGGTAAGCCTTCTGATTATACTCAAAAGCTGTCTTCTATCATGAAAGGCTGCGAAGAGTGCCCTGACGGATATACTAAGGTGGACGGAGGTTTGATTTATGCCGTAACGTTAGAGGATGATGGTGTTGATCAGTCTACTGTAGTAGAAAGCATTAAGAATGCCGTTAGTAGCACTGCCGAGAAAACAGCAGCCCAAGATGGCGGCGTAGGTATGTACACTGTGGCCGTAAGCAAGAAACTGACGAAGGCTGATATTGATGCATTTGTAGAAACCAATCCGACTGCCACAGTAACGTTCGTTGCTAAAACAGCAGATATGTGTAGCAATCCTACTGTTACTACCGTTAGCTGGGAAGCATGTGGTTCTTGTAAGATTTCGAAAGAAGCTTATGAAATTACGTTGCCGGATGATGAATGTGGTAACAGTGCTAAAGAAGAATTGCAGGCAGCATTCCCGTATCTGACAATCGAAGATTACGGTACACCTGGTGGATGTCAACACAAATTCAAAACAACGGTCGTTACTAACATGGTTTGCGACGAATGCGATAAAATTTTCAAAGACTTCTTCGTATCGAAAGCTCCCGAATCTTATCGTGGACGTAACTGGAAACGTTTGGGTGCCGTAGCAGGAGATCAGTCTATTATTGCAGATCCGATTCCTAAGAACTGCAAATGCGGTATCTTGTTCCGTGGTATTGACTACATGATTTCTCCGTCTGACTGTTTGATTGACCGTCTGACATTCCAGGAAGGATCTGTTCGTATTGCTGTAAATGGCGGTTATCCGGATGAACAGCGCGAGGCTATCAGCACGTACTTCAACCCGATCCATACCGAATATAAACAGCACTGGGCTCCGCGTACTCACCTCGGCGCTGAATTGCTGGATAAGGAACGCGAACAACGTATGTTCTTCGACTTCCGTAAGACTCACCAAGAACTTATGGAACGGATGTTTACCAACGAAGAAACCCGCTTAGACCTGTTGGCTCCGTATGCTGATTATTCAGTAACGTTGAAGCCGGCACGTTATTCTAATGGCTTCGGCAGGGTAATTGATGATCATATTACAGTACACTTCCATGTACCGTATGGCGCTCACGAAGGTATTCAAGACCTTATGGACTTGTTAGCTGCTTCGGCAAATATCAAGCCCTGCAAGATTTGATTTTCCTTTTTTCTATATATCCCAAGGGGGAGGAGGCTGGTCCTCCACCCCCTTTTTGTAATAAAACAATTTGAAATAAGTTAGTTTCATATGAACGGCGTGGATTCTTTAGTCGGTGCCTTAGGTAGGGGCATTGATAAAATAACCAACATAGTTGGAAAATGGGGTTCCTCCCAACCGGCAGATGACAGCAAATCCGGTATAAAAATAGGGGACAAAATCTACCAAGTGGTTGTGTCCTTAAATGGCTGTTATTGGTATCTTGACGAAGAAGGTAAGAAGCATCCTGTTTCTGGTATTCCGGCCACAACCGAATGGGAGTGGATTAACATAGCTGAGAAAGTTATCAAAGATTTCAAAACCTGTTACCGTACACCTGGTGGAAAGGTTGAAGTATGGAGTTGGTATCTTCTTAACGATCAGATGGATGTTCTTAAAGAAACCCATAGAATTACCGACAGTACCGACATGGATAATCCGGTAGGTAAAGTTCTTACTAAAATACCGGACGAATGGGTTATGATCGACTGCGATCTTCCTGATATGACAGAACGCGACATTACGTTCGTCAACAGATGTTATAAGACTCCGGATGGTAAGGTTGAAATAGAAGGATTGGAAGCCATAGATGATAAGATAAATATCAGGGAGTCTATTTATACCGTTATTCAGTCGACTGACGATAATTTCCCTGCCGGCCATGTTTTTAAGCTAATTCCAGAAAATTGGGTTCGAATGGTTTGTGACTTTCCTGACATGACAGAACGAGATGTAACTTACGTTCTTGAATGTTACACTACTAAAAAAGGAAAAGTGCAAGTAGAAGGTTTGGTAGCCATAGATAACATCCTTGGAACCAGGGAAGAGATTTACACCGTCCTTCAGTCAACCGATCCTGATATTAAGGTAGGAACCGTGCTGGATTCCATTCCCGAAGATTGGGTGAGGATGGTCTGTGATTTTCCTGACATGACGGACCGGGAAATTGTTGAAGTAGATGAATGTTATAAGACTGATGGTGGTAAGGTTAATATAAAAGGTTATCAATCTATTGATGCCGTTCTTGGTGTAAGGGAACAGTATTATTATATTGTTAAGACAACGGACGCCGCCTATCCTCAGTGGACGAGAATGGATAAGATACCTAACGAATGGACGAAAACCGAATGCGACTTCCCCGATCTTACGGAAAGACATATTATGTCCGTAGATGAATGTTATACTACTCCTGGTGGTAAAATACATCTTGGTGGATACAGGTCGGTAGATAGCATAATAGGAGTCCGGGACGAGTATCTTATTGTCTTAGAAACTACCGACCCTGATATACAAAGAGGCGCAACATTCAGCAAAATACAAGAAGGATGGCAGCGTGTTGTTTGTGATTTCCCTGATGCTACTACATCCGACACAGAAATAGTAGAAAACTGTTATAAGACGGAAAAGGGAAAGGTTCAGATCCGGACGTATATAACAATGGACGGATACGGAAATACAAGGGAATTGAGACATATGGTCCTTAAAACAACCGATCCTGATTACAATATTGGATCCAATATTGATCAGATACCGGTAGGATGGTTGAGTATCGAGTGCGATTTTGCGTCTGCTACCCAACGTCATATAAGACAGGTAAAAGACTGCTATGGTTCTGATGCAGGGAGTATTTACATAGAGGGGGAAATAGTTTATAACAATGATCTTGACATAGACAAGATGGCACTGACGGTTATGGAAAGCACTGACCCGGCGATAGCCGTAGGGACGACGCTGGCTGCTATTCCTGCTGGCTATGTAAAGACGGTTTGTAGATGTAATTGTTGTAACCATTAAATCTTATTGTCATGAGTTGTAACGAATATTATTTAATAACATTGGAGTCTATACCGACTCCAGTCCGTCACAAATACACTAATTTAACGGATGAATGGTATGGTCCTGATGGTACTAAGTACGAAGATCCTAATACGATAACTAAGATCGAGCAGCAGGCTACAGATAATAATCGTATAGGGGATAATACCTTATATCAGAAGCTTATTGAAATACATTCTCAAGGTGAGTCAATAAAATCGGACATCGGAGATATAGGTTCGGTATTGGATTACATAAACGGGGAGGAAGTGTAATGGGAACCATATCAGATAAGTTAATGAGGGTCATCAATACCAAAGAGGATATAAGGCAAGCCCTTATATCCAAAGGGTATGATGTACCTACTTCTATACCTTTTAAAGAGTATGCGAAGATGATATTAGATTTACCATGTAATGCTGATTCTTTCCCAGACATAGAAGGCATAGTAGCCAGATATTCAGCATTAGGTCTCACTAATGGACAAATGACAAAGAACCCTGTATGGAAAGACCTTACAGGTAATGGACATGATTTACAAATGAAAAACTTAGCTTGGGGTGGTATGAGTGGAGTAGGTGGATATGTAGATGATTGGAATAGTTCTGCTGACTGGAATATAAACAACTATTGGGTAAATAGTCATACAGATCACAAATTGCAATTTATCACAGCAGGTACAGTTGTTCAAGCGAGATCAAATAATATTTATAATGCAGAAAATGTATATAAAAATATTTTAAATGTAAATGGATTAACTGAAGCAGTAAATAAAGGAGCTGTAAGATTCTTAAGAATAAACGCTACAGATCCTATAACGCCAAAAGCAATTAAAACATTTTCTTTTGAGACCGATGGTGTCATTCAGATATCATTTGATGATGTATTACAAGATTATTATGTAGATTATTTTCTTTATGGTAGCGATACTAGAGATATAGACATTACCATCGAACAACTACCCCTCTACCCCGGCTTTATCCTCGGTGACGGAGTAGACGACCTTGCAGTTACAGAGAAGGAGCTTAACTTCGAGGATACCTATACGGTGTACACGGCGTTTATTCCGTTTCAGAATAATCCGGCAAGGAATATGATTTTGTGTGGAGCTGATAGCAAAAAAACTTTTTCCATGCAATATTCGTCTTTGGTTTATACATCTTTTATAGCGGGTAATAACTATTATATAAATGCTGATTTTGTTAATGGGCTTAATTTGTTTGCTTGTAAACGAAATGGTAATAATATATATATTAAGAACTTATTAACTAATAAAGTTGTAACAGGTACGTGTGGGGACTGGGTGGAAAACGCTGGGCTATATTATTTATGGAAGAATGCAACTTATGCATCTTTTGCTAGAGCCGCTATTGCCGGTCAAGCAATCTGTAACGGATACTGCTCTACGGATGAAGACGATGAAAAGGTTCTTAATTGGTATAAGAAGCAATATCCCTGGCTCTTCCCCTACCAAGCATGGACAGTGGTAGGCAAAACCAACGAAGACACAGACAGGGCTACCATTACAAATATTACGGGTAATGGTAATGATCTTGTACTGTCTAATTTTGGGTTTGCAGAAGGGAGCGGGTATGGGTTGTATGCATATAACTTCAACTCATTTAATCTTAGAGATAATGTAGTTAAGCCAACAGATGTAAAAAAAGATTCATTTAGAATAATCGGAACTGGGGACAACAGTAATGTTTTGGTTTTATTAAACGAATCTGATTCTGCTGATTGGAAGATACGTATCACAGGCATGAAAGAAGGTGATCGCTGTTTAATTGGAAATGCAAACAAAAGCGGTGAATATATTATCGTTACTAAAGATGGTACATACACTTTCCAAAAACAGTATGTAGCAACTTCTACGAATGGTATATGGTATAATTCTTCACAAGAAGTAGATGTTTTAGTTGAGCAAATCCCCGAATACGAAGGCTATCTAGTTACTGATGGGGTGGATGATAAGATAGTTTCGTCATCTTTTAAAATGGGTAAGGATTTTACGATTGTTGGGGATTGGAAGTTTATTGGTAATAAAAAGAGTGGTACTGGTTTAGTAAAAGCGTCTAGTTTTTATATCTACAACACAATGATTGGACTGGATCTTTATATTAATTCAGGATCAGTAACAAATAGTCTTGACGGAATTAAAAGTATTAATGCTGCATGTTCAGATGGTAGGGTCTATGATCGTAATTGGAATGAAATACTAGCAAATACAGGTAATGTAGTTGGTTCTGGTGGTATGTTGGAGGTATCGAGTAGTGGTGGTAGGTTTGATCGAATAGCTTTTAAGAACCTTGCAATTTATCCAAGAATCCTCTCCAAAGACGACTGTATCAAAGCATACAACTATTTACAAACCCTAAAATCAAAGTAATATGAAATTTATTATCATACCAAAAGAAGTATTGTAACAGATAGTTAAAAATAAATAAATGCAATGAATATTCAACGAATTTGTTCATTGCATTTATTTTTATTTTATATTTGAGATATGAAATACAAAGTGAGTACATATGCAAAGATTCATGGAGTTACAATGCGTACCGTATGGAATTGGATAAATAAAGGAGAACTTGAAATTGAAAGAACTTCTACAGGAAGAATACGCATCGTAGTTGATGAAAATAAAGAAAAGACAATCGCTGTATATGCAAGAGTTTCATCTTCTGAAAATAAGTCCAATTTGATAGCTCAAAAAGACAGAGTTGTCTCCTACTGCATGGCGAAAGGATACAAGATAAGTAAGGTTGTAATGGAAGTAGGAAGCGGATTGAATGACAAACGTCCTAAATTAGAAAACCTTTTGAAGGACAATTAGATAGACATCATAGTTGTTGAGCATAAAGACAGGTTTTCGAGATTTGGATTTAATTTCATACAAACTCTTCTTAACATAAACGGAAGATCAATAGAGGTTATCAACCAAGCGGAAGATGATAAAGAAGATATAATGTCCGATCTTATCTCTATCATAACCTCGTTTTGCAGTAAAGTGTACGGACTTCGTAGGTCGAAAAGGAGAACAGGGAAAATAATAGAAGAACTTTCTAAAAAGGATAGTGTTGAAAAATGAATCTTGTTGAAAGACATATAATTAAGAAGAGCGACACGAGATACAAGGAATTGGATAATATATGCTTTTTATCCAAAAAACTTGTACAATGCTACTTTATATGCTTTCAGACAACATTATTTCAATACGGAAGAGTTCTTGGGATATCTTTCTTTAAATAAAGAGTTTGTCTTATCCGATAATCCTGACTATAGGGCACTTCCTTCAAAGGTTTCACAAGCTACGATGAAAATAGTCGAGAATAACTACAAGTCGTTCTTTGCTCTCAAAAAGAAAGGTGAAAAAGACGCAGAAATCCCAAAGTACTTGAAAAAGAACGGTAGATTTCCGGTTTATTTTACATATCAAGCTGTTTCTTATAAAAGCAGAGAAAGATACTTAAAGTTATCCGGTACCAGCGTTTACATAAAAACGGATAGGAAAGCCATCCAAGTTAGAGTGATTCCGAAAGGTGATCATATCGTAGTCGAAATCGTTTACAAAGCAAATGAATGCAAAGCGAAAGAAGACAATGGGATTTATGCAGGAATTGACATAGGATTGAACAATCTTGCAACAATCGGATTTAATAACGGAAAAGGATTGATTATAAACGGAAGACCTTGAAATCAATCAATCAATATTACAATAAGAAGAAAAGCGAACTTTCTTCAGAACTTGAAAGGAGGAATAAAAGCAAAAATAGCAAAAGACTTAACAGACTCACAACAAAGAGAAATAACAAAGTGAAGGATTATCTTCATAAAGCGAGTACGATGTTAGTTAATCAATTAATTTCCAACAATGTTTGCAAAGTAGTAATAGGCAAAAACGATGGGTGGAAGAAAGAAATTGACATAGGAAAACGAAATAATCAGAACTTTGTAAACACCCCTCATGCTGTTTTCATTGAAATGGTTTGTTATAAATGTAAGCTAAATGGGATTGAAGTTGTTTTAAGAGAAGAAAGTTACACTTCAAAATGTAGCTTTATTGACAACGAACCGATCAAAAAGCATGATTCCTACGCAGGTAGAAGAGTTAAAAGAGGGTTGTTTAGATCAGAAAATGGAACATTCATAAATGCTGATTTAAACGGAGCTCTCAATATTCTAAGAAAAGAAGTCGGAGAATTTAATTATAATCCGATAGAGGTTTGTAGTTCACCAAAGAAACTCCGAATAGGACTTTCTTAAAGAAAAGCATATTTCTTTGAATTTCATTGAAATATGTAACTATATGATTCCGTATCTGAAGAAAAGAGACGTGAATTAGGAATAGGCAGCCCAAGAGCGAGCGTAGACGGTTCTAAGGTTATTTTACACGTAGAACATTATGACCTTCTATTTAAGTCTTTAGACATGCAGACTGATGACGAGCCTCAATACCCGTATCCGGTATATGATAGCCCTTCTTCTGAGTTTGAATCTGTTCTTTCATCTAAAGAATGGGTGTCTGATGTTAATGACGAGCGTCTTTGATCTTGTTATGGTTGGGGCAATTACTATATTTGTAAAAAGTTGAATAATTAAAGCGTGTGGTAGCGTTATCTACCATATAATCATCATGTTTCAGATAATAATCGGATGCGTTTTGGCTAATATCCTTACGATAGCAATCATCGGTTTAGCCCTGTATTTAGTGTATCGTAAAAACGAAGATCGTTTAAAGGCTTTGGATTCTAAGATTGATCAGAAGGTTGAGGACGTAAAAAACAAGGTTGGTGCGGTGATGGACATCGTAGACCAGGTCAAGAAGTTGTTGGATAAAATTAACAAAAAATAAATATGGCAGAAATAGGTTATAACAGTAAATTCGAAGGCCAGGAGGTTGATTCCAAACTTGAGAATGTGGTGCAGGCTGCTCCTGGAACAGGTTCGGAGTCGGGGAAGGGAGGCCTCATCCCGGCTCCCCCTGCCGGAAGTCAGGACGGTAGCAAGACTCTTCTTAGTAATATGACATGGGGAGATCATGTAACAAAACAGTACATAGATGATGCTGTTTCGGCAGCAGGGTGGAAGAAACAGGTTGTTAGCAAACTTCCTACTGTTGAAGAAGCGAAGGATAATGTCATGTATCTTGTAAAAGACGATGTGGCATCTACAGAAACTAAAAACGTGTATAACGAATATATTTTGGTTACTGAAGAAGGTGGAACTAAGGTGCTTGAATCACTTGGTATGGTAAGTACAGGAGTAGATTCATCTTATCTTGATTTATCCATATTTCCCAGTACTTCTGGAACTCTTGATGAGGATTCGTATGCAAAAGTTATTGATGCTTACAATAACAGGATTACATTAGGCGAGCTTAGTCTTTATTATTTTTCTTTGGATTATTTTTTAGACAATGATAATTCTGAATTAAAAATAATAGCTGTTTTATTTAATAACACCAACTCAAAGGAAGACGTATCTGGATCTTATATAGACATTGAGATGGTAACTTATGTTATTTCCCAAGATAAGACATATAGAGCTATAGCTAATACGGCTACGTTGTCTAATGACATGTTATCTTATTTGAAGTTTATGGCTAAGACTCCTAATGTTGTCACAACATTAGCAAGTTTGCCAATAGATGCTCATAATATCATAGCCAACGTAGCTTCCGCTACGAACCTGTCTATGGCCGTATCTGCTGAGGATGTTGGGAGGGAATGGCAGGTGCGGGTCAACAACACTACCGGCACAGACATCACGCAGCCGCTTCCTACCTCTGGCCTGTTCCAGAGCATGTCAGGCGATAGCGTAGTAGTACCTAAAAATAGTTTTATAGAATTAAGTATCTGGTATATTAATGATAAGTTAGTTATCAGAGTAGGTGAACAAGCTTAACAGAAAGGATAGAGTATGGTTTATGTAAATAAAAACGTAAAAGGTTTTTACTGGGAAGGATACGAGTTGGATTCCTCTTCTTACGAAGTAGGGTATTCTTACCAAGATTTCTTAGATGGTAAATGGGTTCAACTTGACTCCGATCAAGAAAAATTCCATCAAGACAATCCTGATGCGAGTGTGAAAGAAGTTATTGCCATGCAGCTTGACCCGGAACCTCCTGGACCAACTGAAGAGGAGTTGCTTGCCAAGGCTAAAGACAGGAAGGTTTCTGAGGCCAGGGAATATGCTTATTCTGATACTGTCCGTTCTTATAGTTTGGATGGTAAACAGATATGGTATAACAGCAGCATGAGACAGAAGGTTAAAAACGATATTGACGTAGCAAAAGGAAGCGGGATATACACTGTATCTGTAGCAGATTCAGAATACGAGCTTGATATTGCTAATACGGCAATGAATGAAATGCATGTATATGAATCTGAGTGCAACGATCGTACTGCTGCCATAGAAAAGGAAATAGCTTCTAAAACCGACAGGAGTGAAGTTGAGTCTATGAAAGTAGATGAAGGCTATCCTGAGAAGTTGGTAAGGACAAAGGATCAGATCATAGAAAAAAATAAGATCCTTGAAGCTAATGATCCGGAGAAGGCTACAGCCATGTACATGAGGGCGATGATCAACACGCCGGCTATGTTGGAAAACACTGACCAGAATCTTGCTCTTAAGATAAAGGGATTGTACCCTATCTGGGATAAGGATGGAGTTTACGGAGACAAAGGTCTTCCTATGGGTACGGCTGTTGTAAAAGGGCAGCGTTTCCGTAGCAAAAACAAACCTTCGGATTTGGATTGGACTCTGTTTGAAGTAAGGCAAAATCACAATCTACAAGCCGACTGGGTTCCTGGTCAGGGAGGTGGAGCTGAAAGCCTGTATATGGTTGTTCAGGAAAAGCATTCAGGTACGATAGACGATCCTATTCCTTGGGTATATAATTCTATTTTAGAGAATGGAAAGTATTACATTGACAAAGAAATTAAGTATCTTTGCATAAGAGATTCAGGCATCCCTTTGGCTTACGAGAATCTTTCTGATCTTGTATCAGCAGGATATGTAAGGGTTGTTTAGGTCGTGATTTGTTGTTAATGTTATGGATAACCCCTGTATATTTATTTATGCAGGGGTTTTTCTTTAATCCAGACTCTACTTATTTTAATATTTGGTAAGGTTCTGATTATCTTTGTGAAAAAGGTTAAGTTGTGGAAAGAAGTGATATTATAAAAGAATTGAGTCAGTATTTTAGTATTGTTGAATTAGTTGGTCCTAAAGAATACGGTAGAGACAAAGATCTTTGCTGGAGGTATTTAAGAACTGAGTTGCTTCACACGATACTGGTTTTAAGGAAAGACATTTTGAAAACTCCGATGACGGTTAATACCTGGAAGTCGGGTGGAAGGTTTGATGAGCGTGGGTTTAGGAACAATATCTCAGACATAGTAAAATCAAAGACCGTATCAGGGTCTTTGTATATCAGTCCTCATATGCTTGGGGCAGCCATTGATTTTGATGCCAAGGGTATGACGGCAGAAGAGACAAGGAATAAAATAATTCAGTCGCAGGATTTACTTCCTTGTCCCATTAGATTAGAATCAGGTACCAATTGGGTCCATATTGACGTATATGACTCTCTTGGAAGTAGCAAGAAAGTAACTATGTTCTAATATGGCTTACAGATTTGTAGGAAGGATGAATTTAGAAAGTTTCTGGGCTTTTCTCATTTCCGGATTATCAGCATTGTGGATGAATTTCCAGGAGATTCACCACCTTATATATTCTATATTGTTTATATTAGCTATAAATCTTTTGTTAGCTACTATAAAAAGTATCAAACACTGCTATATCCGAAGAAAGAGAAAGAGGCCTTTTAAGATATTGACATGCATAAGCGAAATGGGAGTTTTGAAAATCCTTCTTGAGTTCGCGGCCTGCTCTTTCGGGTTGTTCACCATATCCGGAATGGATCTTATTATGTCTATGGGAGGGCATAAATCCCCAGAGTTTATAGACATGCTTCTTCAGTGGATTACGATATTCGCCTTAATATTATACGGTGGAATGGCATTCAAACGCCTCGGCGACCTTGCACCTGATTTGATGATAGTAAAAGGCGTTAAATATTTCTTTAGCAAAGTGAGTTGGTGGCAAAAAGTTCCATTTGGAGAAGAGTTAAAAGAAGGTATAAAAAATGGTGAAATACAAGATCTTTTAGATAATAAAAAGGAGGGTAAGAAATGTGTTTGCAAAAAATGAGGGTAGGGCATGCATTAGGAGTTCTCCTATTGTGTTTTATGTCTTTCTTGTTTGGTAAAACATGCAAGAAGCAGGAGATAATACATGATATAGAAATAGATACGGTAATAGACACCGTTATCCATCCTATTCCTGTTCCTCAGTATATAGTTGACGTAGGGGAGGTAGAGATACCTTTCCCTATGGATGCTATAGTTAAAAAAGATACGATAAAAGACACTGTTTACATTAATATTCCAATACAAAGAAAAACATACAGCACAGATGATTATCGGGCTGTTATAAGCGGATACAGGCCCAATTTGGATACGATGATCATCTACCACAAAAAAGAAATAATATACGAAAAGAGCCGGCGCTGGGGCATAGGGCTGATGGCAGGGTATGGGGTTGGGCGCGAGGGCTTCTCCCCCTACTTAGGCGCTGGAATCTATTATCGGATATGGTGACAATCACCTCACCTTTTATTTAATGTCCAATAGTTTAAACTTTTATCACCTCATTTACTTATCTTTGTAGAAAAAGATAAGGTATGAACTATATCGATATTTTACCACAGATAAGAAATAACATTTTCTATGTCAGGATAGTAATGACCGACTACGATGTAGAAAATCAGATGGTTATTAGAATAGTAGCCAGAAGAAATGACGGTTTGTACAAGACGGAAGTAGTACAGTATCCAAATGAAGGAACTGATTACAACGGAGAAATCATTGTTCCTATGTTTGGTATGGCTAAGTCGTTGGTAGCCCAAATAGTAGGAGTCAAGATAAATGGTACTGAGGTACGTGTTAATAGCACTGAGGTAGAGGGAGCTGATATAACAGCCAGATACGATGATTCCCTTACCAGAATGGGATGGGAGGAGAGTATGAACAACATCCATCTTGATTTTGAGGTTATAAGCACCAACAACCCTAAAACGCTTCGCATAGCCGATCAGTCGGAATGGGGGATACTGGCAGACAGACCGGCTATTATAGAGATTGTGCCACCTGAAGATGAAAATAAGTATGTTTATTATCTTGGTAAGAATCAGTTGAATGTATTCAACAGTAAGACCCTTGGCATAAATCCAGGTCGCGGAAATGATTTTGAAAACCTAAAAGATGGTATATACGATATTACCATAAAAGGAAGTCCTTCCTCTTATTCATTTAACAGAAAGTATTTAAAAACAGATCTGATCCGTCTTAACATAGATAAGATATGGGCCAGGTCAACTGTGTTATGTGATCATGAGGATGATGACGTTATTGACAAAATAAAAGAAATAGAGTTTCTGCTGGCTGCGGCTGAAGCTAATATGAGATTAGGGAATTTTGAAAACGTAAAACAATTATACGAAAAAGCATCTAAATTGATTTACGTTCTCAATAATTGTGAAAATTGTGGTTGCAAAATGTAATTAATTAAATATAAATAAGTTATGGGATGTGGATGTGGAAGAAGTAATATTACTTCTGTTAATAGAAATAGGGCTATAAAGCCTCAGTCGAATACGACACCTAAAGCTGATTCTAATGCGGCTTGTATTCAGAAATACGATGAACTTGCTGTATTGGACAAGAAAATCATAGACCTTCATCGCAAGTTCAGGTTTGTAGGAGGTGTAAGTAAAAGGTATGCTGATATTCAAAAGCTGGTAAGAGGCTGGATTGTTAATTTGAAGAACGAGTGCCCGGATCCGGATGATCTTGCTACTTATTCCGAATACATAAATAAAGAATACGCCAGGTATTTTACCGTGAAATAATATGGCAGTTACCGGAAGTACACAGCAAATTCTTTTCCCTTCATCTTACTTATGTGAGTGTGCTGATCGTTTTATAGCATGTAAGGCTGATCAGTATCTACAATATCATAAGTATAAGGTAGGTATCAAGCCTGATATGGATACGGTTCTTAAAATAGATCGTATGAGAAGAATCGTATGTGAAGGGGAATGCGGGTTGTGCCCGGACGAGATTCATAAATTTAAAGAAGAACTTAATAAGATCTTGTCATGAAAAAGATGTATTACAACAAAGAATACAGAAAAGCTTTCAAGAAATCGGACTGTCCGGAAGATCTTGGTTCTGAAGAAACGTTTATCGTTCATGAGGCTGAATTTTGTTCGGATATAAGCCAAGATGATGCAGATAGGAAAGCGGAAGAGTTTGCGGAAAAAGAAGGTCCGTTGTATGCTAATAAAGTAGGTGGCTGTTGCGAGGTATATTATAACACAAGACAGGAAGGGGATTTCTTTAAAAATGATTGTCCTGATGGTCAAAAACAAGAACAACCTACACATCATGTGATAGAGGCCGGGCGTGTATGGTCTAAGTTCAGTACCGAAATAGCCAACTACGAAGCTGCGAAGATTCTTGAGCAAGAAGGGCAGGCTGCCGCTAACGAATCTGGAGTATGTAAAACCGTTTATTACAACGAGGATCAACATGGTTGGTTTAGTAAACGTTGTAAGGAAGGATGGAAGGCTCCTGAGAAATACAGGAGGATATACGCCGGTACCGTAACGTCTTTCATTAGCGTTGATGATGCCGATGAAAAGGCTAAGAAGATACTGGAAGAAGAGGGTATGAAATGGGTTAATGAAAATACCAAATGCGAGCCTGTTGTTGATGAATGCAAATTTGATTTTTGAAGATGAGCAACGTAAAATTTAATCCGACAGAAGGTGAGAATGATAAACTGGTGTCGGTGTTTTCTGAAATAAATGAAGGTCTTGATACGACTTTGAATTACACTATTTCCGATGAAGGGAATAAGGCTAATAAGAACATCGTCGTTAATCAAGTTGGTAAAAGGGAAAAGTTCTTATCGAAGAAAGGGGAGGAATCTGAGCCTTTTGTTTTGTCTGATGGTAATGCTTTCAATGTTCTTAAAGAAGGTGCTTCAGGATCGGCATCCGCTTGGGCTGAGGACCAACTTCCTCCAGAAGCCACGGAATCAGTTGGCGACAAAAGCCTTCTCCCTTCTTGGGATTTTTACCTTATAGACATGACTCAAAATACCGGAGACAAAGTGCGTCCGGTCGGGAAGCTTCGTAAGAACAATCTCCTTAGATTTGAAAACGGAGATTTTGCTCCTACGGTAGGCATAACCGAGGAAATGAGAGCCGAATGCGATGTGGAACTGTATTTGGATAACGGTCATAAAAATAAGTATTGTAATGCTGGAGCATTTGACGCTAAGGCTTTTTACGAAGAGTATGGTATTGGTCAAAAACTTTATAATGTATCAGGATCAGAGGTAAGGATTTTAAGACCTTGGGAGACTACTTCAAAGAATTATAGCATATTCTTAGGATGTAGCAAGAGTCTGTATGTAGTTGATAAGGTAGTTGGCAAAAGCGGGAAAATATGGTCTGGTGTGTACGACGCAGACACGGTTCCTATGCTGGACGGACTCGACCTGCGCCAGACGTGCCCTGTGCTGCCGCCCACGGCCTTATCTCCTGGACCGGTATGTACAGTAGACTCTAAGGCAAGATCTTTCTTTTTCTTGTATGAAGGAGAAACAAATTGTAAATCTGGAGCCGGAGTTGGTAACGCCTGCACAATGTTTCTAAATGGAAGAACTTATCCGAGAAGCAATGATGTAGATCAAATCAATATAGCTAAGTATTCAAGGGTAAATAACGTAGATCCAGAATCTTCTTATCCTTTTTCAGAAGGTGGATTTTTGACTTTGAATGCGTATATCATATACCTTGAAATGCTGTACGGTACTAAATACTTAGTTAATCCAGACACTTTCGGTTCTGGAATATCAAGTAGTAACGGAATAGGTAATGATGTCAATTATCGCAAATACGGAGGAGTGAAATACCGTAAAAAAGGAGAAGAGCCGTGGCTGTATGGATCATGGGCTACAAATGCTTCTATTATCCATTATGAACCTACTAAAAAAACTCTTTTTTCTTACCTCATAAATTCAGAATATCCTAAAGAACAATGCATGGAAAGTCAGATGGCGGCCTCTTTTGCATTTGAGACAGGAGTAGAGGAAGGATTAGAGTTTGATTTTTATGGAGGAAAATACTGGTATAAGAACGTCCAGGGAGCCAAGAGTATGGCTGAAGGTCATATGAATGTTGTTGTGTTTAAGGAAATGACTGGTACCATATCAGCCTTAGATGAAAATGACGAACCAGCAGAATTTGATTTGGAAGTTATTTTAAGGATGTCTTTATTCGATGGTATGAATTTGTCTGGAGACGTCTTTAGATATTGTGGAGGGGGGTACGAACAAGTAGGGACTTGTTTAAATGATCCTAATGTCACTCGAATAGGTAATACTATTGATATTTATATAGAGCCAGATCAAAAGAAATGGACATATGAGAAAAGGTCTACTATAAATAATGGTGAGATTTTTAATTTTGAATCTAAATATAAAAAGATAGCAACTACTCAAAATTTAGGAGATAGTTATGCTTTACACCGTATCCCTTATACCGGATGGAAGGATAAAAAAGGGGGAAGTATCGGAACAGGAGAAAATCTTTATACATGGGACAATTGCTACTGGGCTTCAGCTATCGGTTCCAAGGCCAGAGTGGCTGCTCGTTTCGGCGGTGCTGCGTACAATGGCCTTTGCTCGCCTCGTATTCTGCATGCGAGTCACGCCGCTTCCGTTGCGAATCGCCTCATTTGCGGCCTTGCCCAGTTGTTATTAGACGTCAGTCAACCGCAGGTTTGATGGGTGCAACCCATTGATGGCGCAGCCATCATAAGCGCAGCGCTAAGGCGCAGCCTTATATACTATATCACGGCGCAGCCGTATCTTGTTAATATAATATTTTATAGCTACAAAACAAAAATTTAAAATATTTAATACAAATTGCTTTGTAGCTATAAAATATTATACATGCATTTGCAATGTCATTAGACAACAGAGATAGTTAACATTATAAACAATAAAAATCTATTCAATGAAATCCGTTAGTCTGCTAACAAGTCTTACATTGGGATCTGACCTCTGAAATAGCAAATAACGGTTGAGAAAAAGGTTAAAAAGAATTGGCTGCTCGTTTCGGCGGTAATGCGAACAATGGCAATTGCTCGCCTCGTAATCTGAATGCGAATAAAATAAATCCGAATAATTTATTATTTTAATCGTAGTAATCATTATATTTGCCATGTGGATATAATAATTGATACATGAAAGTTATTAACGTTGTTGGGTATGAAGGTATATATGCAGTAAGTGATACTGGTATTATTTTCAATATTAAAAAAGGAACTGTAATGAAGACTCGTATTAATATATATGGTTACGAGGAGGTGACGCTTTCAAGTGCTAAGAGTGGAAAGAGCAAAATGAGGGTGCATAGGATAGTATATGAGTCTTTTAATGGTAAGGTAAAAGATGATTTGGTAATAGATCATATAGACAATAATAAGTTAAATAATAATCTTAGTAATTTAAGAAAACTCACAAATAGAGAGAATATATGTAGGTCAAAGGTTTCAAAATACGGAAGGGGAGTGCATTACTTTGAGAAGATAAATAAATATGGTGCTTGCATTCAGATAAATAAGATACAATATCATTTAGGTGTGTTTTGTGATGTTGAAGATGCAAGAAATGCATACGACAAAGCTTTATCGGACTGGAACGATAATGGTATATTGCCTTATAAGAGAGATAGGACTGTAAAAAAATGTAATGCATGCAACGAGGTGAAATCTGTATCTGAATTTTATTACATAAAGGGTCATGGCTATCAGTATATGTGTAAAGAGTGTCAAAAAAAGTACGGAAAAGAATACAGGATTAAAAAGAAAAAAATGCGAATAATAACATAGAATACATTGATTGACTTCTTTTTGTGATGGTGTGGATAAAAAACACTATCTTGCACCAAAAAAAAGAAAGTCATGAACTCATGTAACACTTGTAAAGATGACAGACCTGATATTCTGAGATCTAATATCTATATCGGGTCTGATCCGTGTAATGACTGTACGGACAATTGCGAAATTCTTCCAAAAGAATGCGATTGCCCGTATGGTCATTTAAGCGATCATTGCATTCATTATACAGGATGCAAGACATTCATATCCAAATTAACTCCAGGTATGCCTTATAATGAGGTTATGCATAATATAGAACTTGTTTTCGAAAACATAGATAAGTTTTTGGATAGGATGGTTGAAGAAAATACGCTTCTAAAACAAAGGGTTGAACAACTTGAAAAACAACTTCAAAATGGAAAAGAGTGCACAAATTGGTGAGGACTTAAGTGGTAAACACGTATATGTTCCACATGTGGACGAGACGCCGGTGCCATGTCCGGACGGATACACCTGCACGAACTGCGTGTACTGCGCTGACGGCATCAACGCTGGCTACTTCAGTCTGGCTCAGAAATCTGATCTTACGGCTTTAATCAATGCAATGATATGCCGTATGGAATACCAGGATAGGGAAATAGAATTTTTAAAACAAAAAATAAATATTTTGAGTAACAATGGCAATAACAGGTAACGGTTGTTTTGGCAGTCATGGTGGGTGCGAACGCCCGCATCATTGCAATATTCCTTCTTCTAACATATTCTATGATGGAGAAACTATAGAAGAAGCTGGTTTGTATCATGGTATGCCTTTAGACGGAGCTTTAGCTAATTTAGCTAAATACGTTTCAAGGGCTATTAACGTAAGTGGATCTGTTAATACAGAAGTGTTTGACGGTACTTCTCATGTGGTTCTAAAGAAAGATCCGGCAGAGATTTTGCTTGTGTCTTATTGCGGAGGTGTCGTGCCTTCTGATATGTATAAAGTCCAGGGTCGTACTGTTAGGTTCTGCCGGGATATGTGTCAACAAGATGAATTTGCTGAAGTGAGGGTTGTGTACCGAGAAGAGGCAAATAGTTCTTATGGGTTCCATTGTTAATTTAGGAGGATAAGAAATGGCAGAAAAATGCAAAGGATTTATATGTGGGGGTAATCTCGTTGATGGCTCTGTGCCTTCTGATAAGTTAGATAAAGAAACCATTGTCGAGCTTATTAAAGAGATTCTGAAAGAGGAAATGCACGAATCTTGGCTTAAGGAAATAATAGAAACCATACTTAAGGAATCTATTGATTCAGATTGGCTTCGTGAGTTCTTTAAAGAAGTTCTTAAAAAATACGCTAAAGAGGAATGGTTTAAGGATATTATCTGCGGCTTAGGATGTGTAGGTGTACAAGAGATATTCGACGTTATTCCTACTGACATAACATTTGAAGCTACAGGAGGTACGGCTACGGTTCAGGTGGTTGTCGATGATGGAGTTGAATGGGAGTTGACACTTTAAATTAGGGAGGATAATTATGTCGAGAGAGAAAATATATAAGATGGATGATGGTTCTTGGCTTACCTCGGACAAGAAGGAAGGTGTCGGTCGTGATAAAATGAATTTCGATGCTCCATCTTGGAAAGGAAGGGAAGATAGGATCACTATCCGAATTGTGAAGAAATCCGATACTGAAAGTATGAAAGCTATTACTTTCAGGCAAAAAGGCGTCAAGATCACAGAAGTCTCGGTTAGCAGGCTGGAGTTCCCTATATCTGGTGGAGACAAGCAGATCCTTATTACTACCAACGCCGCTTCTATCAATGCCCTTATTACGGGTGAGAAAGATATAAAGAGTGTCATAAAAGCATCTACCACCGCTTCCGGTCTTAATATTGACGTCAATGATATTAGGCTTGATTATGGTTTCCCTGGTGATCCGGGTCTTGAAGACACGTTCCAGGTTTCGATGATTGTTTCCATGCCTGGCAATGAGGATGGGAATGAAGTTAATGAGAACATAACTATAAATGGTGTACTGATTCCTATTTATCAGCCTGGAAAGGTCGTTCCTTACATTAAATTGGATAAGGAATTTGAACAAATTGAGGGTGATGAAACAAGCACGCAGTTAAGTATAGAAAGTAATATAAAAGATTATGTTATTGAAATAGTTGAATGCGAGTCTGTGGATAAGGAGGAAATCTACCTGGACAAGGATGTTGTTGATCTTGATTCAGATGGATCACCGGAGGTAATCAACGTAAGTACAACTCCCGAAAATTCAAGATGGAGGATTAGCGAATGAAAGTAGGTAATTGTTGGGCGAACATAGATAAGAAAGAAGGCAGTCTTAACAGTAAGGTTAATATTTACTTTGATGAAAATGATACTGGTGCCAACAGAAGTGTCAAGATAAGGGTGTCTTCCAGGGATGGTAGCGTATCTGAAGAATGTACGGTAGTTCATAAAAAAAAAGAACAGGTAGTTTATAGAAATAAAAGACAGTCAGCTCTTTTCACAAAAGAAGGATGTAATCCTGAGACAGAGAAAGGGGAAAAGCTTGAGTACGTTGTTGAGGCCGGAAAATACACGTCTATCATATCTCAGTCTGATGCTGATGACAAGGCTATGAGAGACATTGAGCAAAATGGTCAGAACTGGGTTAATGAGCATGGTCGTTGTATAACCATATTGTGGTATAATGTTAAGAAATCAAAGTCGTTTAGAAAGAACGATTGCGATCCTGATACTGAAGAAGGAAGTTTGGTTACTATGACGATCGAAGCCGGGCAGTTCTCTTCTACCATAAGCCAGGAAGATGCTGACCGTAAGGCTGAAGCTGAGTTGGATGCCAAGGGTCAAGACTATGCTAATTCTCATGGTACTTGCAATACCATAAAATGGTACAACGACAGGAAATCCAAGATGTTCCAAAAGACAGATTGTGAGGTGACTGAAGTTGGATCTATGGTGGAGTACGTTGTAGAAGCCGGTCGCTTCTCTTCTTCTGTTTCTAAGGAAGATGCTAATCAGAAGGCCTTAGAAGCCTTGGAAGCTGAAGGTCCAGGTTATGCTAATGAGCATGGCACCTGTGAAACAAATTTATGGTATAACGTAGAGAAGTCAAAAGTATTTTATAAAAATGACTGCGAAGATGGGTTTATCGGAGCACCTTATACTTACACAGTAGAAGCCGGTAAATACACATCAGACGTAAGTCAAGAAGATGCTGATAAGAAAGCTCTTGATGATATAGAGAAAAACGGTCAAGAACAGGCCAACCTTAATGGTGAATGCATTGAGGATCCTAATTATTTTATAGGAAAGGCTTCGGCTCGTGTTCAGAAAAATGACTGCGATGCCGAATCTCAGACCGGAAGCTTCGTTGATTTGACTGAAAGGGATCTTGCCGGATACCCAGATGCTTTTGTATCAAGGGAAAGCCAGGAGGCAGCTAATGCGCTGGCTGAAGCTGCTATGGAAGAACAGAAGCAGGATCTTGCGAATAAGAAAGGTACTTGCATCGATAAAGATCAGTTTGTTGGTGTATATAGCAAGGTGTTCACAAAAGACAACTGTGAAGGGGAAGGGGTAGGTTCGGAAGTAACAGTAGACCAAGACGATGTAACCGGTGGTCCTTTTACTTCATACGAAAGCCAGGAGGCAGCTAACGCTCTCGCTCAGGCAGCCGTAGAGCAGCAGGGTCAGGCCATAGCCAACCGGGACGGCCATTGCACGTGGACTGGTAAATACAGTGAAGAATTTACCAAAAATGATTGTACTGAAGGCCAGGTAGGTTCTAAGATTACTATAACCGAACAAGATGTTGTTGGTGGCCCTTTCACATCCACCGTAAGCCAAGATGATGCTAATAATAAGGCCAAGGCTGCTGTCAAAGAACAAGGACAGGCTATTGCTAATAATAAAGGTAATTGCGAGGACATGACGGTATATACCGGTCATTACAGCAAGAAATTTGTTCCTGAATGCGAGGCTTGTCATAAAGGTGTAGAGATGAAAGTTACGGCTGAGATGGTAAATGGAAGCCCTGTTACATCAACAGAAAGCCAAGGTGCAGCAGACGCAGAAGCTCGTAGGATCGTAGAAGAAGGCGGTCAGGCTTATGCTAATAAAAACGGCAACTGTACGCCATTAAGCACCGATCCTGTATGGGAAGACGTAGAACCGGAAGAACTTAGATGTAGCGAAGGTAAGTCTCAGAAAAAGCAACATGATACCAACGAATGTTCTGAAACCCACAATCAAGAACGTTGGGTAGATGGTGGGAACAAAGTTTGTAGCTGGACCGGTCATTACTCAGAAACGTTCCAAAAGAACGACTGTGAAATACCGGATTCAGGAACAGAAGTAGAGGTAAGTGAAGCTGATGTTGAAGGCAATCCTTTTACTTCTTTCGTAAGTCAAGAGGATGCTGATAATAAGGCTAAGGAAGCTGTTAAATCCCAAGGACAGGATATTGCCAACCAGAAAGGCAAATGTAGGTTCGTAGGCGTATATAGCAAGGAATTTACGAAAGACAATTGCGGATCATGTCAGCATGGTGTTCCGATGAGCGTAACACAAGACATGGTAGGTGGACCGTTCTATTCTAATGAAAGCCAGGAAGAGGCAAATAGATTAGCTCAGGAAGCCGTAGAAGCCCAAGGTCAGGCTTATGTTAACAAGAACGGGACATGCGAAATGGACAACACCGATCCTGTATGGGAAGATTCGGAACCGCTCGAAACCAAATGTGAAGGTGGTAAATCTTATAAAAAACAGGTTAATACCAACGAATGCTATGGTGGAGAAAATGAACGCTGGGTAGAAGGTGGAGATAAGGTATGTACCTGGACAGGAACATATAGCAAGGTATTTACAAAACAGTGTGCTGACGGCGGTGTAGGATCTAAAGTTACCATAGACCAAGATGATGTAACTGGCGGTCCTTTTACGTCTACCGTAAGCCAGGAAGACGCAAATAACAAGGCTAAGGCTGCCGTCGAACAGCAGGGGCAGGCTCTTGCTGACGCACAAGGCACTTGTACCTGGACCGGTAAGGCAAGTAAGGTCTTCACCAGAAACAATTGCGGAACCTGTCAGCATGGTTCTTCTGTTACCGTAACCCAAGATCAAGTAGGTGGTCCATTTACGTCCAATATCAGTCAAGCTGATGCTAATAAGAAGGCTCAAGATGCTGTAAATTCCCAAGGTCAGGCAGTAGCTAACAAAAACGGTGATTGCGTAGCTGATAGCACAACTCCTTCTTGGTCTGACACCGGAAGTACCCGTTGCGACGGTTGTACGTCTCAGAAGCAACAACGTGACACCAATCCATGCTCTTCTTCTTATAACAACACAAGATGGGTTAATGGAGGTGGAGAATCTTGTACAGACTGGTCTTACTACGGAACAGGAGATTGCGTAGGTCATATTCGGTATAATGCTTATCGAGATAACTGTTCTGGTAGCATAGATCGTCAATATTCTGTAAGTTGTAGGAATTGCTGTAATTGTGGATCTTACGGTTCTTGGCAAGAAAATGGATGCAAGGATGATCAAGTGAAATACGTTCGTTATGATGATTGTGGTCATGCCGAATACAAATACGAATATGAAGTTGGAAAATGCGGATATGCTCCATACGAATTTCAGTTCCATGATGGAAGAACGAGCAAGTCGAGGACTGTAATTGGTAACTCCAACAGTATTGAAGAGGTTATTATAAGTACAAAAGGTGATTCATATATAGGTTTTTCTGTTAAGTCAAAACCTGATTGGTGTTCTGTTGATTACAGAGATCAGACATCTGAAAGTATGAAAGCTGTAGTTTCTATAACATTTAATGTTGAAACGACTCAAAGATCTGGATCAATTGTTTTTGTTCAAAATGAATCAGGAAAAGAAATCACTTTGAATATAACTCAAGAGATTGTATCTGTTTTCACCTTTAATGATGGAACAGCATCAGATAAGGTATGGTCTGGAACAGCCGCCTCTCAAACCATTCAATACACTATACTTAGTACCATAGGTTCGTCTTATGCACCTTATAGTGTAAAATCCAAGCCTGAATGGTGCTCTGTTAATTACGATTCTCCAACAGATAAGGGGGCGGTAGCTAAGATAACTATGACAGCCAACACGAGTACTTCTTCTTCTCGTCAAGGAAAAGTTGTTTTCAGTCAAAACGCTACTGGAAAGACGCTTACTGTCAACATGGAGCAAGCTGCGGCAGAGGTTAAGCTCGTACCAGCACATATTACATTAAAAAACGGCTCTTGGGCTACATATAAAAAGAATAATGTTTCTTATAACCCTGGTGCCGGTAAGTGTATTGCTGGATTCGAGTGGACTGGAGATGAAAATGGAGATATACGAATTTATACTTGCGACATCAAGGTTGTAGATTCCAGTTACCGTGAGATACCTGGAGCTACCATAAGCATTGGAACTACAACCCAGAGAAAACAACCTGGAAGTTCTTGCTCGTATTTCGGAGCTGTAATGGGAGGTATATTGGCAGGATATGTTCATGTTGGAGATGAGAATAAGGATACTACATGGTATATACGAACTATAAACGTATCCTATGATGGCAAATTGTATAAGAGTGCTACTGTTAGACAATTTGAAAAAACAGGTATTTCCAAGAATGGTGGTATATTTAATGCCTATAATGAGTCACCTGCTTCTTACAACTTTATCGTAGATGGAGCTGAGTGCGGTGATGATAGAGGAACTTTAAAATACTCTTATTCTCAGATGAATCTTAACCCAGCATAATTAACAAGGGAGGGAATTTAGTTCTCTCCCTTGAATGTTTTTTTGGGATTATAATATTTTGTTTTAAGTATTGTCTATTAGGATAAAAATGATTAATATTGCACATCATTCAATTTTAAATTTTTAGTATCATGGCTTGTAAAAAGAAAGCTCGTCAGGGTGGTGAAGTCGATAAGAAAGACAAACCTAAAATGCGCCAAGGCGGTAGCGTTGGAGGCAAGATGAAAAGAAAGAAGACGAGCACTAAAAAGTGATTGAAAACCAGGGGAAGGTGCTGATCGCCTTCCCCATTTTAATAACATAACAACAATTTATTATGAGCAACAAGTTTATTAGCAAAGGGCAAAGGAATGTCTGTGTGACGTTTGTGAAGTACTATCCTGTATTGATGCAGGTTATTATGTTAGCCAGCATTTTTGATGAGTTTTATCCTTTTAGTATCACTAATTGGCTGTATCCGATATTAGGTCATTCTCTATCATGGGACCTATTTCTCTTGGCTTTTTCAAGAATGTTCAGGCTTCGTATATGGCATAGGTTATTGATCTATAGCATGATTTTTAATATCTGTGTAGAATGGGTTACGGTTAATATAGAGATGCCTATTGAGCACAATATAGTAGTGTGGTCTGTTATGGCTGTTACTCTGTTGATAATCATTGCCTCTATTGTTTTTAGATTTAGAACAGGGTGTTTTGAAAATGAAAGAAATTCTGACAGAGACGCTGCGTAAAAGTGGTGCAGCGGTATGCGATAAGATAAAGGAGATGTTTTTAAGCGGGGAATGTGATCATCTTACAGCCAACGATCTTGAGACATGGACGCAGCTTGCTAATCCGGCTAAGTACTATACCGGAGAAGAGGCTGTTTCTTATCTTAATGTAACTTCTAAGAAATTTTATGAATATCGGAAGGCTAAGTTAGTTCCTGATCCGGTTAAGATAAAGGGATTCCCTAAGCCTTTATATACGAAAGTCATGTTGGATGAGGCTATAAAAACCATATCCGGCATGAGTGAAAGAGAGATTTATATGAGGATATTGAATGCTAAATCAAGAGAATCAAGAGCAAAAGAAAGGAGGGGAGCATGATTACAAATGGTGAATTTGTATCAAGAGTCATAAACGGTATTCATGCCCTTGATAAAGACTCCCATGTTAGCCGGAGATGGATATTGAATATCGGTAGAACCAAAGCCGAATCTTATACGGCCCAGAGGTGGGATGATGGGACGTTACTTGGCGACCACCGGCTCCTAACTTACGTTACTTGTCTGGAGATGATTGAAGTTGATAAAATAGTTTGCTGCGATGCCGAATTTGCGTTGTGTAATACACTTATGCGTTCAAAGCATAGGCTTCCAGGACTTCTTTATTCTGCCCTCAGACCGGCTATTACTAAGGTGACTAACGTAGATAACACTATATTTTTTAAGTTCGCTGAAATAAAGTCGTATCGCAATGAACAAAAAAGACCGTATGCTAAATATGTTAAAGAACGTCGTCCTTTTTATTATGTAGAAAACGACTATATTTATATACCGGATTTCCATATAGAGCTTATTAACGTAGAGTTCTTTACAACAAGAAGAAAGAAGGCGCTGGAGTTAATGGCTTGCGATCCTACACCTAAAGGGTGCGAATCTGAATGGGAATACGAATTTATTTGCCCTATTAAGCTGATTGAGTATGTAGTGGCAGAGACGATAAAGGAAGTAGCATTCAGGCTACAGATTCCTATTGATGAAAATCCGAATCTTGATTCCAATCAGAAAAGTCAAATCGTTCAATAATAAAATATTATTTATCTTTATTTGGGTCTTAGTTGTGAAACCAAGACCCATTTTTATATAACTTAGTAACATGAAAAGAACATCAATACAATCACCGTATTTTGCAGCCTACTACCATCGTCTTATGAAGAGAAAGAATGGTTTTAAGAAAGGCATGATAAGAGATAGAGGAAAGATTTTAAGGCTGTTGTCTATTATATGGAAAACCGTATCAGAGCATTATGTGGAAGCTGATGCTGGTGTTTACGTAGATAACGTGGGCTACTTATGCCATGTGCTTATACCGGGCCAGCGCTTTGCCGTCAGGCGGGACCTGGACATCGTGAGCAGGCTCGGCACCAACGGCTACCTCTACAACCACCTGGCTATGGATTTCGCAGACTCTAAAAGATATTACCATTTTGTAATACAAGATAGCTTGAAAAAGAAGTTAAGAGTTAAAATGAATAAAGGACGAAGATACCGATTTATGTACAATGAAATACTTGCCAAAAGAAGGGTGTTTAAAGATTTCCAGATTAAGAGAGTTTTCGAAGATCGAGAACTCAATCATAGGAACATGTAAAAAAAACATAGCGATTACCCTTTATTGATATAGGTTAATCGCTATATTTGCATATCCGTCTACCTTCTCAGGCTGGCGGATATAAAAAGTAAAATTCCTATTATGGGAACAAATGTAAGCAATTTTCAAAACAATGCGAAGAACAGTAACATTATTTTGACGTCGGAATCCAACGAAATGGAATTTAGCAAAGAGGTTAAAACCGTATCATCTTTCAAAAATTCAGATTTTGGAGAGCTAAAAATTATTATTATTGACGAAGAACCGTATTTTATAGGATCTCCTATAGCTTCATTTTTAGGGTACACTAATCCGAGAAAAGCGATAAGGGATCACGTTGATGAAGATGATAGACTAATAATGAAAGTACCTGATACTCAAGGGTGGAACGAAACGTTCCGTCCCTACACTCCAAACACTAAAATACTGATAATCAATGAGTCTGGATTGTATAGCCTAATTTTTGGATCAAAGATGGATTTTGCTAAAAAATTCAAGAAATGGGTAACATCTGAAGTTCTTCCCTCTATAAGAAAAACCGGCTCCTATTCTATAACACCGAAAGACTATCCATCTGCATTAAGAGCATTAGCTGACGAGATTGATGCCAAAAATAGAGCCATAGCCGAGAGGGCGCAAGCAGAGGCGGAGAGACAACAGGCGATTAAGACCATAGAAGAGCAGCGTCCTGATGTGGAGTTTGCAGAATCATTTAAGAAAGTTGACCATGAAAATATGTGGTTGATTAGAGATATTGCGAAGAAGCTTGAACAAAATGGGATCATTATTGCCGAAAAGAATCTCCGTATGTTTCTTGAAGAAATGAAATTCATGTTCAGGAACGGGCAGGGTAAATGGGAACTATACAGTGATATCGTTAAAAATAAGTTTGGTGTTTATCGATCTTACTTTGTGGATAAGTACTCCGGGGAAAGAGTTAATCAGCAAACAATATACATGACTGGTGCCGGATATGAAGTTACGCTCAATGGTATAAAAGGGAAATGTAGAAGCACGTTTCTAAAGTACGGTAAGTCTGAAGATCCTAACTTTTAAAACAGCAAAATAGGGCATTAATCAGATTATTAATATCTTTGTGGAGGTCAGGTTCGTTTCCTGTCCTCCATATTTTTTTTTACGATGACTGTTGAGGAATATATCATAGAATTAAAATCATCTTTAAGATCATTTGACAAGCGTGATCTGATAGATGAGGTATCCATCTACAAATGGGTAGAAATTGCCCTGAAGAAGTTTGGAGGCGATATTACTATGCGCAAAGAGGCGGTAGTGGACGTCAAGCGAGGACAGGCTCGTATGCCGGGAGATTACTTTGATCTTATTCTGGCATTTAAATGCGATTTCAAGGGATATGAGGTGCCGGAAGGTGACAAGGTGATATCAGAACTTCAAAATACAATAGCTTGGAAAGAACGTACCGAAAGAAGTTATAGGTGGTGTTCTTGCGATGAATGTTGTAAAGACGAATGCGAGAAAGTGATAGTTGAAAAATTTTATATCAATGTTCATGATCGCGATCATGAAGTTCGTTGCTATTATGACCGGCCGGTAATGTTAGGTCTTGCTAAGCCTATGCTTCGTGATTCTTGTTTAAGTAAATGCCGGAATAAGGTAATAAAGGATAGTCCGTATGAGATAAATATCGTAAACGGATTCCTGTATGCTAATTTCGATGGTCCTATTTACATGCAGTACCGGTCTCTTCCTTTCGACGGAGAATCTAATATAATTATACCAGACACGCCTCAAGGTCTGGTATTGGATTATGTGGATAATTTTGTAAAGATGAGATTCTTTGAGGAACTGATGTATAATGGAGAGGCACAAGGAGCGGCCGATTTGTTCAAGTTGTATGCACAGCAAGATTTGGTTAAGCTGAAAAATGCTAAGACCGAACTTAAGATGATGGGTATGACATTGAAAGGTATGTATGAACCTCTTAGGCGGCGTCGTGCCGAGTTTGAGATTTATTCTAAGGCATATCCTGTAATTGATAATATACTTAAATTGGTATGATTGAGGTAGTTTTATTTATATACTTGTCTGGCGTTATTGCATCTATGATTGTTTGGTCAATCAGGCAATTTAAAGGAGATGCGAGTTTGGTAGAGACAATGTACTGCCCGGTAGTATTTTTGTTGAGCTGGATATATGTATTTGAAATATTTAAAATGAAATAAGATGTTAGAGGTTAAAGCAAGCGAAATAGTAACCGCCGACAAAATGAGAGGCATAGGACCGGCAAACATCATCTTCACAGCCGGCCCTAATCCGGTAGCTGAAGATCGTAGAGGCGTAGCTAAGGTAACGGCTGGTGGAGAGAGTAAGAACGTTACAATCACACAAGCTGCCGGCGAGCAGGTTGTTGTAATTCCTGAGTTCGATTATCTTGTTCTTAGGTACGGATGGGAATCGGAAGACGGTTCCGATTTTGATACTGCAACCGGTTTCACCGATACAGGCATCTCAGATGTAGATAATAAATACGTTGGATGGAGTAAGCAGTGGGCTACTACCCAACAACAGGTAGGTGATTACCTTGTTTATGGTGGTGATAACATGCAGTCCGGTCTTGAAGGTGCGCTTATTAAGATGAAGACCTTGCTATCAGCGCCTGGAATGGACGAGTCGGAACCTAATATCAATGCTGATATCTATGGTAATTGGTATGGAAATAGAGGGCGAGGAAATGTTGTTGTGTCTTTTACAGCCTACCTTGGAGGAGAGATGGTTAAACAAGGATTTAATTTCATTAATGAAGGAGGTACGGAAGTTTACTCCGACAGCATCACTACTAACGTTTCGGCTCATGGTGAAACCAATTACCAAAATATAAAAGGTTTGTACACTAAGATGGGTACGATGGTTTATAATAAGGAAAAGCGTGATTGTGTTATTGTTATAGGTTAAGGTGATGGAAGGTCTTTGGGATAAATACAATAGGATTAAGGAGGTGTTTTACCGGGATTTTGTTTATGATTCCAGCTACACAGAGCAGGCCTCGTGCATCCCCCTGTCGTCGGTGAAGAACGGGGCAGGCTGGGTCGGCGACGGAACTATCAACCTGGCTCATTATCTCCAGTTTATATACACGGAAATGGTTCTTGGCAGCAAGACAGAAGATGATGTGCGTAATTCCATATTGGTACTTACTCGCCTTGCCGATACTACTTATGATCTATTTTTTAATAGTAACAAAGGTATTTATTTCAAATTCGAAAAAGGATTTTTCTTAAGAGACGATATCCATAGCGAAGATGCCGATAAGTTCGGTCTTACTAAGATAAGTTCTGGATATACTAATGGTATAGAGTTAAAAGACGAAGATCCATGTTTCTCCCCATTTACTTCACAAGATCAGATCTGGAATCTGGCTCCGATATTAGCTTTCTTATCAGAAAAAGGATTTGAAGAAGCCGGGCAAGCAGGATACGATATTTTTGAGTACGTTATTAGAAACAGACACAAGATATACAATCCTTATTACAGCGCCTTGCTTCATCATTGGACATTTCTTCCTGATATGGACACCGATAAGGTTAAGCCGTGGGATAGGGTTAGTAATCGTAACAAGAATCTTAAATACAAAGTCAAGGTTAAGAGAGGGGCTAACAATTGGTACTTCTCTGGAGGGTTCAGATGGGCATTTAAGAAGTTTGGAGGCGAGTGCAGTACATTCTGGCATTGCCTATGGTATAAACCATTTATATTCTTAGCAGATAGAGTATATCATCCATATGTATGTAAATGGTTTGGCATTAAAGTCAAAAATAATTCTTACTATTGTCTTGGATCCACAAATGAAAAATCATGGTACGGCCCTAAGTTCATAAAGAGGCTTGTTAATAAGTTTAACAAGTCTTTGGAAAGGGGAGAGCTATTTATGCCTCATCTGGTTTTTCTTCATGGAGGTGAAGACGTTGATGGAAGTAGCTTAGAGTCATACCTTAAGGAATGGGAATGGGATGGAGTTAATTCTCCTATAGAGTTTTTAACTTTGTATAATTGGTATAAAATATTTTTTGACAATGAAAATATATTATAAATCAAAAATGGCTAAGTTATTTACGTTCATTGACGGCTACAAAACAATTATGTTATTTGGAGCCGTATTTACCGAACGTGATAGTATATCATTGAGAACCGAATATCATGAGGAGGCGCATTGCAATCAGTATCATACAATGTTTTGTTTTGGCATGTTTATATCATTGCTTACAATAGGATTGTGTCTCTTATTCGGTAATGCAGGATGGTGGATGTTATGGCTGTCCCTTATTCCAATATTTTTATACTATACATGGTATTTAATTGAGTACCTGATTAGGTTGTGCATATATTGCGATCATGATAAGGCATATCATAATATCGTATTCGAAAGAGAGGCTTTCGACTTAGAAAAATATTGGAATAAGCATGATGTTTTGAGGAAGGAGTCGGAAGGGTTTAGCTTCCTCGGTTATTATAGAAAGGAGTATCATTATGAGTAGGAGAAGATATTTTAAGGAACAGAGATCTGGTAATGGAGCTATTTATCATTGTGTAAAAACAGAAATCGAGCCTGGAGATAGGGTCAGGTTATTTAATTTAATGAATAAAATCAAATCCGATACAATTAGCCAGGATAAGATAAATAGCGTATTGAATCAACTTAGAGAAGGGACAGCCTTTAATATTCATACTCAGAGTTCAGTTTCTTTTTCGTTTTCAAGCACCTCTGCCGGTCACGAACCAATGACAATACGGATTACATTTGACCCGTATCCTACAAGTGAACAACAGGGTATTATATACAAGTTTCAGATAAATGACCAGAGGTACGTTTTTATGTTTTCTAATAGATACGATGGAATGAGAGATCTTATTAATAATGCAGATGAAGATGTTGATTGTATTACTTCTGCAACAGAGAGGGGTAGTATGTATCGCAATGATTCTTTCTTTGTATTTGTTTGATTATCTATATTAAATATAATTATATGATTTACAATAAGTTATTATATATAGGGGGGGGGTAATTCCTGATATATTATGAGGCGTCGTTTTTCTTTTGATAAAAATAGGGAGCTTGAAGACTTTCTTATAAGGTTTTATCCAGCCGGGAATTACACATGGATAGTTCCTGATGGCTGTTTTCTCGTAGACGTTTTTTTTAGTTGGAGGCGGAGGTAGCGGTAGCTCTGCCGGCGGTGGAGGTGGTTATACCAAGACCTTCAAATCTGATAGCAAAGGTTGGAAAGACGGAGAGGCTATTGCTGTAAAACCAGGTCAATCTATTTCTATAACAGTAGGAAAAGGAGGAGCAAAAGTTTATCAAGCCGAACAAAATTCTCCTGGTAAAGATGGTGGTTATTCTCAATTTATGAGCTCGTCTTATAGAGCAAATGGAGGAAAGGGAGCTAATAAGTGGAGGGGGGGGGATATCCGATTATAGTGAAGGATCTGGAACAGGAGGATCAACAAACGGATCTGGTAAAGGAGGAGGAGGTTATGGCGGCGGAGGAGGCGGCGTCAGATACTCTATGGTTTATGCCGGAGCCGGCGGTGATGGTACTGTGTTAATTAGGGGTAGAAGATATAAATCGTAAGTAGATGTTATGAGACGAAGATTTGAAAAAGTTAATATGGCTATGGGTAATTGTTTCTCTCCTGTAATGGAAGGGAGTCAATTTCAATGGAATAATATTGTAGTTAATAGTCCAGCATATATAACTCCAATAAGAAGAAAGAAATTCAAGATAAGTTTTGGAGAATTTGATTTATCCAAAGTTTTGTCTAATGTATCATCTAATCGTGATATTATAATAAGAGATAAGTCTGTATATACGTTTCTATTGTTACTTCTGTCTGCTGATCATTCTAAATGCAGTTTGTTTAATAATCATCTAACAGTTAATACCCAGGATTTACCAAGATATATTTTTTACATTGATTCCGAACATAAGGAACTGTATTCATACAAAGACGGGGTTTTAGAAAGTAACGTGACGATAATGGATCCAGTTGATAATCATTTCTATAATTATATTGATATTCAAATAAGAAATTTCAATGATAATCCTATCCCCGATTTTTATGTAGGTGTGGTCGATAAAGTAGGAGACTGAAAATGTATTTCTTTTCTTCACCTACTTTAGAAATCCATGATTAAATCTCTTTTGTTATCTTTGTGACAAACAGTTATTAACATGGCATTAGAAGATAACAGAAACATAGCGGTTCCTCAAACAGGTATGAATCGCGATCTGCATCCGTCGAGTCTTACGGATCAGCATTATACGTTTGCCTTGAATGCCAACATCGAATCCGAGGATGGTAATGTTGGGATGAGATCTAACGAGCATAGTAATCTTAAATGCATTGATTTCGATGGGTTTAAAGTTATTGGTTACAAGAATGATCTTACTTCAGGCAATATCTATTTTTTTATAACAAATCCTGAAACAGGCGTATCTAAAATAACTTATTTCAAGCCTGAATCCGATACAAGTATCTTATCCGATTCCGATATAGAATCTATGGTAGAAGGATCGGAGTCGTTGTGTTCTGGCATGAAGACCTTGCTGGAAGACAACGAGCAAGATCCTTGCCTTAAGTTCTCTATCTACCATCCTATAAAAACCATAGAAATAAAGACAGAGAAATGTGGAAAATGTATTTACTGGACTGACGATTATAATCCTCCCAGGTATGTTATTGTAGACAAGGCTCTGACTCCTGATGATGAAGGTGATATATGGTATCATTATCATGGGTATAAGATATGCGATAAAGAATACGATAGGAAAAAGTTCATGCAGGAGAATGGTTGTTTTCTGGCATGTGAGAAACTTAGGGTGTTTCCGCTACTCAAACCCATGTGCATAGAGCCGGCTCAGATAGAGTACGGGGGCAGCCTGCGCTCAGGCGTCTATCAGGCCACTGTGGCTCCTTGTGACGAGTTTGGAAATGAGCTTGGAAGTTATTCTAATCCTACTAATCCTGTACCTATATTCGATGAACAGTATATTACTCAAAAAGATGGCAAATGGGGAGAATGTACTAATTTAGGTATTAGATTCGTCGTATCTAACATAGATCGTCAAGTTGAATATTTTAAGGTTGTTATCATTCAAAATACAGTAGGATACAACGGAGAAACTCAACCGGTTGTTGATTACTTTGTAGAAGGTATCCATCCTGTATCAGAAAAGACTATATTGTATTATTCGGATCTTAATAACAAACGTACTACATTCGAACACATATCCTTGAAAAAACCTGTGTATAACACATCGAGGGGGATTGTGGCTGTCGGGAATCGTCTTCTTCAATATGGTCTTACGGCGGAAAAAGAATGGAATTTACAGCCTGTAGTTTCCCTCATGGGACACTTCCTTCAATGGCAGGCATCGGTAGCCCACGAAGATCTGTATAAGGATGGTAATGCCTGTTCATTGTATGTGGGGTATATGAGAAATGAAGTGTATCCGTTTGCTATTTCTTTTAAGTGCTCCAACGGTTATAAAACTCCGGCATTTGTGTTAATACCTCCCCCTTATAAAGATGCTGCGGCAGAAATAGAAAATAAGGATACTGATAGAGTATATAAGTCCATAAACCAATATGCTCCTCCTTGCTCAGGGCAAGAGCGTAAATTCAAGTGGCAATATTATAATACGGCAGGAGATCCGAAGGATTTTGATGATGAAGAAACCGGACAAGAAGAATGTAAGAATCCGGCTACTATCGGTCAAACTATAACATTACAAAATAATTTTAAAACTTATACGAACGTTAGTTTTACATTCAGAAGTCAGATTATAATAGATGAGGTGATTAATTATTTTTCATCTAATATAAAAGACATCGCATGTAATACCGCTACAGAAGAACCTAATAATGCTGCTGCCAACGAAATATGCGATATATTCAACAGCTACGGAGACCCTGACGATCCTAATACGGAGGAACAAAAAGAAGTTATAGATGGTATCGAGGCTCCTGAGTTTGGAGCCGAGTGTACTGATGCGCATCGCCAGTATTCGCTTATTACAGCTCCGGTAGATCGTATTGTGGGTTTCCGTGAAGAATATACGTATAAGGAGCTCGAGGATATGGAGCACGTATCCACCGACTACCTATATACTACCGGCGGTGAAAAGCAGGATAAGTATTCTGTGTTATTTAACTGGGAACTACAGGAGCAAATGATAGAGTTCATGGACAAGTATTTCTTTGCCGATGACGAAGATGGCGGTCATTGGGCTGGATACTGGTCGGGTGATGACGGAACCAAGGCGTGTGCTGTATATGATTCTCTGTTACAACCGTCTGTTGTATTACAGTCTATAGCCGAAGCTATTTATATTCTGGATTCTATGCCGTGTACTTGCGGATGTTTTATAGAAGAGCCTTGTCTTAATCCTACTGTTGCCAGAAGCGATTATAACTCATTCCAGTCATCTTCTACACTTCTTGGAGCATATCTTCTTATGAATGATGTGTGGAATGATGATAAAGGAGAAAGTAAGGTCTGCTTCCCGGACAGCAATCACTGTCTTCCAGATTGGCGTGCCGGACGTTCTTCGAGCACTATCCACAATGACGCCTACAGGTCGAGGATAGCGCCTGGAGCCTTGATAAGGGACACCTGGCCTGAGATAGAGAAGAAGATAGATGATTATTCATATAATTTCCTTGATACCGGTTACGTTCCAGAAGGAGATTACGGAGATGGATGGACCTGGGATTCTTATGCTAATTTAGCTGACAATAACGTAGGCGCTCTTATTCCTGAAGATGTTGAAGGTTCTACGATGCTTACGTCAGAGTTGTTGGTATGGAGGTTTACGAAATGCGTGCTTCGTAACGCCCGTTTCCTTCATATTACAAGACCTAAAGAATGGGATGATCCTGATTTCCCGGCCAAGGACAAAGTTCTTTATCTGGAATCTTTGGGTAAAATAGATGGTCTTATGGATGCTGTGTCCACACAATATGTCCGTCTTTCTTTTTGGAAATCATTAGATCCAAGATACAAAGGAAGCAATAGGAAGATAGATAAGGATGATCTCAACTTTGATTGGGAGAAGATTATGGATGAAGGTGATAATTATGTTATTGTTGGAGCATCCCGTCCTTACTTTGGGCACATAGGCGAATCTTTCTTCGATAAGTACCCTGATGGATTGTATGTAGCCATAGACTGTCCTATAGTATCGTGCCCTTGGATTTTTACCGTCCGACAGATTAATTTCTGTAAGGTTAAAGACGATGGAGAAGAGGAGAACAGTAAGAAACCGTCAAGAGGTTTGGTAGGCACATCTTACGTCCTTGGTAAAACTATATACCCCTATATTTTTGGTATCAGAGAAAAGGAAATAGACAGGATAAATGTACGGGCAAAAGAAATATCGTTAAGGGCCACAGTAGAATACTCCAGCCAGTGTACGATATGCGGGGATCGCCCCATAAACTGCGCTCCAAGGAAATACAAGTACGGTGATTTCGCTTACTGGGAATCGTCTGAGAAGTATCCTGCTAATTTTGAGCTGTATGACAGCAGCAAGGTTAAGATAAGTGATCATGGTTATGAAGGCAATTCCAAGAAAGCATACGACAATATCGTATCCAGGCTTACTGAATACTACGGTTCCCCTTCTACGGATGATAAGGGGATGATGTCTTTTAAAGGTCATAAATATGGTACGGTAGATACCAGTACCGTCTTTTGCCAACAACCTATCCGGCATTATAAGTTCCCGGACAACGATCATATGCTTTTCATGAACCGGGATGTTAGGTCTTATGATGTTCCTTCTGATATTTATCCTATAGGAATATTAGTAGACGAGGATATGATTAACGTCTTCCTTGATTTTGCTGTAGATTCCGGATTGATAACCAAAGAGCAGCGAGATATGGTTACAGGCTATGAGATATATAGAGGTGACAGACGTCTTAATCGTTCTGTCATAGCTACTGGAATAGCTTATGACATGTATAAATATTCGGGTCAAAATTCGAATCTTAATCTGTATCCTAATTATCCGTATAATGATTTATCGGATGACTCTTTTAATTACGCAACTGAAAAAAGGGTATCGTTTATAACCCACCCATTTTTCAGAAGAGGAAACGTGTGGTATGCATTTAGTTCTCCTGATATTTATTTCAATAAGCCTGAAACCCCTACGGAGGTGGCTATAGAAGGTTTTATAAGGGGAATGTCTGTAGGAAACTTTGATGAGGTTGAAGATCATCCCAAATGGACGATATTAGGGAAACAATCATATAAGATGGCGGCTACGTTGGCTAACATCGAATCTACGGCCACCATAGCTTCTCAGATAGCGGAAGAGCTTATGAACCGTTCTACGTCTGCGTATGTAGGTGTGATAGGTAATATCAATATGGCAATGATATTTGCTTCAATGATTGCCACCATATCTGATACGCTTGCTAAAAGACCGGTATTGTATGGTAAGTATAGATATGATTGGCTCACGACATTCATAAACAATGGCCCAAGAAGAAACCATGCTTTTTATTACACGTCTGTAGGTTACTACAATAGCATGATGGGCTTCGATGATACGGCTCCATACGAACAAAACAGATTAAGGGGATTGGCTAACACCAAGAGTCTTAAATCAGGTATGTACCCCATATCCGACCCGTCTACGACATCATCTTGGGTTACTGGAGAAGATGTGGGTGATGATAGCCAAAACGCTTCAAAAGATTTCTTGTTTATAAATAACATAGATAGAGAATCTTCTATGTTCTTGTCTTTTGGAGATCCGGGGGAAAGGGATCCTGATACGAGTATCTTAAATTCAAAGTATCTCGTATCGTATCCTATGCAGGCTCAGGTATATGATACAAGTCGTATCCATGACCCTGTTATCATGGCTTCTGATGCCGGGTCTAAAGAATCTTTTGAAAGAACGAAGATGTTGTCTTATATCTGTTCTCCATATATGAAGCTTATGCGGTACAGGCCCGATCAGTATGGAGCTATAGAAGACATCAAATGGATATCAGTCGGAGGATGTGGATTCTTCCAAGGAGGGAAACAACCGCTGTTTGGCGGTGACACCTACATATCGAGGTTTTCCATGAAACGAAAATTCCCATTTTTTTATAATACTGCTTTTGGTATAGGGGATATGATACCATTTGCTTACAATGATTACCGAAATGTCGGATTTCCCAAGTATTTCGTTAATTACGATACTGGAGAAGATATGCTTGAGCATACTGACAACGAACGTTTTAATAGCTGGACATCATCAAGCAAAGGAACGTATTCTTTTTATCCAAACAGAAAAAGTTTGTATAATTTAAATGGTGAGAACGAGGCTAAGAAATACGTGGATGGTAGATTCTATCTGTGGTCTTATGGTATTCCTCAATTCCTCGTAGAATCGGAAATAAACTGCAATTTCCGATTAGAAGGAGTAGAGCCCCATGAATGGTTTTATCCGGCTCATGGTGATTTTGCTTGGTGGACACAAGAAAAGAACGTATCTATCCATAGGGACAATGATTACAAGATAAGTCCTATCTATTCATCAAGAATGACATTGACGCCTAATGTATTGCCGGCGACATACGAACGTCGTTTTTATGATTGTGCTTACCAGCGACCTAATGGGGTTATATGGAGTAGGGCTGACGTATCTGAAAACAGTCAAACAGATCCGTGGCTGACGTACAAGCCTATGGACTATCATGAGTTCCCAACCAGCAACGGGAAGCTTATTCACATGAAGCGTATTGAATCCGATCAGATTCTTGTCAGGTTCGAGGATCAGGTTTCACTCCATAACGCCATAGACGTAATCAAGGAGCGCACCTCCCCTGGGCAGGCTGAGATGGGCACCGGCGGTCTGTTCGCGTCCCGGCCTCTGGAGTACAACACGACCGACCTTGGTTATTCTGGAACCCAGAGCACTGAAATAATTAGTTCAGAATTTGGTCACTTCTGGGTAGATACTAAAAGAGCACAGGTATTTATGACCGATCCGAACGGACGTAATCTTAAGGAACTTAGTGTAGGTATCAGGCATTGGCTCAAGCGTCATCTTCCTTTTAAGATTCTTAGATACGGAATAACTAATATCTTAACCGGTACAGAGATGACAGAAGAAGATACAGACAATAAATTTATCGGTCTTGGTCTGTCTCTTGGATGGGATAACAGGCATAAGAGGGTACTCATCACGAAAAAAGATTATATACCTGTTAAGAACCCGGCATATTATAAATATGATGGTGGAAGGTTCTTATACAATGAAACAGAGGTGCTGTCAAACGATAAGGAAATATCTTTAAAGGACGAACAATATTTCAAGGACGTGTCGTTCACTATCGGATATTCGTGTCTGAAGCAAGAATGGATTTCTTATTATTCGTTCTGTCCTGACTATTATATAGAACAGCAACAATATTTCCAGACAGGAATAAACTTCCCGGCATCGGATGAAGAAGGTGGCTTATGGAGCCATTTGCTGACGAATAAGAGCTTTCAGACATTTTACGGAGCAACATATCCATTTATATTAGAAGTGCCGATAAAAGAGAAATATAACGGTTCTACGCTGGCTTCTGTAGAATACGAGCTTGATGCAAGGAAATACGTAGATGATGTGAATTACACTCTTGACAGGAAAGTAGGTTTAGATACGATAACTATCTACAACGACACAAACAACTCAGGTGAAATTCATCTTGTTCCAGAAGAAAAGAATAATTTAGCACAACGTATATCATATCCGAAGATCGTAGGTGACCATACTGAGGTCCTGGATACTGAGGTATATAGAAGACATAAGTTAAATGACTTCTTCAACAGGGTTGACGATGACCGATCTGAAACACCTATCTGGATCAAGGACGATAACGATATAAATAAGTCAGTTAATCCTGATGCTCTTAATTTCAGACGGTCATGGCTGGATAGGTTGCGTGGTAGCTGGATGCTGATGAGGATAAAGAAACTAATTAGCAACCGGAAAATTATATTCCAGTGGTTGATTTCTGAAGATAAGATTAAGAATAGATAATATCGTATTACCCTCTACTTTTCAATAAGTAGAGGGTAATTTTTTATTCTACACATATAAATCCGTATTTTTTTATTATATGACAAATATCATTATTATCCATCCTGAACCATTCTCCATCGACTCTTACTGAATCATATTCTTTATGTATTAATAATTCTACATTTTTATTGCATACTCCTATTATAGATAAATTAGGATTCCCAATAGATAGTGTTTTAAGTCTTTCAATAGGATTACGGCTTTTCCCTATTTTAAATAAACCACTCGAACTATCTTTAATTATATAGGTATTAATATCACCACTGGAATTTTTATCATGCGTGACTGGGGCTGGTTTGTTGCATACTGTAAGGAGTGATGCGTTTTCACCGAACAATATGGATATTATATCTATGGCCTCTTTGTATATAACGGATAAAGATTGCAACATGATATACAAATCAACTTGTCTAACCATGTTGTCATTTATAAACGTTAATATTCCAAATCCACTATCAATGAAAATAATACTTACATTTTCTCCGTACACTTTATTGAATAAGTTATATACTTTCTCATTGTCATTTTTTTTCAAATTCTATTATTTTAAAATTTTTACTATTAAACGGAGAGTTGTCTTCATTTAATAGTAAATCAACAATATATCTATCCATATATTTATTTTTTTTATGTTATACGCAAATATACAATACGATACTGTCTATTATGTTGTCTGTGTGTTAATTTGTTCAAATTAATCTATTTTAAATCATTTTAATTTGTAAATCATATTTTAGTGTCTATATTTGCATCGTAATCAAGAGAGATTATAATGCAAGACAGTGGTGATGGAAGGTGATACTTCGGTTTGTGTCACAGGTTCGAGTCCTGTATTTTTCATGCAAGAAAGATTAGATCAGTTGGTAGATTAAAACCTCCTTTCAAACACCTTCCAAATTATCCCTGTTTTAACAACATATACAGATGGTGAGGAGTTCGGTTACTTCGAAAATTAGCGCAGTGGTTTAACGCAGCATCAGGTACATTTGCTTTTCATCGGTTCGAATCCGATATTTTCATCTTAGATCCGGCTCCGCTTTTCCTCTGTTTGAAAGACATAAGAAACTAATGAGTGGTGATGGGGTTAGTTACTTCGAATTTAGCTCAGATGGATAGAGCGATACTCTTTTAAAGTATAGGTCGATGGTTCAAATCCATTATTTCATTGTTTACACTAACTTCAGCTTTTCCCTCATTGAGTATTCATTTTGATATATTTTTTTTTCAAGCAGTGGTAGTAATATCACTGCTTTTTTTTTGTATAACACTTTAAAGAAAACAACAACAAATGGGAAAGTTTAACAAAAAGGACGAAGGTGTTAAACCTACGATCGTGAATCACATGGGAGAGAAGGCGTATAAGCCTAACGCAGAAGAAGAGTTGGTATCTACGGTAATGACTACCATGTTGTCTGATTCTTATTATGAGAAAGAAAAAGACAAGGTGAACAGGATTAAGGACCTTATGGATCAAGTAGATCCGTATTTCGCAGCACAAACAGCATTGTATGTCAGGAAAGAAGGAAAGCTTAGGTCGGTAACGCATCTTATGGCTTCTGTCCTTGCCAGCAAAGCATCGGGTAAGGAATGGGCTTCAAGGTTCTATAACAAGATCGTTATGCGTCCTGATGATATGAGCGAAATCCTTGGCTGTTATGCGGCTCTTAACGGCAAAAATCCAAAGAAGTTAAGAGGTATATCCAGTGCTATTAAGAAAGGATTTAAGACGGCTTTGGAAGGTCTTGATCCGTATCGGATTGATAAGTATAAGATGGACAGTAGGGTCATTACTATGGTTGACCTCGTAAACTTATTTCACCCTAAAGGCAATCAGGCTAATAAAACGGCTTTCCAGTACCTTATAGAAGGTCGGTCTTTGTCTGGATTATACGAAAGCAAGATTCTTGAAAAAGAAATGTCTAAAGCCGGACAGGATAAGAAAGATAATAAGGAAAAGAAAGAAGCTTTAGGTGACGCTATTCGGGACGTGGTTTCTAATGTAAAAGGTATGCCTATTTTTAATATGGTTCGTAACCTTGTAAACATAATCAAATACGCACCTGATCAAATAGATGAAGTTTGTAGGCAGCTTACAATAGAAGAGAAGGTGCTTAATTCGAAGATGCTTCCTTTCCGTTTTGCTTCAGCTTTCAAAGAGGTTGAAAATATGGGCACTGATGGTTCCGATAACGATATTGTATTTGAGTCGGATAAAAAACGAGCTAAATTAACAGCGCGTAATAAATATAAGATTTTAGATGCGTTGGAGAAAGCCATAACCATCTCCTGCAAGAACCTGCCGGTATTGGAGGGGCGGTCGGCTATCCTGATTGACCACTCTGGCTCTGTACGTGGAGATATGGGAGGATCTTCTGAGGTGTCTGCCTTTAGCAAAACAAGTACGGCTGTCATTGGTAACTTATTTGGCTGTATGATTGCTTCTGTGCTTCCTGACGTATTTATTGGTATGTTTGGTGACAAACTTATCAATTACGAATATGATAGAAGTAAAGGTGTTTTATGGAATAACAAAAAATCTTTTACTGACGGAGGAGAATGCGGTGGTGCTACAGAAAACGGTCTTTTTGTGTTTTTAGATAAGTGCGTTAAAGATAAGATCAAAGTAGATAACTTGTACGTTATTTCAGATATGCAGATAGGAGACGGTGAATCTGTTGTATGGGAGAAAAGTTCCAGTTATGGATATGGCAAATTCGCCGAACTTTTGAAAGGATTCAAGAAAGTGAATCCAAATTGCAAGATCGTTTCTATTTCTATTCAAGGATATGGAAGTGAGATGTTTTACAGAGGATCTAATATCTTGAACATAGCTGGCTGGTCAGAATCTATCTTCGATGTTATTAACAGCAAGTTCTGCGGATATAAGAATATGATTGAAGAAATTAAGAAAATAAAAATATAATCATTGATTTTGCTTCAATTGTAATTTCCATAGTAAACAAGTTTTAGCTTTAAAGGTATAGCCGAAGAAGTACGTGAGTATATCTTCGGCTTTTTTATTTACCTTTGTTGAAAAACAGTTTGTTATGAAACAAGTATTATATAAAAATGATATATACCCCTATAATGTAAGGGTATTGCTTGGAGCAGATGAAGAGTATATAGTTAAGACGTTCGCCAACCTGGAAGTAGAAGATCAGAGCTGGGAGGGGTGGACTGATGATTATGGTGGCAAAACTATTTTCGTAGGAAACCGAACCAATCACAGGAAAGAAATATGTTTCTTATTTCATTCACTATCTGATATGGATGTTAGAACCATAGGACACGAATGCCTGCACGGTCTTTCTATTTATTGTAAGTATCTTAATATGGATTACGGTTTTGAAGTCGGAGGAGATGAGCATGCCGCCTGTCTGATGGGATGGTTAGTTGATAAGGTTTGTGGTGCTTACCACAAATTTAAGAAGGAGGAAGAAAAAAATGGCAAAGAAGACTAAAAATTATGTAAGAGACAAACAACCAAAAACATTATGGAGTAAAATTGGTCCGTTTGTAAAACTTAGAGAATATCTGGCATCTAATATAACACCTGACGTGTATGCTAATGAAAGAGGATTAAAAACCAAAATAATGGAATTTTTTGGTCAAGATGTTCCGAAAGCCAATGTAGATGATTTTAGTCAGAATCTTTGGTTTAGATTCTTAAACCAACCAAATAACCTGAAAGAGGAAAACGGGATTGTTAGAATACCAGATAATATCAAATCCATTATATCTGACAGGATAAATGGTGGGTGGGAGAAAATGGCTAAAAAATATGGGAAGGAGCTTGATTCCTTAGATAATAAGATAATTGATGGAAAAGTTGCAGGCAAGGACGTATCTGATTTGGAGGAGTTAAGGGATGTAACGAGCAGGAAACTTGGAATGGTAGAAGAGGGTATAGATCTCTTAAAAAAAGCCAGAACCGGGGAACATCAGGTATTTAACGAATATAATTTTATACCGGATGCTTACGGAGATTTAAATGATTTATCAGGCTTATCAAGTTTTACCATGTACCGTGATGATAGAGGTAGGATGGTTGTGAAAGATAAGTACGATTTTTATAGAAGCGATCAACCTTTTGGTGTTGGGGTTGTTACTAAGACTCTTGATACAATAGGATATCCTTTTGAAATAAGGGATTATGTAGAAGATAAAATCCCATACGAAGAGAATGATCCAAACAAGATCCTGTTTAGATCCATTATTGATTCAAAGAATGATTTGGATAAAAGGATGGAGATAAGATCCAAAAAACAAGGAGGGGATTCTTCTAAGCCGGAAATAGATTGGGATTTATTCAAATCCAAATATGAAAATATGAAGCGTGTGGGTAAGGGTAAGCATCGTACTATGGACGTAGAAGGGATGAATATGATCTATGATGCTTTATATGATAAAGGTTTTAATCAACGCCAGATAGAAGCCGTACTTGGAAATATTATTGAAGAATCTGGTGGAAACCCCTACGCTGTATCTGAGGATGGAAAATTTAGGGGACTTTTTCAAGAATATTACAAAAGATATCCGCCAAAAGAGTTTGAAAGAGATAAAGAGAGATTTAAGAGCGATAAGCGTGGATATATCAACTATATGATAGACAGATTTTATGATCATGTTCAAGATGTTGGGAAGTATAGTATAAAAGATACTAAATACAAAAAAGCTATTCATGCAGTAAACGAATTTATGTCAGAAGATCCAGATACGGATTATTCGTATCCACTTGTATATGCTTTTGAAGCTCCATCAGATAAAGAAGGGGCTTATAAAAACAGAAAGAGCGTATCAAACTTGATAAGCCGATCTTATGTTACGGATAATGTTAATAATTCAAATGATGCTGATAAAAAGAATAATAGTATTATTGATGCTATTCTTGACATAAAAAACGATCTTGAATTACAAGACCCGATTTCCACTACAAGAGGCGAAGCCTTTAAAGAAGCCAGGAAAAGAGGTCTTAAGGAATTTACATGGAATGGAAAGAGATACAATACCAATATAAAAAAAGAAGGAGGAGCCGTAGATGAAGAAAACGGATCTAAATATAGGTACATTGCATCTAAGGATAATACATCAGTAGGGTCAAGCGGAATAAATGAAAATGCTAATTATGGCACGATCCCTGTTGATGGCGTGGATATCAACGAAATTGTAGCTGGAGGCATTCCTGTAGTAGGTGATATGATGGACGTCAAGGATGCGTATGATTCTTTCATAGATAGAGATGCGCTTGGAATGGTTATGGCCGCTATGGGTCTTATTCCTTTTGTAGGAGGTATATCGAAAAAAGCAATGCAAGCGAAAAGAGCTACTAAAAAACTATCTCAAAGAGATAAAGAACTTTTAGGATCGTTGCCTGAATATGCTAAACCAGCATCTCCTATAGGCGAGGCATGGGAAAATCATAAAAAGCGACTTTTCTCTGGAGCCTATGAAAGGCTTACTGGGGAGAGGTTAAGGATGAAAAATGGGGAGCCAGATCCGGATATGCTTGATACCAACATATATGATTGGGATGATCCGAAAGTTTTCAGGGATGCAAAGTATTTTTTAGGAGATGAATACTCTGATGATGAGATAAGGGAGATAATAGATGAAATATCTGGATATGGGGTATTAAATGGAAATATAATCAGGTCTAAAAACGTTGATAAGTTCATTGATTTATTTCTCGAAGGAAACCCCAATATATCTAACAAGGATGTAGAGAATTTTGTGAAAAGTCATGAAGTGGAACACAAAATTCATTATCCAGATTCAGGCGCAGATAAAAACGGATTTGATTTGAATAAGATAGATGATGATGAAGTAAAAGATTATTTCAAAGAGGATCATTTTACGGAAATGGCGGCCAGAGGAACTCAGATTAAAAATTATTTTGGTTTGACCGATGATGCTCAAGAAGTGACGCCTGAAATGTTAGAATATGCAGCCAGAAATTACTTGAAGGATTATGGGTATGATAATGAGATGAAAGAATATTTTGAATCCATATCAGACTATAAAAAGGCTGCCAAATGGATAACAGATCACGCCTCGGTGGGATTAGGGGCCTACTATGTAGGGGATAAGATTGCTAATCCTAAAAAAGAAAAGAAAAGAAACGGAGGGAAGCTTACTCCATACAAAGCTGGTTTTCGTTTTATTGATCATAAAAAAGAATACGGAGATCCGAAAGATGCATCACACAGGATTCCAAGTAGGAAATTCATGTATTTCTATGAAAACGATAAACCGAGTAAAAGCATTGTGTTTGCTGAAGAAGGTGGCGTAATTGGCAAGCAGCGTGAAGCATATGATTACTTTACTAATAAGCGCGGCATGTCTAAGATACAGGCGCTAGCCATCATAGGCAATCTCATGGCTGAATCCGGTCTTAAAGATGACATATATGGAGACAACAGAACATCATACGGCATACAACAATGGCATAATGAGCGCATGGATAAATTATTCAAGCACGCCAAAAAGAAAGGTCATTCTACACCAACATTCAAAGACCAACTTGAGTTCTTAGCTGATGAATACGAAGGGAAAACCGGATATTCTAATTTCTTATACACAAGAAAAGGAAAAGAAGGACCAGGATATTACAACTACAGCCGGCAGGATTTTATGAACGCCGATAACCTTAAGGATGCAGTAGTAGCTTGGAACCAAGGAGCAGGACGTCCTCATAAGAGTGTTATAAGAAACGATGACCGTTATAATTATGCTATGGAGGTTGCTAAAAATCTTGGTTTGGAAATTGAAGAAAATTCCGTATCTTCGTATGGTCAAATGGGATTCGGAGATGATGCTGAAATAGCAGCATCGGTAACACTTCCAGAGGTAGAAGTGGCAGCCGCCCTTCCTAACCCGGAAGCCCCGTCCCAGGAGGGACAGTCCGAGGAAGAGAGATTCCGTACATGGACTGAAACGTATGGTAAGGACATCGTAAATCATTTACTGACGTTAGACGGGAAAAAGGATGGTGATGACATTGATTACAGCATGATGTATAGACAGCATCAAAAAGAAAGCGAAGAGGATAAGAAAATGGCTTTGATTAATGCCGTGCTTCCCAATATACAACTTCGCATTAAAGGCGTCACTGATAATTAGAACAATATTATTTTATTTCTCATATTAATAAAGCGAAGCCGGATTTGAGACTCGTTATGCGGATACCGAAGGTTGAAGAACGATATCAAGATAATCCGGCTTTTTTGTGCGATTTCGTGAAGGATGGAACTATCATCGCCTTGGTTTAACAGAACAGACCTACGTACCTCCACTGTCCTGACGGGCATGGGAGCCCGTCTCGCCTACCAGCCTGCCTAATTCTTCACTGGCTACCTAATATAACTATTAACGTCACTCCATCACCTATCTCCTTTCAGTCGATAGGTTCAGTCGTTTTTTTAAATGTTATATGTTCTTTCGCATCGTTCCCTTCGGTCACGATACTCAATCCTTTAACACAATTAGGCAAACAATACAATAGACGGAAAAAATAATTTGTTAATCTGTTCACTCACTTAACTCCCTTCGGTCGTTAAGTTCATTCACTGTAACAGTTATATTAATAAATTGTAAAGTATATAAAATAATATAAATTATATAATGAGTAAGATCATTGAAAATGGTCTTAATATTAAGGAAAACGGAGACTATTCATAGGCGTAGTTTTAATTCAAGATTTGTTGTCCCACTCCTGACGGTCAGACGGTTACGTTCAGATTCGTTTTCCCGTCTCTTATCCAAACCGTCATAAAATAAAAAAACCTTGTATCCTATTTCTCTCAAACCGGATACAAGGCAGTGCATTTTCTTCTTTTTATGTAAAATCATATATTTGCACTAAATAATAAAAAAAATATGGAGACAAAAATAACTGAAATAATAAATCCTCACAAGTTACACGACAAACTCTTCAAGAAAGAGCAGGTCTCTCCGATAGAAGTTATATATAATAGCTTCAGCAACTTAGGGTACAATGTAGTACGCCGTCCAGCCGGTCAGTGTTTAGGCAATTTGAGATATTTTAATCTATTTTATGACAAACATACTCATCATTTCTATCAGAAAGACAAGAGGTTGAGATATTGTAGCAACTTTCTCATATCTGATTACTGGAAAGATAGAGTGCGATGTTTCATAGTTTGGAACTTTGGATTTGGAAGATTCTTTCCGTACAATGACTTTATTGAAGCTATGGTTTATGACTATCTCCGATATGGGAGAAAGTCAGTTCCCTATCTTAAAAGCGTGCAAGAAGTTGAAGAAAAGTGTGTAAGGTTCTATATCCGGTCTCAGATAGATATGCTTCGTAAGGAAGGATATGCCGCTTATAGGGCTAAGTTCAAGGAAGAACGTCCTCAGTATTTCATCGGAGACGATAGGACGGTGTTTAGATGCCTTGACAGCTCTTTAAAAAGAGAAGAGAAGATTGCTGCATGCGTAGCCCACAAAAGGGCCTTAAAAGAAGGGATAATGACTTCCTTCATTAATCACCTTAAGAAACATCCTACCACTTTATATTCGTGGTTTTCATCAGAGGTAGATAGCGAAGGAAAGAATAGGCTCTGTCTATCTGAAAAGGCTGTTTCGTATTTGAATAAGAGACTGGTTCGCAATGGGTTAAAGTCTCTTTCTGCATCATATCTTTTTAGAACGTTTAGAAAAATGGTGAAGATCTTGTTCGGTTCCAATGTCAGGTCGTTTTTGAATAGCTGTCTGATGTCTGTTTCAACAGAAGAGGTTTTAACCAAATCTATGAAGAAAATAGTTTCCAAGACAGTGCTGTTTTTGTACAAGAGAGCGCTTAAGAACTATCGCCGGGCATGCGGTCTTAAGCACGACCCTGATTCGGGCGGTTTGTCTGCCGTACATGATTGATTTTTAAACGTATCCCATAACGTTGGATTTTCTCGTTCGTTTCTCTTATCTTTGTGAAAAAAGATAGTATGAGATTACGAATCATAAAAAATCGTCCGATATTCGCTCCTGGCGGTAGTGTTCAGGATAAGAGACAGGATATTAATGTATCCTCTACTCAGCCTATTCTTGATTATGGAACGCCTGTTAATAAATGGGGTGAATCTGATATTCAGAATATATATATGCCTTCTGATGTGACTTTAGAAACAGAGGAGGGGGAGATAAATCCATTTAGTAGTATGCCTACATCCGATCCGTTTTTTGAAAATCATGATGCAGGATATGCAGGATATCTCGCTGATAATAGGGGCATGGTTAAAAACGTAGAGAAATCAGTCGTTGATAATGCAATGAATTTAGGTGGTGTTGATGCTGATTCCTCTAAAGAAAAACGTTCCCAAGATGGTAATCCTCTTGATCCTATGACTACCCCATATTATTCACCTGATCTAACCGGCAGAGCTCAAATGTTCGGTACAAGTCTTGGTCGGATAAGAGCCGGTAATAAGGTAGGTGCTAATGTGGCTCAAGCTGCCTTGTCTGGTGTTAGTTTAGGATTAGGTCTTACCCGTAATATCATGGGAGCTTCATCTGCTGCGTATGCAGCCAGCAGAGACGAGCAGGCAGCGAGGGAAAAACTTGCCAAGGAGCGCCGGCAGCAATTCATCAAGTGGGAACGTGAAGGTGGTGGCGTGAATTTAGGTAACGGTCAGAAGATAGATACGTCTGATATGACCGGCGAATATATTTATCCTCTTCCCAAGTCTATGGAAGATGCTGCGAATGTAGAGATAGAGAAAGGCGAGTACGTGCTGACTCCTGACTCCGTAGGGCCTATGGAAGCCAAAGGAAACAGACATGAAAATGGTGGCACTCCGGTTGATTTGCCAGAGGCTTATATTGTTTCCGATTATCGTAAGATAGATGATGAGTTTGCCTCTTACGTTAGAGAAAATTATGGTATTAAGGCAACGTCAAAAGATACGTATGCTACACTCCTTGATCGATATAAGAAGAAGATAGGTTTGTCTGATAAGTACGAAGATCAGGAGCGTGTATATAAGAGATTAGAGAAAAATGAAGATGTAAAAGACAAAAACACATCTAATCTTAATGCTTCTATTCTTTCCAAGTACGTCAATGAAAACCAGAAAGAGATAGACGAGCTTGAAGCACAATTTCGTTCTTTCGCTGAAATCGTTTATGGCAAACAGGAAGAATCTAAGCGTAACGAGAGGATGGATGCTTTTTTCAGGGATGGCGGGGTTGTTGATCTGAATCAGGTAAAGAAACAAGCTAAGGCTTTTAATATTGCAGAATCAGATGCTAAGAACTGGATATATGACGAGTATGTTAAGCAAATCAGAAAAATGGCTGAAGGTGGACCTACTCAGAAGGAGCTGGAGGAACTTAGAAAGAATGCTATCGGCTACAATAAGCTTATCAATCAGTTATTTGGACGAACTCTTAATATGACTGTATCTGATGTTAGTGGTCGTGAGCAGATCCTTAATCCTGATTCCAGTGTCAATGCCAACCAGAATCTCCAACATAGAAGCAATTTAGGATACGGCAGGGTAAATGATAAGGCGGTATCTAATTTGCTCGACATAAACCGATGGGCTAACAAGTACAATACGGATGGTGATTTTGATACAGAAGGTTTCCAGAAAGGATACAACAGGCAATTAAATGCATTGTGGGCGTTAGCTGATGTAGGCGCTATTACGAATGCTGATGCAGCCAAGAAATTCAGAGATGAATACGGATTCTGGGGCCAGGACGCCGGAAGCTACGGAGGGAATCAGGCTTATAATTCATTTGCCGTAGATGATAAGTTTGGTCAGACAACAGCTACTCGTTCTTATTATGGGTTGGACGTTGTTTCGGCAGAGCAAAAAAGATTGTTAAACGAAAAAGGGATAAAGAATTATGTTGACTTATTTGGTGATAAATCTGATGCCGCTAAGAAGATTCTGGGCTCCGATTATAATAAGTTTGTTGCTTTAAGAGATAGTGGGTTAATGCCGGAAATAGACTTCGTTCTTGAGTCTGTTAAACCAGAAATGAAGCCTATTGAGGCCGGTCCCATAGCACCAGGCCTTACACCGCCTAAGATTGGATCTCCTGGAGGGATAGAGGTAAAACCGAAAGCAAGTACGCCTACGACTGCAACCGACACCGATACAGAGGAGGTGGTTGAAGACAACGGACCTAAAGGACAGGACAGACCGGCGGCGTTCGGTCCTATCTTCCCGGAGATGCTGAGAACGCTCGATACAGGCTTGGAGATAGAGGGATTGGAAAGGCATCAGGCTCCGAGAATAGATCCGGTTCTGCAATCTGCTGATCAGTATATCAACGAGCTCAACCGCGCGACATCGGCTCAGTTGGACGCAGTAGGTGACGTGCCCGACTCCCAGCGCTCTGCTATTCTGGCTAATATGAACGCCATAGCCGGAAGCAATATAGCCAAGTACATTAACGAAGTAAATTTCAATAACGCAAGGCAAATAAACGAAGCTGATAGATTCAATGAAATGGCTTATGTTCAGACAGACGATAAGAACATAGCGGAAAGGCAACGTTATGAATCTGGATTATTGAAGGCTATGGCTATAAGGGATGAAAATCTTGCTCGTTATTATGATAGTATAAACAGCGAGATACAGAATAAGTTCAATGTTCGTACATCGTTGAATACCATAGCTTCCATAGCTCCAAATATGAGAATGCTTCCAAGTGGTCAAATTATTTACGTTCAAGGTAATCAGGATGTGATGAATATGGGTGATTATTCCACACCTTACTTGAGAAGTTTAAATGAAGAAGATGATGAAATTAAAAGAAGAAGGAGGACCAAATAGTGGCTTCACAGTATAGTATTTTAAGGCAATATGCCCCGTATGTTAGTCCTTACAACATAGATCTTGTTAAGGACGTCATGATGTACAAACAGCAGAAGGTTGATGCTGCTCGTGAAAAGATCTATGCCCAGGTAGATTATCTTATGGGTCAAGAGATAGATAAGCCTGAAGCCCGCGCTTATATGGAAGATAAGATGTCAGGTGTGATTGCTAACATCAATCAAAAATTCAAAGGCGTGGATCTTTCTTCTGATGGTGTTACGAGAGCCATACAAGGAGAGATAAGTTCGGTGTTAGATGATACGGTCATTAACGCGATTGCCGGCACAAAAGAAGGCAAGAGGGTTATGAAGGAAATAGAATCTATAAAACAGAATCATCCTGAACTTTATTCTCCTATTAATGAATGGCATGCTTTGGACCCTTATTACAAATGGAGGTCAGATGGTAAAGCAGGATCAAGGTTGGGAGGTCTTCATTATTCTCCTTATGTCGATTATACTAAGGAGATAAATAAGCTGGTCAGTGATTTTAGGAAAAACAACGAAGGCAAGAAGATTCAGACAACAGAATATGATGTTAAAGGTAATCCTACTGGTGGAATCATAGAAGTCAACGTAGATGAGCTTACTGATTCCCAGATAAGGAATTTTGTGTCTGCTAACTTATCTGAAAACATGAGGAATCAGACGAGAATAGAAGCATCATACATGGCAGCTACCAATCCGGTGTTCAGTAATCCGGATTTGGTTAGTCAATACATTGGGTCTTATGTCGAAAGATACGATAGGCACATAGGAGCATTGGGAGCAAAAAAGAAATCAGTAGGGGATAATAAGGATATTATTGATCGTATTGACAGTCAGATACAGGAAGCTAAAAATCAGAAAGCAGAAGCCAAGAGGGAGGCAGATATGATAATAGCTTCATCAGATCCGGTAGCGGCTGCTAATTTTGTTGTTACCAATAATCTTTTCGATAAGATGACTGATGCATGGAGATACGACAATACAAGTTTTGAAAGGAAGAAAGATGATCTTTATTTTGCAAGGTTGGCAGAGGATAGGGCTCAGCAAAAGTTTTTGACTGATAATGCTAAGTCTATGGTTGAAATATCGTTGGCAAAAGAGCAACTTGCACAGGCTAAGATTGAAACCGAATACATGCGTACTTACGGTTCCAAGATGGGCACTGAAAGCTCATCCGGAGGCACAAGAGGAGCAGGCGGTGTAGGAGTGCCGATGGCTCCTATGGACGGGCCTACGGCTATCAATTCTGGAACGGGTAAGATAGGATCTGTTAATTTGGCTAATATCCCTTATGAACAACTCACATCTTCTTCCACAGAGCGTAGAGCAAATTTATTGAAATTATATAATTCATTATCTCCTACAGACAGAAGTAATATCGTTGCAGCATCATACGAAGAAGAAAAAACTGACCCAGGATTGTATGCTAATATGACTCCTGAAGAACGGATATATTCTTATTTAAAAAATAATGGAGGTCAGAAAAACGGATATTTCGGACAAGGAAATAACAGATTGTCTGAAGCTTATGATGCTTTACTTCTTTCTGATTCTAAGGCAAATGGAGCTACAAAGGCTATAAATAACATAACTGATTATCAAATCGATAATATAGTTACTGAAAAAAATAAGGATATTATCAGGAAAGTTCGTAATGCTAAGTTTATGAAAGGAAATTCTTTTATAAATCTTACCGATACAGATGATAAGGCTGGAGCTTTCCTACTCGCCACGGCCATAACAACTGGCGTATCTGATGCTGTAGGGTTTAGAGAGTACATGATGGATCCTTCGAGAGGAATAGATATTCTTAGTGCTATATCTCCGTCATTAGGAGCTAAGGCGAGTGCCGGCAAGTTGGGGAAAAACATATCTGATGCTATTACAGGCGAGGATAATGGTTCTTCTACTGGTACGTTGGCTCTTATTAATGGAATGAAGAAACTGAATGGCGATCCCGATTTTAATATATCCGATTATATGACTATAGATAAGGATGGTGATATAGATTTAAAAGATTATCAAGAAGGGGAGCCATTGACTATTACCCAGTTAAGATATGCTGAGAAAAATAGTAGGGTGTCTGACATGATAGCAGGTCAGATGCAGGACGAGATAAAAATGTCTGTATCTCCCGATCAGATTTCTGATATTTTGTCTCAGTATCATTACCTTGATTCTTACAAAAGATACAATTGGAATGCTGATTCACCTGAAAAGTCTTTGCAGAAGGCTCAGTTTAGAAGATTGTCTGGTTACATGGCAGGAAAGGTAAATAATCTGGATCCTACTGCTATTAATACCATCAATATGGACGCCGAGATAGATAATGGCACTGTCAGAAGGTTCTTGACTGCTCAAGTAGGGTCTGGTAAAAACTCTTATGTTACAGAAAGGGTAGAGATCACAAATGATGAGCTTCTTAAGGCAGGTATAGATCCTTCGGTTGAGGAGCGCAATTATCCAGTAGATGGTTACAAATCAAGTTTTGGAACTTGTGATTTTGTAGATACCGGAAAGAAGGAAGGCTATTCTTATGATAAGTATCTCATACGTAATGGTCTTCCCCGTTTGGCTTCTAAGGCTGATGTCAAGAATGATCTTTATGATATAGTAAAGGTTCATGGTTCTTACCTTAAGCCAGAAGAAATGAATGTTGTTAAAACCCTTGTTGATAATTTTATTGACATGTCTGATAACATATCAGTTCAGTTGGAAGGAATGGATGACAGGGGTTCGATAGAGGTAGCGGTCAATTTCTATGACAAAAGGACTAAAAATTCTAAAAATCCTGCATTGTTGTTCTCGGATTTTGTTCCTTTGGATCCTGGTAATGATGAGTATGCGGATTACTGGAATAGCATTCACCAGAAGTGTCCTCAGTACTTCTTTGTAAAATACGTGAAGGAGGCTGTTCAAGAGCGTCTTGATCAGATGAGAGATCCGTATATGAGAGGAATAAATATCATGCCCAACATGAATGACAAGTTTAGTAAGTTGAACGATTTTTTGCAAAAAATTTATGGCTGATAATAATATAGATAGATATAATCCTGCTGCTAAAACCACTTACGAAGATGTGGCAAGGCAAAGGAAATTAGCTGAAGAAGAAAATTACACTCCGGCTACATTACCAGAGACGACAACGCCTCTGGTTCCTAATTATATGCCTGGTGAAGGTGTGTATGCCCAACCTAAATTTCCGGATTACGCATCAAGGATAGCTGCTGCCGAATACGAAGAACCGTATATAGCCAAGGAGATAAGCAACAGCTACTCGGAGGCACTGGCTCGTAACAGCTACAGGGGGGCTACACCTGCCCCGCCGCCTCTTAATCCCTATGGACCGAAGGTAAGTATCCGTGAAAGTCATCAGATGGGTAATGATGGGGTATGGCGTACAAAATATCCCAACTATATCCCGGGTATAAACAATGAGGATTATTATGCCAGAAGACAGAGTGGATGGAGTAAGTTTTGGAATGGTGTAGGTAAATTCGCTTTAAAGTCAGCATTGTACGGTGCGCAAGGAGTCGTGTCATTGCCTGACAAACTTATCAATATGGCATCTGAGGGAAGTTACAAAGCTGCGTTAAACACTAACATGGATAAGTTTGTAGGTGATCTTGACCAGCAAATAGACATGCTTCTTCCCCATTATTACAGGAAAGAGGTAGAAGATTATAATTTCGGTCAGAAGCTTTTTAAGGATACTGGTAATTTCTTATGGAATGACGTCCTTGGTAATGGAATGTCTTTTACTGTAGGAGCCATGATATCAGCGTACATGACCGGAGGACTGGGAGTTGGTTCATTAGGTAATATAGGCGCCAAATTAGGCGGAAGAATCGGAGCTAAGTTAGTAGCAAGGCAAGCTGCCAATAGGGGCATAGGAAGCCTTAAAAGTGTGTTTAATGACTATGTAAGAAAAGGAGTTGCTACCGGAAGAAATGTAGGGGAGGCGGCTAAGACCATGACGCTGTTGGCTACCAGTGCCGGATTCGAATCATCGGTTGAGGCAAATTCTTTTATGAAGCAATCCGAGTCTGATTTCAAGGATTATTATCGTAAGATTTATGGTCGTGATCCTAATGCAGAGGAAATGGCTGTTTTTCGTAATTCTAATGCTGATGTAGGTAGTGCAATATTTGCCGCCAATATGGGTATAGTAGGATTATCTAACTGGCTTCTTTTTGGTAAGTATATAGGGTTAGGAGGAAAGGCTATACCTGGGTTGGAAAAGAGGTTCAACAAGCATTTATTTGGATTAGGGACGGAGGTTGCGAAGCCGGGAGAGATGGCTATTAAAATAACCAATCCTAATATAGGACAGAAGATAGCAGGCAATGTTTTCAATATCATGAAAAGACCTGTATCCGAAGGCTTATGGGAAGAAGGATCTCAAGGTGCTGTTCAGAATACGGCTGAGGAATATGTTAAGTCAAGATATGATAATGTCGCCATGAACGGAGCCGTTGATGTTCTTGATGCTATTTCTGAAGGATTTAAAAAGCAATATACGTCTAAAGAAGGATGGACTGAAATAGGAATCGGTGCTATTATCGGTTCTTTGTTTGGTATGAGAGAAGGCTTCTTTGGGGTGAAAGAGTATAGTAATAGTCAGATCTTGCTGGAGAGGCAAGTGAATGAATATAACAAAGCATCTTCTAATCTTAACACGGCGGCTTTGAATACGTTGAAAAAATCAATGAGTTTAGGGCCTCAAGTTCGTTCCGATGCCCAGTCTATGACTGGTAAGGAGCTTGATGATGCTATGTTTGAAAAGATGTCTATTGACAACCAAATGGGAACCTTAGAGGATTCGGCTGAAAATTTCCGGCAGATGATTGATATGATGCCTATTTCGGAAATAGCCGAAGCTAATGGAATGTCTTTGGAAGAGGCAAAGAAATACAAGGACTCTATTATTGATAATTATAATAATCGTCTTTCGGATTTCAGATCTGCCCAGAGTTTTGCCGAAGATCTTATAGGTGATGATTCTAAGATTGAGTTTAGGAAATACGTGGCTCGTAATGCTTTTCTTGGTCTTCAATCGGAATCAAGAATGAAAGACATAGCTTCTGTCATAGAAACGCTTTCGGGGCAGCCTCGCGTGGCGGATGCTCTAAGTACGTTCTCCCGGCTGTCGGACAGGGCAAGGGAGCGGGCGATGGCTATCCGTGGCATACGGTCAAGGATAGAAGAACTTGAATCCGAAATAGAAGATCTTGCTACCCGCCCTCGCAACGTAGAAGGGAAAGATCCACAAGCTGAATCCATACAACGAAAAACCAAAGAATTGGAAAGCCTTAGAACCAATTATAACAATTCGTTGTCTGAGTTATCAACGTTAATAGGAAAAGAGTTTTCGATAGAAGAGTTGGTAAGTAAAACCGAATCTGTTTTATCATCTCCTCTTTCTCCCATAAGTTCACAAGATGTAATAGAAGCCTATGATACACTTGTGGCTTTTGATGATTATTTTAATGTAAAATCAAGACAGGAAAAGAAGTTTACAGCCAAAGACAAAGCCATGAGATCCTTGGTAAATGAATACCGAAGGAGTTTGATGGGCTATAGGAATATGAATAACTTCTTGTCCAAGATGCTTGATAAAAGATTCTTGGCTGAGGAAAACAGGGGATTTTCAAAAGCGCTGTCTTCTCTATGGTCTACTCCTTATAAGGGGGATGATAAGGTTCCTGATTTTGCAGAGCCTAATAAAGTTGGTGAATATGATACTGATGAGGTAGTAGATCAAGCTGTGTCAGAAGGTAAGATTTCGGAAGACGAAGCTTGGACTATCAAGGCTTTTATGCATGCTCTTGATAAAGTAAGGGAAGATAGGATGAAGGAAGCAGAAGATGATATAAAAGAGTCACCGCTTACGGAGTCTGTATCGGATGAAGATTATGAGGCTGCTATGGATAATCCTATTATGGTTCCGGCCGTAAGGCAGTCTATAATTGATAAACTATATACAGGCAATGCCGATCTTCTTACTGCGAGAGAAAAAGATGTGTATGATAAATACAAACAAGATTTTGATGATTATGTATCATCTTTGGGTGACAGTCCTGTTAATCTCATAAAATCATTATCTGAGAAGGCTGATGGGCTTACAAGTCCGAGATCTGTGTATGAGGATAATAAAGCTATTATTGATATGGCTAAATCCAATTTAGAACCAGATCAAAGGAAGGAACTTGATGATGCTATTTCTTCGTATGTTGATATAATGAACAGGCGGGATAAAGGGGAGAAGGTTGACGAAGATAAGCTTGCCGATTCGGTATTTACCATAGAAGATCTTGGCCGGGTTGGAAACATCACAGATCTCCTTCCTTATATCGAACAAAACAGGATTATTGATAAAGGTCGTATTTCCGAATCTACGTTAAGTAATTTTGGGGAGGATGATACCAATATAGATTCTCTTGTAAATGAGTTAGATGAATCCGATAATACGCCTGGAGCTAACATAGATAGCGCCCAGAATCCAGAGACGTTGATGGTTAGAAGAATATCCAACGATGGCAACGAAAGGTATGAAATTGCAGGTCTTAGAGCCGATAAATTTATATCTTCTATAAAATCATTGGTTCCTATTCAAATAAGCTCTGAAACGAACGCTAATGGCACTAAAAGGTATTCTCTTAATATAGGTGGAGAAACGGCTACTATAATTGAATTGCCTTATCATGCGAGATGGTCTATAGACAAAGAATCGGCTCGTGTTCTTAACCGTTACACAGACGTGTCTATTCAGGACGTGGGTAATTCCTATTCTTTGGTTTATAAGCGTCTTGATTCAGATGAATTGGTTCCGTACAGAACAGGTGTCGGATTCGGAGAGAATGAGGTAGATAAAATAGATCAGGAAGCATTATCTTCTTTGAAAAAAGGAGATAAGGTTAATCTCGAAATAGATGTAAATGATACCTATAATCAGTCTCTTTTTGCCGAATACAATGACGCTGTTCAGTCCGGCGATAAAAAAAGAATAGAATCTGCTGAAAATAAGCTGGTATCCAATATGGTTATCAAGGTCATGAGTGGAAACAGATTCGTTTCTGTTGTTAAAGCTGACACGGGTGGCATAGATGGTATAAGTAAAATAAGAAGAACGGCTTTTAACAAGTGGAAGAAGGACGCCGGCCGGTCAGCTACCATCGGCGTCGGCACGCATGTTGTTGCCCAGACCCTTCCTGGAAGGCCGGTGTTTAACATGAGAGTAAACGGTCAAGGATATGGTCAGGTAGAAAATCTACCTATTACCGAAAAAGGAGCTGAAAAAGTATCTGATGTGGGGTATGTCTTAAATGGCAAAGTCGTGCTTAAGAACGGTTCTAAATACACAGGATTCCCATTTGCTTATTCTATATTAAACGATAAGAAAAACAATTACAAAAATGTAAGAGTTCCGGTAGTCGTTATCAAGGGTAAGAATGGTCTTAATTATCTTTTCCCGGTTAGTCTACGTTCTGTGGAATCAGAGGAAGGAAAGAAATGGATTTCTTTTATAGATATGCTGCTTGAATCCGGTGACTCTGAATTGTTGCAGATGGGTCAAGATGACATACAAGATCTTAATGCGTATCTGACCAAGTTAGGTCTTGATCCAGCTTCGTATCAAGTATCGTATTTGAATCCTATTTCAGGTCTTAGAAAAGCTCGTGAGGCTATAGAAAAATTATCTACAGTTCCTGATGTTGTTAAGTGGGTAGAAGATGAAAGTAGGAGCGTGAAAGACATTGTGACGTCTGAGGTAGAATCTGGAATAGATTTCGAAGGTGAGATGTTTGTTGCTCCTAAGATCAGGATTCAGTTTGGTAAATCATCTTCCAGACCTAAATCACTTATAGAAGATGATCTCCCTTTCTCCGATGAGGGTAAGACCGTTACTTCCAAGGAAGATGTGGATATTTACGAAGAGGAAATGCCAGAGGAAGGGCCTGCCCAGACGACTCAGCCGACGCCATCAACTCAGCCGGCTCCTGCGGCACAAGCTGCGCAGTCTTTACCTGGCAAGAAGCGTACCTCCAGGAAAAACTTCTCTCTTATGTTAAACGAAATAGAATCTCATATAGAAAAAGAAGGATTGCCGCCTTATGCTAATATTTTTGATTTTATAGCAAGGAAGATTGTAGGAGGCGATTTGAGGTTTCTTCGTGATAGAGGTAATCCAAAAAGTCTTAAGGAGGAAATGGGATTAGAACCTAAAGGAACAGTAGGTGATAAAATATCCACTCCTTCTAAAAAGGGAGGTAAGACCTTAGATGAATACGTTTCTTGGCTTCGTTCTCAAACGGATCAGGTAGTAGCGGATTATGTTGGGCCAAGATCTGACGAACAAATTATATCAGAGTTGAAAAACTTTTTGAAATATATTAATTTTGTTCCAAGCAAGGCTTTGAATTATTCTCTTAGAGTCAATGGCATGGATACCCTAAAAGAATATGGCACAAAAGAGGAAGTAGAAAAAATGGAATCTGATATCAATAGTTTGGTTTCTAAAGTTTTGCCTACGGTGGACAACCAAACTATAGAAGATGTTTCTACTGCAATAAAATCAAACAACTTGCCTGCCATATGGGAGCCCGTGGAAAGCCTTGATATGACAAACGAGGAAAAAATAGAGTTTTTGAATAACGTAGCAGATTTCCTTAGCGGCATACCAGAGTATGATGCTGTCGTGGAGTCTATAGAGTCAGAATCAGATAATATTTTAAATGATGGAAAAGAGGGAAGTGCAGAAGGCGGTGCAGTACGCACTGAGGAAGATGGCGATAAAAAGGGAGATGGAGAAGGCAAAGGACAATCCAGAACAAATGTCGAAGTTAAAGGAAATGTCGAATTACCTGGATCTCAAGAAGGAAGAGTAGATAACTATAGAAAGAACGGAGATAAGTTCTCTGACATTGCTGAAGTTACTTTATGGCTACTTAGAAGGGCTTCCGGCATAACCTCTATTCCGGAAGGAGAAGAGGTTTATGTAGAGGGGGATGAGGTTAATAGCATTATGACCGATATGGAATCAAGGTACGGGATAGACACCATCAACCACTCGCATACGACTAAGGCTATAAGGGATCTTAACGGCGTGTCGGGTTATAAAGTAGAATACGGCTTAACCTTTTTGACATACGATCCTTTTATCAGAATATCCAATCCAAGGAAAGAATCTAAGGCTGAGAAAGATGAGCTTCGTATATCCGAAGAGCCGCTTACTCACATATCAAGGGTGACAGCCCCTTATTTCCTGTACGGCGGTGATGAAGCATATACATCTGTTCCGGCTAAGGTAGAGCCTATACCGGAGAAGATAATGGGTCGTAATGGTATTAAATTTGGTATGAGTGTAACTGAGCTAACCAAATTAGGGTACAAAAAAGCTGGTGGAAACTGGATATATAAATTCTATATGAACTCAGGTGTGTATGATTTGTATAATATCAGTACCGGTGAAGCGTTTAGGGCGAAACCGGATCTTGGAGTTAAGATAAGTTCCAGCGCATTCATCCGTTCTTTATCTCAATCTGGTAGGAAAATACAAAATATGATTAGTAATATGAGTCAGGAAGAGATAGATAGGAATAAGAATCTTGTAGAAGGTTCTGATAATTCGGATTCGATAAATGAGTTAAATAAGGAGTGTTAAGTATGAGAAGGAGATTTTTTAATGCTGCGGATAATTTCGTGGGAGGATGTTATAATAAGTTATCTAATGAGGATATAAAAAGGCTTGGAGGAAAAAGACCTTATGTATGTCAGTTTAATAAAATTCATATACATATAGGACCTGTATTAAAAGATCATGATTCTGATGTTAGTTACATAATGTTTAATAGTGATTGGAATTATGGTGGTTATGAATCTATAGTTTATCACCATAGTAATAATGGTATTTTTATATTAGGTGAAAATAAAATTGGTAATATAGAAGATCATATACAGGATCTAACATATTGGTACGAATATGATCCAAACATTAATGAAAATTATTGTTATTGTTATTATGAAGCTGATAACAGCGGAAATGCTATTAAGTTGAGCCGTGAGTTTAGTGATGTTTGCACTGTTTTCAACATTCCCAGCTTGGAAGTCACCACTCTTCGTGATGGCAGTTTGAGTTTTCCGGAGATTTATATAGAAGGAATTTGGGATCCGTCATTGTATGAGTCGGTTTTATAATTAACTTTGCAAAAAAGTTAATTACAATGGGTGTCAAATGTCAGATAGAAAAAAAGGAAAATGAAATAAAACGGGTTAAGGCTCCTAACGGGGAGCCTTCCGTTCTTTACGAAAGTGCTTTAAAAGTATTAGGAAACAGCGAGCGGGCCCTTCAGGTATGGGCTAAGGCTTACACTCCTGGTTTTTTGTCGTATTACGGTCATTGGAATAACCCGGCTCCAGGGGAGATGTTTAACACCGATTCCAATGGCGAACCTCTTTTAGAAGATGTGCTGTCGTATATGAAGCGTCAGACTTATTTTGCTGATCCTTTAACGGCTCAGGACATTAAGGATGTAAGGGATTTCCTTTTGTCTACTCATTATTTTTTCAATGCGTCTTCATTGTCTAATGCTATTCTCTTCGATTTTTATGTAGATGGCAGTTTGATACTGAATGAGCAGAAATTAAGGAGATCCGGTTTGTATGATGAAACAGAAATAAGTCGTATTTTATCCGATCCTTCTGTTTTAAACGAGGTTTCGACTTCCATGAGAAAGTTAATAGATTCTTCTATTAACGAACATGATAGGGAAAAAGATAATTATTTTATGTCTATTGACTATCAGTATGGTCCTATTGTTTACAAGGAGGGAGTGTTTAACCAATTTGGTAAAAAAGTACCATATAATCCTTCTGAGCTTTATTGGGCTATGGGCAAAACAGTAGCCGGCATAAAAAACTTTTCTGAATTTTCATCTGCTTTTGAATCGTTGAGAAACTCATACCCCGAACTGGTTGAGAAATTCGTTTCTGATAAAGAATTTGCCGAATCTATGTTTGATGAGTTCTCATCTACGAATAAGATTCCGGTAATAAACATAGAAGGGGATGATGTGGTAGAAGGCAAGAGAAGATCCTTGTCTAAGCTACAAGATCTGTCTTATTACAATTCCGGCAAAATAGAGTTCCTAAGAGCTCGTATATCAGCTTATTTACATAGGGCTAATGCCGACACCGAATCCGACTTAAGAAGCATGATATGGGATATAGAAGAGGCTTGTACGTGGTTTGGCATAGATATAATAGGGACATCGGAAACTTATGATGGCACAGAAGAATCTTTGAATAAGATAGATAATTTGATGCTGGATCTTGATATTTATGTGGCCAGGCATAATGATGTAAATTATGCTCCAACGCTGGCATCTTCTATAGATGATGTTCTTGGTGATAGCACAGATTATTATTTTAGATTATTACCGGAGTATATGGATAATTTGAATATCGTTTATTCTGAATCCGATATAGACCCAGTAGAGGCATTTGAGAAACATTCATTGCTTAAGGTAGGAGATAATCTATATCAAAGGATCAGCAAAGATGATCTTAACGAGATGTATCAAATATCAACAGTGTTAGTCAAGCACAACCTAACTCACTTTCCTGCTAAAATATATCCTGAATCTTGTTTTAAGAACGGCGTTTTGGATAAAGAGAAAGTACGGAACGTAGATAATAATACGCTCATGGATTCCATTAAAAAATACGTCAGATCGTTCATGGATTCTCAGAACACGGAGGACATGATAATGACCAGGATGGCGTTTGGGCACCCGGCGGTACTTGATGTTTCTTACGCGGATGTGGATCGGGAATTTAGTCGGTACATGAACAAAAAACAAGATAGCGAAAACCCATTATCCTTATTCGATTTATACCAATATTACCTTGACAACAAACTCCATAAAACAAAATTATATGATAATGCCTATAAGTATCTTGACTTCAAATCTGGTCCATCTTTGGGTCTTATTTCTGATGATCCTGATATTTTGAAATCAATAGAATTATCTTTATCTGGAAAAGACAGGTTGATGTTGTTTGATTATAGCATGACCAGCACCGACCCTTTTTTATCAAAATTGTTTTATTTGGATAGGTATGACCCTTCGTATGCCGAGAATGATTTTGAACACTATTTTTACACCAGGCATCCGTATCTGTTAAAAGAAAAATCGGGCCCTAATATCGTAGAGCAAGATGGTGTTATAACAGCCGAAGGTATTTATGATAATTTTATAAGAGTAGGTAATAAGATATGGTCTAAAGTAAGCGAAAGTAGTTCCGGCTCTATCTACCAAAATCTGACAGGGACCGAATCGGAGGTGAAATACGATTCTACCCAGAAGGCTAAGACAGTAGAAACCGATTACGCTCCATACCAAAACAGATCTGGCTTGACGCAAGACATGACTGTAAGCAAGTCTGAATTAGGTGATCTTAATAAATTAGAATGTAGGTAATTTTCATGTAATATAATTAGTTTTTTTTACATTTACACTTCTGGGAGTGAGGCTTGTGAAAGTCTCACTTTTCTTATATATGCACATATATCAGCAACATACAAGAAAAGTCAGACTTTCGTTGTTTTTTGGATTATTTTTATTAAGTTTGCAATATTAGTTTCAGGAAGGGATTATAGAAAAAAGGAAGGTAAGAACAGAACGTAACTAATAACGGTAGGAAATGAGAATCAGTACCATCAAACGTAATAACAGCATTCATCTTATGTATAAAACATTATGAATGATTTAGGTTAATTAAGAACTGTAGTTTCAAAATCCTATATTTATAATCTGATACAAAATCAAACCGGATTAAGTATCAGAACTATATCCCGTGTACTTAACCATACCAAAGAACAGGATACGGATTCTTTGTGAAAACCATACATTTTCATACATTTGTGTGTTCTTTAGTTTTTAGATTTAAGTTTTTCATGGTATTAGTTTAGATTAGTGTAGATCAGGGTTCGCAGTGATGCGGGCCCTGGTTTGTTTTAAAAAGTATTAAAATATTTGTTATTTAAAATCCTGTTCCTATCTTTGTTCCAGAAACAATGAACAACGAGATCCCACCTCTGGTTGTTTGATGTTGAAAGATGTTTTTGGCTCATTAGGGTTTGTCATAGTGGGATCTGACATTCTCTTTTGGGCCTATTTTTTTATTATGGATAATACTTGTATTCCTTTTGTGTTAATAAACGACAGAAAAATGATTGACGCAAAACATGTTCATAAATTGTTAGAATGTAAGTATGATTTTAAACATTGGATTAAGGATGTAATATCATCTTTTAATTTTAAGGATGGAATAGATTATATATCATATAGATATGATAATAATGGAGAACAAATAATAGATAATAATAGTCATGTATTTAGGCATGACTATTATTTATTCCCCAAATCGATTCTGTGTATCATCTATATGAAGTGCGATAGATCTTTATTTAAAGATTTTATTTATGATATATTTGATTGTTGTAATATTAAAAATGACGATCGGGTATTAGATATAATACATAGATCTATCGATAGGTATAATAAAAAATGTATAAAATATTTTACATATATAATAAGAAATAATAATAATGGTTTTTATAAAATAGGTAAAAGCTCTGATGTAAAAAGAAGGCTATCTGGGTTGTCTATTGTAGAAGATAACTTAACATTAATAGCTTATGTGAATAAAGATATAGAGAGCGAGCTTCATGCAAGATTTGATATCAAAGGGATATACAGAGAATGGTTCAACTTATCAGATTGCGATTTGAATGATATAATTGATAAATATAAATTCAAGTTGTGTGACATGGCTTGAATTTTATTACAATAAAAAGTGATTAAGAGATGAGTCTATGGTGATATTTACTCATCTCTTCTTATTTTTCTGAAAATACTTCTCTTCTATAGGAAATAAACACACCCATATTCCACCCTGCAATCATGATCTTTGTTACGTGCTTCATGCACATATGTTTAACAATTAAATACTATAAAATTATGGGTGGTGATAAAATCGTCCTTTTAGATGGAGCCGGGGCTAACGGTGGTGGTGCAGCCACTAACGGTCTTCTTTCAATGATTCCCGGCATGTTTGCTAATTTGATAGGTGGTAATAAAATGGATCCGAATCTGGTGGCGGCTTTGATGAACGGTCGTAACAACCAGGACGGTTTCGGTGGGGCTAACGGTTGGTGGCTCTGGATAATTGTTTTGTTCTGGCTGTGGGGTGGACGCGGCTTCGGTAACGGTTTTGGAAATGGCGGTGATTGTTGCGCCAATGGTTTGCCGGCTCAGTTGAATAACGATTACGGTCGTGAACTTTTGATGCAGGCAATTCAAGGTAATCGTAGCGCCATAGATCAGATTGCTTCTGCTTTGAACTGTTCTACTACTCAACTTCAGAGTGCTATCTGCAACGTACAGGGTGCTATTGATAAAGTAGCTGGTCAGGTAGGTATGACTTCTCAGGCTGTTATCAACGCAGTTCAACAACAAGGTTGTGAAATAGGAAATCAAATCAGCTCTTGCTGCTGCAATCTGAGTTCGTTGATCAATCAAAGCACTTGCCAGACTCAGGGAATGATTACTCAGCAAGGTTTTGATAACCAGCTTCGCACGTTGGAACAAACCAATATCTTACAGAATGGTCTCAACCAAGGTCTGGCTAACAATCGTGAGCAAGCTACAAGCCAATTCAATATCTTGTCTGCGAAACTTGACGCCCAAACCGTTATGATCAACGACAAATTCTGTCAGTTGGAAATGAGGGAGATGCAGAACACTATTGCTCAACTTCGTGAAGAAAAAGCGGCTTTGACAGCTTCGGCATTATCTCAGCAACAAACCCAGAATATCGTTGGTCAATTACGCCCGACGGCCGTCCCGGCCTACCCCTCTTGTTCTCCTTACCAGGCTTATACTTGGGGACAGGTATTCGGAGGAGGTTGCTGTAATAACGGATGCGGATGTAACAACGGATGTTGCAATAACAACGCTGCTGTCTGATTTTATTAAGAAAGGAGGCTAATATGGCTTGTGTTTCTAAAATAGGATCGTTGTATGAGATGGTTACGAAGAATGTTATTGTCAGTACGACAAATACAGTCTTCGGTATTAGCCCACGGGCTTGGATCGCCCTTCCGTGTGAGGGTCTTATCCTTCTTAAGATAAGGCAAGTAGTCCCCACAGCCGGAAGTGCTCTACCGGTACAGATTGCGGTCCCGGCAAACAGCACAGTTTCAACAGTAGGAGCCGACACCTGTTGCCCGGTTACGGGAGTGAATGTCGTGAACCCTATTAACGTGGCTGTCACGGGTGCTGCTATGGTAAATGGCACAGAACGCCTTCCGTACTTCAATAAAGTTCGTGGCGTGTTAAGATTAATGGATTGCTGTGTTCCAGTAGCGGCAGCCCAGGCGTCTGAAGTTAAAGCAGGTAAATGATTTCAGTAGGGTGATGGAGATCATCACCCTATTTTCACCTAAATAATATTTTGATCATGTTTTCAGATTTGAAGAAGGGGTTTCAGGTACATACCCTTGATACTAATACAGTACCTAAATACGAATTGGGAAAGGTAGTAGCCGTATCCGAACCCAAGTATCTTCCTCCTCAGCCAGGTCAGTATCAGGCGATGCAGACCCGCGTGGTGGATCTGACGGTAGAGCTCACTGGCGAAACCAAGACCTATACGGTCCCGGAATCCCAGAATGTGGCTAAGGCTATGGGCATAACATTATCTACCAGCATAGATCCGATTATGAACGAACTGAATGCTATAAAAAACACCAGTCAAGACATAATAAACAGCGTAGATGCCCATCGTGCCAAGATAGAGGCTTGTGAATCTATATTAGAAGACATCAATCCGGCATTCAAACAAACGAGAGAGCAGGATCGTAAAATAGCTGGTATAGAAAATAAGGTGAATGACCTTACTGATTCATTCGAAGATTTAAAGAAGTTAATTATAGAACGTTTGAAATAAGTATAATATGATAGTATATGATTTAAATTCAGGACACAGAGAATATCCTGGATATGACGAGATAGAAGACAGACGAGGTGGAGGCAGAGGCAGAAGCCGGCGTTCTGATGGGACGTACATGGGGTATAGTGGTGGTATTTACGACCATTACGGTATGCATGAGAAGATGAAGGAAATGGAAGAACGCGAAAACGAGCTGGAAGAAAGGGAAAGAAGGCTCGAAGAGCGCGAACGTCGTCATGAAATGGAGGACCGGGAATACCGGAGGATGGGTTACGAATCCTACCCGACCGATTACTATGGAGACGACAGATACTACGGTGACGGACCTCAGATGCGTAGAGGTCGCGGACGTGGCAGAGGTCGTTCTTATTGAGGAGCAGACGCAGAGGATCCAGCTTATCAGAAATATGTAGATACTTACGGCTACCATTTTTCTAATGCTCTTGCTGATGAGGCGGTAAAGAAGATGGTCAACGTCGATGGATCCAAGAGGATCTGGAAGCAGCCGGAAATAAAAGATATTTTTGAAAAGTGCGGAGCGAAGAAGCCGGATAAAGCGACATGGGGCGATGTCCAATATGTCTTTGCAATGTACTATTCGGATGGTTTTCCTAAGGTCTTCAAATGTGAGAACGAGTTGGTGAAAGCTACGTTAATGTATTTGGATGATCCGGATGCTCCCGAAGGAGTAGCCTTTATAAGATGGCTTGCCGTGCAAGATTACCTCGGCGAAAAAATAAACTGGAAGGATCTGACCTGAGATCCAGATCCAGGTCCTTCCGGTGGTGCGGGAGCCATAGTAAAAAATATGATTCCCGCATTCCCGTTTTTCCCGTTTGGAAAAAAAGGAATAAAAATATTATACCGGTCGGCGGGCAATAGAATACCCGTGGCCGGTTTGTTTCACATAACTTTTTTTTGGATATGAATATAGCACACGAATCTAAATTGAATAAAACCCCATTGTATTTAATAGGAGAGTTGATTGGCGTACCGAATACGGTTATGGACTCAGCATTGCATGAACTGAAAGATAGAATAGACAAAGACCCTAAATATAAAGATGTTAAAAATTGGCTCGAATCTTTACCCAAGATCTGAACCTATTTTTTTCCAATACCAGGCCCGATGCGATTTTAACGTATCGGGTTTTTATTTTAATTCATATTGTTTTATTTTAAATCTAATTAATTCGTGAATGTCGTACTTTTGTTGAAAAAGTATTTTTTTTATGGAAAATAAGGAAGATTACGTTGGTTACGAAGATCAAGAACTGTGTAACCGGTATTACAAAGAGGCTGAAGCCATGAGGCAAAAGCAGGACTGGTCTCGGCTTAGGGCTGTCCCTGCTCCGGCTAAGGGAACGCCATCGCCCGGCTGGGGTCAGCTTGGACGTGGAAATGATGTCCGTGTCAAGTATGTTAGCATCAATTCAGGATTAGGAGGGGATAGATTATAATCGCGAATAATGCATAACTCATACAAATCATAAACAATTTGTATCGTATTATGTATAATAGCCAAAAGCTATTCCGATTATTAGCCTAAGCCTTGAAACAGAGGCTACGTTATTTGAGAATAGATAGTTATCTACGGATGTTTGCCCAAGTTCGTAGCTCTAAGGTAAGTGATTAAACAATGGTTGTATTCGAGCTATAGTGTTGCTTACGAAAAACCTTAAATAACATTGGCGATGGGTACTAACAGAGTTTTACTCTGACTTATGTTGAATAGACATTAAAAACGTTTGTAGATATGGTGTACGTACAAGACATAAATGGTAAACCTATGATGCCTACAACAAGGCATGGTAAGGTTAGGAGACTGCTTAAAGACAAGAAGGCAGTTGTTGTAAACCTATGTCCGTTTACCATCAAATTAATGTACGTTACATCTGATTACAAACAAGAAATTGTGTTAGGCGTTGATGCTGGAACTAAGCATGTTGGTTTATCAGCAACGACGAAAAGCAAAGAACTTTACAGCAGTGAAGTTATTCTTAGAAATGATATCGTAGATCTTTTGTCTACCAGAAGAGAGCTACGAAGAACAAGACGGAATAGATTGAGGTATAGAAAACCTCGTTTCGATAACAGAGCAAAAGCAAGCGTCCAGGATGGGTAGCACCTTCGGTGCGGTACAAAATAGACGCCCATATTCGTGTTATTGACAATGTATGTTCCATATTACCAATATCTCGTATTGTTATCGAAGTAGCTCAATTTGATACTCAAAAGATTAACAATCCTAATATATCAGGTAAAGAATATCAGGAAGGGGATCAACTTGGTTTTTGGAACACAAGGGAATATGTCTCGGCAAGGGATGGGCATAAATGTCAGTATTGTAAAGGAAAATCGAAATCCAAAATCCTTAATGTCCATCACATCGAATCCCGAAAAACGGGAGGTGATTCCCCTTCTAATCTTATTACCTTATGTGAAATTTGTCATAAGGAATACCATAAAGGTAATATAGATTTGAAGATCAAACGGGGATCGTCGCTTCGCGACGCGGCCGTAATGGGAATCATGAAATGGAGGTTGTATGAAGAGTTAAAATCCAGATACGACAGAGTTTTTATGACGTTTGGTTACATTACGAAACATAATCGGATTAAATATGGGATTGAAAAATCCCATACATCCGACGCGTTTGTCATTTCTAAGAATATTAATGCGAAACGAATCGAACGTCAATATTTAAAACGTTTAATTCGTAGACATAATAGACAAATACATAAAATGAAAATTTTAAAAAAAGGGGGGGGGGAGAAGAAAAACAATCAAGCTCCTTTTGAGGTTTTCGGTTTTAGGTTGTTTGATAAAGTGTTGTATAACAATAAAATATTCTTTGTTTATGGAAGGAGAAAATCAGGGAGTTTCAATATCAGGGATTTCAACGGAGAAAATTCAAAAGATGTTTCACGCAAAAAGTTTAAACTCATTAAAGGGAAGAGGCATCCGATTATATTAAAGTAAATGAACGGATTTAATAAATTTAATAGAAAAACGTATCATGTATAATAAAGAAATAGTAATATGCGCGGCCATCTGGGTGCAGGACGGCAAGAAGCGTCCTCATCAGCCCACCAATATACCATCCGGCGCCGTATTTTGTGGATTGAGACATTGTTCTATCATTTCTCAGTTTGCGGCATACGGTATAGCTCATAAAAACCGCAGTGTTCAAGGATTTTTGACAAGCAAGAACCGGTTTCTGACGAGAGAAGAAGCGTCTGAGCTTGTTAAGAACAATAATCAGGAGATGGTAGTAGATAGGAATGCTATTAGAGAACAATTGTATTCAGAAGATTTATATTAACTAAAAAACAAAACAACATGGGGTTTAAAATCAAAAAGTCAATCATTTATAATATGATGAACGGCAGTCGGGTAGAGTACGAATTTGACAATACCAAGGATTTTGATTATATTACATTTAAGGGTGATGGCAAAGAGTCTTTTTCATTTAACGTAATCCTTGTTAAACAATTAATTGAAACATTTGAAATCATGTTGCAGGATATATATTCTGATAATTATAAGCTTAAGGTTTATGCTGGTAATTGCATAGCTCAATTGAACGTAAATCCAAAGGACTCAAGTGAATCCCTTTTTGACGTATATGATAAAGATGAAACGAAACTGATATATGGAATAGAGATCGGTATTCTGAAAGAAATGTTTGGCATATGATACTAAACAAGATATACAAGCAGCAGCATCGTATATTTTCCGAAGCAGTCAAGAAGGCTTTTGGAAGAGCTCGTAGAGGAAAGGATATCAGTTCTTTTGAAAGACAAGAAAAAGAAAGTGGTTTTAATTTTCTTTATAATCCTAATAATGGTCGTATGCGAAGCGGTCATATTATAATAGACGGAATTGGTCTGTTTAAACAAATAATAGAGTCGGGTACGTAAGTTATCCGACTTTTTTATATATTTGTGGCATGGCAAGAGGTTATTATTGGATACCACAAACAGATGAAACGTTAAATGGCAGAAGCTATTACGTGGCTAAGATAGTAGGGGATATCACGTTTGATACTAAACGAAAAAGAATCGTATTTCAAGCTGATAGGTATTTCCCTGTAGGATCTGTTTTCCATTTTACGCACAATTGCTTCAATTATATCATAACTTGCCGACTTCGTAAGCCTGGGCTGTGGTATGAGGCAAGGAGGGAAGACTGCGGACCTATTGGACCGGATGATGTGGAAAGGTTCGAATCAGGAAGGTTTATTCATAGAAATGGGTACAAATACAATGCATAAGCGTAACTTGACGATTTGCGTCAGATTATAATTTTTTTTCATATCATTTTTAAGCCATCAGACTGAGAAGTTAGATGGCTTTATTTTTTTATGACATGCTTGATTTTTAACTACCTTTGTCTCATAACAAAAATGTTTTATCATGGTATCAACGTGTATTATTAAAAGAGATAATAAAAAGAAAGTTGTTTCTGTCTCTACCAGATCAGGGGACAGGTCTATGTTGTTTGATAAAATAGCATCTATTCCTCTTATGGAGAACAGGGAACGGGCTACTACTGTTTTTAAAACCGTATTTTCTAATAAGTTCTTAAAGGCTTTTGGCGACTGGAGAAGGAATGTACCTGTTAATAAACAGGCCTACAATAAGGTGAAATCCAACATCGATCTTATTCCGGAAGCCTATAGGGAAAGGGTGCTGGATAAGGCTTCTAAGATGAGTAACCCTGTTCTTGTGTCAAAATCAGATGCACCTTATGAAATCCAAGAATCGGGCTTTGGATTCTACAGCCAAGATCTGGGTGATAATATTATGTTGGTGGATGCTATGGTTCCGTCAAGCATTTCCGTGCTGGAAGGACCTGGAATAGACGCCGGTCAGTATCTACAAGATGCTATATCTTCGGACTTCACTCCCGTATCTATGGTACAGGATAAGGATGCTAATTATATGGTTATAAAAGACGGTCTTAAGATATTTAGCCCAGAAGAGCTACTGGAGGCAGATCCTAATCCTGTGGGTGTAACGTATCAGACCGGAGAGCCTCGTTTGTTTTTTATGAACGATCGTAGTCAATTATTTGAAGATTACGGAGAAGCTCTTCGTTCTGGTGGGAATGATATTAGAATAGGATTCTTATCCGGCACCGTTCAAGAATCTACCGTGGATGGCGTGGCAGACATTACATACAAGGCTGGAAAGTATGTTCTTAATAATCCCAAGTCTTTTATACCGGTCATGACCGCGTCTGCTTCTACTTCTTTATCAACAAAAGGTGGTATAATTAACTACCTTATAAAGAAAGGTCTTTTGTCAGGATCTAAGATATTCGATCCTGAAACAAGAAGCTATTATCTTACAGGAGAGGGTCATACAGGACAAATTAGACTTTTCAATTCAGCCTTATCATACACCGAGCTCCGTAATCATTTTGGTTCCGATGTTTCCATGAACGACCAAGGTATGATAACCATAAGCTCGTTGGATAACAGTAAGGTAACTATGAGACTCGCCACCGGAGGAACGGAAAGGGTTAGCAAAGAGCAGATAAAGAACGATCTCAAGTCAGGAAGATACAATGAATTGGACGCCAAGTACGATCATTTTGATGCGCTTGTAGTTTCATTCATATTAGAAGACAACGATCTTTATGCTGATACTAAAGCTAAGATCGTATCGGATTATAGCCAAGAGGAACGTAATCAACGAAATTCTATTGTTGAGATACTGAAAACGCTGGGCGTTAGTGTCGTTGGCATGACCGATTATATAGAGAAGTACCAAACTAAATACGGACACGAACCTTCTGCTAAAGCATTGGCGGATATTGCCAATAACGTAATAGCAGTCGGTGAAGATGCTACTTTGTCTGACTTAGTAGAAGAAACAGCACACTTTCTCGTAGAGGCATACAGAGATCAGAATGCTGTTGAGGCTGTTCTGCAAGATGTAGAAGGTACGGAAGAGTGGAACCAGTATGCTGGTCAGTATTATAATACATACGGTAAAGTATATGAAGGAGCTGAGCTTGATAATGCTGTTAGGAGAGAAATTCTTGGAAAGATCCTCGCCAGGGAGATGCAGGCCGGCACAGCACAGGCGCCGGTAGAGCCCACCTCCTTCCTGGGGCGCGTCCGGCAGCTTCTCTCTGGAATCGTAAGCTGGCTTAAATCAGCTTTATCAACCCAAAGACAAGATTTGAATAACGTTATTAAAAGCATTCGTGATCTTGCCATTACTGACATAGATAAAGGATTTGACACTTCTCTGTTAAAGGATAATGACTTTACATTATACTCCCTTTCTTCTATGAACAAGAACAAGTTTCTTGAGTCTAAGATCAGATCGCTAAGAAAAACATTAAGAGACTTACGTCAGATAAGCTCTGATAGGGCTGTAACTACGTCTATGACCCTTGCTCAGCTTAAGACCATAGAAGATAAGATAAATAAAGTAGAGACCGAGATAGACAAGAATGAGATGGCGGCTGCCATGAACAGCATGATCTCCACAGCCGAAGCTCAGGTCAGATACTTAAGTAATGTGGTGAACACCATCCTTCATGGTGATACCAAAGACGGTAAGCTTCATTTCAATACCAATGATCGAAAGAATGTAGATATTATCAACAATCAGGTTCTTCCGATCATGAACGATCTCCGAGGATATATCCGTAACAGAAGTACCGAATTTGATGAACGTGAAAAGCAGGATTATACAAATAGGATCAATACCGTCATTGCCGACATCAATGGTATTCAGTCTGATATTAAATCAGTACAAGACCTTGATGAAAGTACGTTGCTTGATAAGTTAATGAACGAACTTCATGTGCCGGCAGATAAGGTAAAGAGAGTAAAAGAATTTTTCGACAAGGTTCAACACGATGTTTCTTGGATAAGTAGGTGGTTTGGTATATTAGAGCATTCTTCCAGCCCGTTCAATAACGCTCTTGGAGCTATGATTGCCAAAGACAATTACAATGCGATGGTGAATGCCCAGCCCGCCATATCCGACTTCCTGGCATATGCTAAAAAGCATGGTTTTAACAAATCTGAATTTGAAAAACTGCTTCAGAAAGTAGACGGCAAAACTTCTAATTACCTTCGTAGTGCTCTTGATATGGCTAAATACGATCGTAATAAGAAGCTGGCGCAGATGCGAGCGTTTGCGACTGCCATGAACATAGAGATATCAGAAGAAGAAATTGGTGATGTGGTTGACAATAACCGTAATTACGTATTTAAAAGAGAAGTAGTTGACAAGGACGGAAATACGGTTACTAAAAACGCTAAATTCAAACCATCGTCTGATAGAGTTAATACCGATATTTTTACCATCGAGCAGGAAAAGATCTATACGGAACAGATGGAAAAGTGGGATGCTGAAAATTCGGAACTGGAATTTAGCGAAAGTTATGCCACAAGAATGGAATCCATATACAAAAAGGCTGAAGAAGAATTAGGGCATCCAGTTTCTCAAACAACCAAAGAATATCTTAATGCTCTATCCAGGCAAAAACGGATATTGAGGCAGCCTTTTATTGATAGCGGTGGTAATTTTGATGAGGCCTCCTATTTTAAAAGCAGCAATTACGAAGAAGAAGGACTGCTTCGTAAACAACGTAAAGAAGCAGCTTCAGAATACATATATGTAGGAACCAGGAGAGTGGAAAAAACCGGCGACCAACTTAAGATGGCTAAAGAAATACAAGCTATAAATGAAGTTTGGAGAAAGGAATCAAATAATGTCACTAATGCCGTATCAGAATCGTTTTTGCAAAAATTAAGAACGATTCAGAGCGAGTCAGGAGGAGAAGCTGCGCTGAAGACACTTATGTTGGGAGGTCACCTGTCATTTAATGATCGGTTTTGGAATGATGTAGAATCGGAACAGTCGGCGCGTACCGAATCAAATAACAAGGCTTCGTATCTTAAAATGGCGCATGATATCATTAGTTCTACGACAAGTGATAGAGATGCGACTGACGTGGATTCGATTGTAAAAGATATAGAAAAAAATAAGGCCATTATCAAGGAAATAATTGGAAACAATCGCGATGTGGCTGATATCGGAGAGATTAACGAAGCGACATTTACCTCATCTGAAAGAGATGCTTTTAGGGCCGCATCTGAAGCTATTGAAGCCGATTACGCTATTTTGATAGATTATGCTAAGATGGTGGGTCTTGAAGATATTGATAAGTACCTTACTAAAAGCAGTAAGGCCGAAAACGAAGTAAATCAGTCTTATTTAAATGCTCTTGCTGACTCCAAGGAAGTGGAATGGAAGTTCGTACAACGTCATACTACGGCGAAGAAAGCAAAAAGGATTCAGGCTTTAAGGGATAAGCTGTTTAAGGCTGCTGATAACCGATATCTGTTTACCGTATCTGAAACCAACTACCTGTCAGAAAAGCTTGGTATAAGCAAAGAATTAGACGGTAGAGATTTCAGGAATGCTGTTAATGCTAAGATGGCCAGCTTGTTTTTAAATAATACAAGAGAAGAGGGCATAGAAGAGACCAATGCTATTGTTAATGAATTTGCCAGGAGCCAGGTCTTTTCGTACTATAAACGCATGGCGCCTACCGGATATGCGGCCATGATCGACAAAATAGGTCGAGGTGGGATAGATGTGGCGCAGATGGTTAAGGACGTACAAAACGGTACATCCACCCAAGATTATGGCATGGACATATCGTACTTGTCTTTCGACCCTGCAAGGGCATGGGTGGCTGAATCTGAAGCCGAAAATAGCGGCCGTAATCTTGATTATGTAAAAGATCATGGGTATGGTCATCGCATGCCTAAGAAAAGCCTGTATCGTGATGAATCGTATTTCAATGACTTTGGTATCAAGTATGATGCTGGCGGTAATGAAGTTGCTACTAAAAACGTAGAGCAGTGGAATATGATTCAAAAACTCAAGGAAATAAAAAGACAATCCCTTGATCTATACAAAGAGCAGAGCCCGAACCTGTATGCTATTCCACAGATATCAAAACAAGATATAGAACGTATGGAAGGATTGGGTATTAACTTCAAAAATACGGTTCGTAATTTTGTATCAGATCTGTGCCTGGACAGAGTAGATGATTCTCTATATGGTAAGACCAGGCAAGGGGAAGTATATGATCCGGAAGACAGACTTAGGTCTATACCCAAATACTACATATATGAATTGGAGAACCAAGATGATGTATCTCACGATTTTGGCTACTCTTATTCGATGCTTATGATGCAGTCATCGTTATACAACGAAAAGCAGAAGTCTATAGAGCTCGCTCAAGGACTGGAGCAGATGTTACTGAATAAACAATTTGAAGGTGGTAAAAAGGCTGAAGCAACCCAAGCATATCAGATGTTCAGGGACTTCTTCAACGATCATTATTATGGCATTAGGATGAACACCAAAAAACTTACGGTGAACATCGGAGGATATACGGTAGACCTTACCAGGATAATGATGGCCGTTGAAAGATTTATGTCGGTCATGAACTTGGCACTGTCTCCGTTTGTGGCAGCTACCGGCGCCCTTACCGGCCATATCAACCTCATCATGGAATCAGCCGTAGGACAGTATATAAGCAAAGACTCCCTTAAATACGCATCGGCTGAGTTTTCGCGCCTTGCGCCATCTTGTATAGCAGAAACCGGAGACATAGATAGGAAAAGCAAATTATATGTCATAGGTGAGAGAATGGGTATTTTCAACATACGAAACAGAATGTATGGTGCCGGATACAATAGAGTGGCCAGGACCTTAATGCGTTCGCCTATGTATGCTTTTATGGAAATCCTGAACTACCCTCTTGATCCGCAGGTTATGATTGCTACTATGGACAATGTTCGTTATTACAAAGGCCGGTTCTACACGTTCCAAGATTTCAAGATGGAAAAAGAACGTAATAAAGAACAGAGTACCATAAAAAGAGAATGGAATGCATTAAAAGATCGTACTTTATGGAGTATGGTAGACGTCGTGGATGGGAAGGTGGTTGTAAAGCCCGGATCAGGTGTTACTGTTGAGGAAGTTGAAACCCAGATGGCTATAACCAGGAATCAAGTCCGTAGCTTGTCGCAGATATGTAACGGATCTTTGAATGAAGAAAACCGAACTGCCGCATCGCGCAACTGGATAGCCAGGTTCATGACCGCCCACCGAGGATGGTTGGTGCTGGCGGCTCAACGTCTGTGGAAAAGGCGTGGCTTCAATTTCCAAACAATGCAAGAAGAGGAGGGACTGTCAATTACGTTAAAGAATATGATAGCCAAAACATTTAGCTTAGCTTCCGAGTCTGGTATGAAAAACATCATAGATGCCTGGAACGAAAATAAAGACAATATGAATGAGGTAGAGAAAACCAATCTAAAACGTCTCAGTGTCTATGCCGGCACGTTCCTTATTATGCAAGCCGTATCTATGCTTCTTGCCGGGTGGCGTGATGATGATGAAAACGAGGAAAGTTGGCTTACTCAATTCGGATCCTACGTCGGATTCAGAACCATAAACGAAATAGCTTCACAGATGCCATTTATTATGGAGCTTAACGTGGTTGATATCATTAACGACCCATTTGTTATGGGACGGAAACTTAAGGATCTTACCGATCTTAGGAATTATTCACTTGATAAAGTAACATCTGGTACATACAAGGGAGAGTCTAAGTTATTTAGGCAGCTCGCCAAACAGACGTTTATCAAACAATGGTATAACATCAAGACACCAGAAGACGTGGCACGCGCCTATAATTGGTGGCAGCAGACGAACAATAAGTCAATGATGTTCTTTATCGGCGCCACTCCTGATTCGGAAGGAGATGATGATGTTAGCTACAAATAGACGAAGAATATTGGGCTTGCATTGTTTTGATATGACCCCAATATACTATCTTAGCATTGTCAAAGAGTAGATTGTACGTTTTTGTTCTTACTTGAAAGGTTATGTAGGTTTATTTTTTCTGAAATTGTTTTCTTACCGGTTCTCAGTCAGAGATGATAGGGAACCGGTTTCTTTTATGTTGTCAATTATTGCTATCTTGCAAACAAAAATCATGAGACGAAGATTTCAAATAGGGATGGGGGGTAAATCCCTCGCTTATAATCAATAAAGGCATATACATCCAACATGTAGATGGAGGATTATATACAAAAGAAAATTGGTCTAATAAAGGATATTCCAATGATCTATGCAATGGAATAGCCCTTGTAGATAAAGTGTGTTTTGTTATAGCCACCGAATATATTGGCACATTTCGTTGGGGTAAGGATGGAGAAATAGACAATATATTTGCACAAGATAGTTCTCATATTGGAACTATTAAAAAGGATTATTGGGGGCGTGAAAATCAGAATGCGTATCTTGAATATGATACCAGTAATACAGATTACGCTTTTAATAAAGCTAATGGCTATTTATTTAAAAATGGTCAAAATGGATATGTAGGTGGCGCCGGAGAGTTTTTTTTGATATCATTGTATGCGAATGAAATAAACGAATGCCTTTTAATGGTAGGAGGTACGATAATGAGTAATAGAATGTGGACATCCACTCGAAATACAAAATTTACCTATTCGTGGTATTATGATATAAACATCCAAGGAGATCATTTGGATACAGGTTCAAGGGGTAGTTCACATTATGTCCGCCCCTTTACCGAATTAATTTTATGAAATTATGAGAAGAAGATTTGAAAATAACGCTAAACTATATGAGTATAAAATAGTTAGCAATTGTATAGGGGGGCAATCGTAGAAGGAAAGAAAGTAGGCACCATTCCACAGGGCGGGCAATTTATCTTTCTGTCTAAAAAAGAACGGCTGGATTCCATAAGTGTCCAAGGCGGTGTTCCAATGGAAGATAGGCAAGAGATCGATAGTCAGGTTGATACGACAGAGGAATTGCTTGAACAGGATTCGGTGGTTCTTGCTATTGCTTTACAAACCTCTCCTTATTATGGATTTAGAGTAAGTGTGATAGCACCTGATGAGTTTACGCTAAGAACAACCAATAGGATTTATAGAACCTTTTTAATAACAAGCTTTACTCCACCTGCTGCTATATACGGTGTAAACTTTGGTGATCCTATTGTCCTTAATTATGATGGTTACCAATATGAGATGCCAGATCTTGTAATTGATGGACCTCATGATAGAATAGTTAGGGCAGATCCTAATCTTACTTGGGCTATAAAATGTACAGATGCCGACTTTACACCTTTGCCATATCCAAAATCATGGTCTGGCCAAGGTTTAAATTCTATGTTCTTATCAGAAATGAAGCGTCTCACTCCTGGTGATCATCATGTATCATATACGGCTTATATTAATTTGGACTTGATAGATGATGGCGGAAGTAAAATTCATACTGAATACCTAATATTAGAAAAAACACTTAATTTTACGATATGACAACAATCCCCAACCGTACACCTATTGTATGGCTGGGGATTGTTATAATTACCATCTTTTCTTGCAACAAAATACTAAGGTTTCATATGTTTGTATCCAAGAATCCCGCTTGCTTTAGCTATGGGAATATGTCAATTCCCCATTGGTTGATTTCCTTTCAACTATTCTAAGAGGAATATTAAACAAGTTCCTAAGCATTAATTTCATGACCTGTCCTATCTGTTAAAACCAAACCAACATCTTCTATAACGTATCCTACTACAGGAGCCTTATCAAATTCCTCCTTCGTAGCCCAAGTAGCATTATCAGGCATCAGATCCTTAAATGCATCCGAAACATCACCTTGGCACCAGCAGTTATTTGATGCAACAATACCCTTCCCTTCGATATTGATATACATTTTTTTCTTCCACCACATCCAAGGCTATTCCATCCTCTTGGCACGTTTTCCACCATAGGCTTAAGCACCCAGCTTTCACCGTCTATCCTAACCCGTCCAGGATCGTCTTTGTGCTTGTCGTACATATTTTGCCAAAAAGAGCATTCGTAGCACCATCCCATGTCTTCCATGACAGTTCTTATCTCACACCTTTCAAATCCATCTGCATCTATCGTGTGCGGAGAATGAGGCTGGTGAGGGGTGCCACATTTTGGACATACGAGTTTTAAATTCTTTTTCATATTATTTAATTTTTACGATCTTAATAGAATCTCCGATGTTGTATTCCCCTTGGTGTCCAACGAATTTTATGATTCTATTATGTTTAAATATTGAAATTCTTTCGTCTTCAGCATAATACATCACACGTCCACCCTGTAAAGGACGTAGATCATATATAACCCATCCGTCATTAACCTGATGATTATTTGAACATGATGATAATACTAATGTCATCAATAAAATAAAATACTTTATATTATTTTCAGCATAAAAATTTGTAACCTGGTTTTACAGCTTCCGCTTCTTCTCTCGTATCAAACATTAAGGTAGTGGCAGCTCCTATTCCTTCACAAACGTAAGACACTTTCACCCACCACCTAAAAATCCCAGAGCCGTAATCATCATAGTACGGCTCAGAAAGAATCTCCTCTACATACCCATCCAAATAATTCATGATCGCTCCTCCTTGTTTTTAGATTCTGCTTCTTCGAGTATGCTGATCACCTTGTCAACAATATCCGAATCAGACATTTTCTCAATAAAAACATCCATTGCCTTAGTTATGTCATTGGCTTCTTTTTCTTCAAGAGCTATTTCTCCACCGGTAATAGCATCAGATAATGATGTAGATAAGTGTCTTATCTTATCAATGCTCATAAACGTAAATGGATTACCACCCCATCCACCACCCATTTCTTTCATGATCTGATATCCACCTGAAATAAGTCTGCCTGATGTCGTGGCCAAGGAGGATACGATTAGGGACAGTACCGCCGCTTCCGTCCGCTCCTCGGACACACCCCTCGACCACACGGCTGCCCTTATAGCGCCGGCCAGATCGTCTATGTATGGCATGAGGCAATCTTCCATCGCTTGTGTTATATCAGCTATAACCTCACTACGCTCTTTATTTATGTAGTAGATAGAAGCATTGTACTTCTTTATCTCTTTGTCCATGTCATTTAAAAGACGCTTGATATTGTGCTTATACATAGGACTGGTTCTAATTACTTCCTTTAGCTTAAGAATGTAATTATAAGCCTGGTCGTTTACGAACAACGTCATGATCTCAACCGTTGAATGAAGCGTGTTGAGACTGTTAAGAATCTTATCGAAATTGTTTATCAAATAAGCTTTTCTGGCTTTTGCTACATAGTTAATCATCGCATTCGAATTTTAGATTTTCAAGTTCATTCAATTGTTTCTTAATAGATTCGATCAGGTGCGCTCTCCGTTCCTCTGCATGTTTTAGAGCTTCTTCTTTGCTCTCAAAAGCATCCCTTCCTATTTCATAAGGAGTGAACCTATCAGGAATGTCAGCTAACAAAAGACCACCATACTCTTCTATTTTAGCTTTTACTTTTCTTATTATACCGTCTCTCAGGCACGCATCCGTAACCCATATAAATCTATCACATTCTTCTAATTCCCTTTCGTACAATTCATACCATTCCGGCTTAGGGAATCTTAATGTGAATCTAATTTCGGTATCTTTCTCTAAGACATTAATATCATACGCCTCCGGCCACAGTTCTTTTATGCTGTCTTCATCTTCAGCATACGCCACCAATACAAATGAATTACTGGATTCTGCGCTACACCAATACGGGTATTTTATAGGCCATTTGACTGGACGGTAATCATTGTCACAGTCATCCTTTCTAATGTGGAATCTTGCTCTGATCATATTATTCTACTTTTTTGATTTCGCTCAAATCGTCTTCATACACCAAATAAGATCCTCTTCCAGGTCTTCCTTCTTTATTGGGTGCCTGGATCGTAAATATAACTGTTCCAGTACTCATGATTTGAACGCTCTTGAAGAAACCAACAAGAGATTCTTTCGAACGTTTGTAAAGAACGCTCACTTTATCTCCCTTCTTGAATCCATAAACAGAATCGAAATAATCCTTTTTAATTCTTTCAATATTACTTCTGTGTTTGTCCATTGCTTCAAACTCGTCGTCTAACAGACGAATCATTTGTTCTTTTGTCATTCCTTTTCCTCCTTATTCAATGGTATTAATCCTTTTCCGTGCTTATCATACCACAGCATAGCTATACAATTCCACGCACATTGTGCAAGATGAAAACACCCTGTATCTGAGTCTATTCTTTCTCCTTTCATGTATTCCATTAGGTGTCGAAATATTGCAGCACGATACCGTTCAATGCCATTGTCAAGATTCTGCCAAGTATTAGGACCGTACTTTTTGGCTCCGGCATGATAGACTTTTACAATGTCCTCAATCTCTTCCATTGGAAGCAAATCCCATCGTAGTTTATCATCAATGATGTCATTTTTCACCGATTTGTTTTCTATGGGGTCTTTGGTAAGAATAATATCCATAATATCCGTTTCTATGACGAACGTCTCCCCATTGCAACAAACCTCAGCATATTTATCATTTACTTCTATGTCTGATACTGCCTCCGCTATAGCTCCTTTGACGATTTTAAATTCGGCACTGATTATATCATCTTTTAATATGCGAAAAATAGATCCTTTTGGATAAAGGATATTTTTAGTATTATCATCCATCTCTTCCATTGCTTTATCGTTGTTTTACCTCATTTCGATAGTAATATAATCCATCTTCGTCTTATACCCTATCATTTCTGTTTTTCTCAAAATACTGTCTTACGGCTTCAATCGCCTTATCGTCATCAAAAGCCTCTACAAACCCCTCATAGAATCTATTTCGCTCCATAGAGAACGTATTGCTTCCATCCGGAATGGTTCTGAACACAACTACCTTCTCTCCATCTACGTTCGTTCCTATGATGTTGTTATGGAGAATAATAGAATACCGCCCAGAGTTTTTGTTCTGGACGACACTATGTTCGAGATTGTAGAGTCTAAGTAGTTCTCTTATTTCTTTTACTCCCATATTATTTTACGTTTTTAGAAGTTACAGCCTCTTCTCCCCATTTCTTTACATATATAGATCTCATCATGTTCATTAAATTAGAGAAAGAAGAGATGGTTCCCATTTCTATACAAAATGCAAGATTAGATTGAAGCATTTCAAGTTCTTTTAACTGCTCTTGAGTTGCTCTGTTATCTAAAACATATTTATGTTTATTGAATACAATCCAGTTTAACTTATCAGCCATTTCAATATAATCAACATCTTCAAATTTTGATACAGACCTTGAAAGAGTATTGTATTTATCCCCTATCTCTATTCTATCCAAAATAAGTTTATCATTTAACCATCCAGTAACTTCTGCATACAGCATAGGATTTAATTCTATAGCGACTAATACCCATATGTAGGGATCACACATAACATTTCTGTTTGTTCCTCTTCCTGTAGTCTTATAGGCATTATACCACTTCATTACTTTTATCAAAGAGTTGTTTTCCACTATATCCATAAACTCTTTCAAGGTTTCACTTTTTATGTATTTCTGTTTTTTAAGAATATAAAATATCCTTTCTGCACTCTCCTTGTTCGAAAGAATATTTTCTATTCTCTTATCATTCCACCCCATCTCCACTCTTTTTCTTGTATATGCCTCTTGTAATCCAGTTAATGACATAAAGGAAGTTTTAATGTCCTGTCTGATTACCACTCCATACAATAACCTGTCTTTAGAAATCATAACTTTTAAATTATTTAATAAAATAAGCTTGTATTAAAATTACACGACGTAAAAATATAGATTGTGTAACTTTAATACAAGCGTATTGTGTTAAATTTTACTTATAGTGTTTTTATAGACTCACATTATTCCTTCTAAATTTACTTTTATAGAACCATTTATGGTTTTAATGCTCCCATCTATGGTTGAAATCACATCATCTATATCATTTATAATGCCTTCCATGTCATCAACCACCTCCTCCATATCAGTTACAGCCCGATCTGATTCCCAATATCTTTCTGAGTCTTGTAACGATTCCGGTATATTATCTCTCGCCTCCGTCTCTTCATCTAAAATCATATCAATATCATCTTTGGCTGAATTTATGTTGTGCTTTAACTCCGATAACTTTGATTTGATGTATTCAAAATCCGTTTTATACTTATTTACATTGTTAATAACATCCGATATTTTTTTTCTTCTCTTGTTGTTCATACCTTTATCCTATTATAATATTCGATAATCTTTTCTTTTCTATCTCCCGGTTTTACTGCCATATTCTCAGCCAAGAACCTAAAATACGACACCGGTATGTCCTTGAATCTAATTCCTTCATATTTTCCAAACCACATTATTATACTGTCAAGATCGTCTTCTCTCCTACCATCTCCATTCACAGATTTAAGCGAGGCTGCCCGACGAAGGATCTCGTCTTTGGTAATAATATCACCCATCCTTATATTGGACAGAAGTTGATCGCCGGCAAACATACACCAGCCCTTAGAAGGAAATTGTTCGATCGTTAAATCTTCTATCCGGCCGAAACGCCTCATGTTGTCGCAGCAGTCAATAATTAGCGCCTCTTTCTTGTCAGGATGAATACGAACGCACCTGCCGAGCACCTGGTAATATGTTGAATATGAGAATGTTGGACGCCCAAACATCACACAATCAAGTTCGGGAAAATCAAATCCAGTAGCAAGCGTTGAATAATTAAAAACCACCTTCAACTTGCCTTCTTTGAAATCTGATATGATTTGCTCTCTTTTCTTTTTGGTTGTTAGCGATGTTACGACACCAGTTATGGCTCCCATCCTGGCATTCATAAACTCTGATATTCTATTACATGATTCGATAGAATCCATACAGACCAAAATGGCTTTACGTTCGTTCATAAGTTGAAGAAGGCGCTTGTAGATAGAGTTGTTTAAGCCATTTCTTACAATACTTTCTTTAATAGATTCGTTGGTGTATTCAGCCCCGGTGCTGTTTAACATCAGAGCCGATTCATCAAACGACCATCGTTCGTACTTAAGTGGACACCAAAAACCTTGAGAAGTTAGCTCTTGTATTTGTATTACATGAACTATTTTCTTGAAGAAGTTATGTTCGTCTTTCGTCAGCATATTGAGTTTGCTGTAGTTTCCTTCCAGCATGGAATTGTAGGCCCTGAGTCGGCAGGGAGTGGCAGTGAAGCCCAGCACCTTCGCCTCGGGAAACTCGCTCATAAACTCCATAAATTCAGAACCTTCCTCAGGGGAATACCCCGAGTGGCATTCGTCCACCAGTAAGGTGTCTATCCCTATATCTTTCAACCTTGCTACGTCTTTCTTTATGCTTTTAAGTGTAGCATAAGTCATAGCCGATAATTCCTTTACGCCACATGAGGCAGAGTATATGGTAGGTTTAGCTCCAAATGATATGGCTTTCGCATAATTCTGTTCCAGAATCTCTTTTGATGGCTGCAATACTAACGTCGGTCTATTTATCTCATGCGCTATCTTGGATATCAGAAGGCTCTTACCTGCTCCGCATGGGGCTACTATTATGCCAGGCTTTTTAGATCTCCCTGTAAGAAACTTAAGCCCGGTATCTACTGCTTCTTTTTGGTAAGGTCTAAGTTCAAAGCCCATCGCAATCGATTTTACTGTTTTCTGAAAGTTCTATTATCGCCTCTTTTAACATCTCTCTTGCCTTATTCTCATTATCTTCAAGCAAGCATACACTGCACGATATGCCCATACGATCGCCATAAGCCTCGGCATTACCTAATGTGAATGCGCAGCAGTAATCATAATCCATGTTTTTTGCTACGGCAATAAACTGATTATCTTCTATCAGTACAGCATATTCAGCATCAGTTTCACACATGATAATGGCTTTATCTTTTTTTATAGACAATACCTTGTCTCTGAAAAGTCCGTTATAAATCCATAGTTCCTTTCCTGCATTTTTATAAAACGCAGTCATATCTTCCTTGATTGTAACTTCTTTTTTCATGACTTACTTGTGTTTAACATTAGTAATTAAAACATATCTTTTGACAATATCTTCAAGCTCCATAGAAAATAACAAACTTGGGCTTTTTTTCGTACTCGTACAGAGCGTACCCTTCCTTTATGTCTAATATCTTAATCACATGCTTGCCTCTTTCAAATGGATCCATGAAGTAGCCTTCGTATTCGTATCTTTGACCTACTTTTATTTTGTCGGTTTTCTTCTTCATCTTATACCGATCTATCGCCCTGCTTATTTTTATAAGAGTCGTTACAAACAGGTATGATAATAAAAAGACTGCCGCTCCTGTTATCAATGCTTCTTTCATAATGCGTTTTTCTATTGTTTTAATGTTATTTCAGATATTGCACTTCTTTTAAGTAGTTAAACCATATATCCTCCAGTCTTTCCTGAAGCTCAAACGCTTTCTTGAAATTCCCGCATCTTACAGCAACGTCTCTCATGTATTCTACGTTTATAACTTCCGGATCTTGCCGGTATTTCGTTCTTAACTTTTGAACATCCTCGTATTTCATCGTTTTATCTTTTTAGACGGATCCCAATCTGAAGAGAAAGGGCATTCGTTTTTGTTATGTAATCCAAAGTCACAATAATAACACAGCGCCGACGGGCAGGGTAGCTTGTTTTGCGAAACAGGCTGGCTTAGGGTGGCGCGCCGCTTGCTATACCTGGTTCCTTCTGCTCCCTGGATGTATGCTTGAAATGCTTTTACACTATTATCTTCAAAATCATACATTTTAGACAAAGTGTCATTTAGCATCTCTATAGATTTTGTTTTACGTTCCTCATCTACCTTAACCTTTTGGTACTGTCTGGTCCTGGTAAAGAAATAGATGTTCATATCTGGCAGAACTCCGCCATATCTTCTATAGATGTAAAATGAATATATAGGATGCTGTAAATTTGTTTCCAACTTCTTAGAGTCAAAAACCTTATTACCGGATTTCCAATCTATGACATAATGGTGAACTACGTTCTTGCTTTTTATAGCCAGATGAAGGTCTACCGATCCTACTATGTACACATGAGTATGAACGGTCCCATTTATATCAACAGGCTTAGGAAGACGGTACGGCAGCACAAAATCTTCTTCGACTCCAACTATGGCGCCGTGTCTGATAAGTTTCTCGCAGGGATTAAGATCACTATCAGCTATCATAAACCTATTGCCGTCTTTTTTGAACAGATCCACAATCCAAGCAAGAAGTTCCCCAGATTGCTTCATGGCCATCATCATATTTTCCGGTGATTGCCAAGGTATGTCCTCCTGGTAAGCATAGTAACTTATCGCTTCTCCAAGGTCTTTACCAGAAGGCTGTCTTCCGTTCTTAAAAAAGTATTCCAGTGTCTTATGGATAACCGTACCATAAGACGTAGCTTCTTGTTTTTCCGTAGACCTTTTGCCCTCTACGTAAGTCTTATACCATTTCATTGGACAGGTAAGAAACGTATCTATCTGGGAATAAGATATGGCAAGACGTTTCACACCATTAAACTCCTTATATAGCAAATGCGTTTCCGGGACCATCATAAGTCATTGTCTTTAAATCCTTCCGGGTAATATACGACATACTTCTTACCGTCTTCTGGTGTCATGGCAAACTGCATGTAGTTATTACGATTACGATGCTTGCCATCTAATCCTCGCTTCCAATACAGGATGCCGTCTATATCCACATAAGACCGTCCGCGTTCGGCTCTAACTACGTCCGTGTGTAGCAGATACCCGTCGGAAGACACAATCCATACTTTATCCCCTTTGTTTAAATAAGATATTCTTTTTCTTACAACAACCTTTTTCTTATTATCCAATACAAATTCCTCATCAGTCATACTCTTCATCCTCCTCTTCTTCTGTTTCAAAATCAATTCCATATCCCATATTCTATTAAATATATTTAAAGCTATTCGTATGTTTTAATACATCCCCTCGGAGACCTTTCGGTCTCCTTGGTAGATGTAAATCCCGTTAGGGATAAGTCAGGATTTCT